ACAGAATTGCTATTGACAGAATTATTATTGACAGAATTGTATGATTCTCCCGAAAGAAGCGAGTCTTGTAAAACCCAGGATCTCGGCGAAAACAATCCATTTATTTGCAACCGCTTATATGCTGTTTCAAGTAAATATGGCGGAACCTCAACAGTCCTAGCCAGATCTGAAAGTCTTGAGTTAGAACCTCGAAGATAAGCCAGTATCATGGCAACTCCAAGTCCTCCATCCCTATCATCTGGAGACGATGCTGGTCCGCACCAATCAAGACCGCAGACTGTATTGACTATCCGTTCGTAGGTTTGATTCATTTTTATCTTCCTCATTCTATGCCTATCGAACTATTAGGCGTTTAGGCTTATACCTTCACGCAACTATTTCCATATACCCGATGTCTAACATACATGCGTTGGCATACAGCTTGTTTGATTCTTTTACATGTTGCCCCATACTCTTGCCAGGAAAACTAAAGAAGTGCATTTGTAAATCACTTAGCGATTCAACTAACTCTCTGAGCATCGAATTACCAACTGAACTTCCGTCATTTTCTTCATCTAATATTCCGTAGGGAGGTAGTCTTGTAATTAGAATATTTGTTTCCTTGGGAACCATATCTAATGAACCTTGATATGCTTTTTCACTCAATGATATAAATGATTTTTGATTTTGAACAATGTTCTTATTCGACATTGTAATCCAAGGAGTAGCATGCACAATCATTCCGTCTATAGTTGTTGTTTCGTCTCTCAAATAGATACCATTGAAATGATGTCCTATAGAAGGTTCTAACATAGAAACGGCAATATCAGATTGACCAGGCGATATTACTTTTTGCTTTGCAGGAATGGTTTTCAACCATGGATTAAATGAATGTTCCATCCATTGTTGCTGATTGATTAATCCCGGCATTCCATCATTAGTAGGCGGGCAAAAATTACCGCAATGAATAAATAAGTCAAACTCATCTGTTATGAGAGGTAAGTGGCCATATGTATCGCTAGTTAGCGCAACTCGCATTTGGTTTCTCTGTTGCAGACGCTAACACTAACGCTATCGTTAATCTGGTGTTACAAGCTTCATATTGTTGATAGCGGAAGATTCCGCAGCATTAGGAACAACTAATTCCTGCTGCTGTTGTTTCTTTTGCATCTCTTCCATAGCCGCCTGCTGCTGACGTTGTATTTCAGCATCAAGAGCCTTGACGCCTTCTTCGTAGTTTGCCAATGCCTCGCCAGGAGTATTTGCATCAATGGAGAATCTAGCATCAGATGGAATGCCTGACATCCCCATTGGACCAGGAACAGCGTTGACAACTGATACAACGCCAACATAACGAACTCTCGGCTCGCCGGTAGCTTTAGCTTCCAATTCTGTCATCTGTGCTCCATCGTCGTTGCACAAGGTCATTTCTTCGATTCGTTCCCCTCGGGTTCCCGCAAAATTTCGAAGGCTGCGGAGATAACTAACTGCTGTTTCAGGTGCTTGAACGGACATGTGTTTCCTCTCTATATGTCTATATTGGTTCGTCTTGAGTATCGGCTAAAAATTATTATCTTCTATTGTATTCACGCTAAAAGCATTGACCTTCTTCTAATATTTCATCATCGTAGTCTTCATCAATAGAAAATACCTCCTCTGGCACTTGTGCAACCGGAGAAGGCATTAGATGATACTGAATTCCTTTAGGTTTCTTTTTGCTGTCATATAAGATCTGGCAATCATTAAACAAATGTTCCATCGTGATTGAATCATTTGCATCAACAATAAAGCTACATTCTTTACGAGACATTTGGACGTAGTTTATTACCGCATGTATATCTTCAAACTTAACGATATCTGTTGCTTCATGCGGGAAATTTTCTTGAATCTTTGTCCTTCGTCTAGGCATAACATATTCTCCTCATTCTTACCAGGGCCTATATATTATACATCGGAAATGTGAGAAGCCATCACTGAACGATACACGCATTTAGACAAATTTTGCGAGGAAGAAAACTTCTTTTAAACCAGATTTTGCGCCTTCAGCCTCTTTTCTAGCTGAATGAAACCTATATCCACCCATTATTATCTCAAAATCTCCTAATGAAGAAAAATCATCCCAAATCTCAGGATACTTAGAAGCATCTTTGAAATAGTTAGTATTCTGAGCAAACTCTGGATGCATAATATTGAAAACGCTGGGATGATTGGCGTTTAGTTTACCCTGCCTAGGTAAAGAGATAAAAACACCCCTCTTACAAGTTTTTCTAATCTGAGATAAAACCGATTCAGCATCCCACATATGTTCTAATGAATGAGACGAGTAAGCAACGTCAAAGCATTCGTGCCCGAATTTATCTCCAAGATCATGAGCGTCAATTGGAAGAACGAGCTTATTATTATTGTCTGAAATATCAATACCTATTGCATCATGGCCTCGGTTAATGAAGGACATAACTTCAGAATCATCGCGAGCGCCAATACAGACAATATTTAATACCAGGCCAAACGCATCTGAAATATTAAAAATATCTTCAATTCTCTTAGGTTCAAGAGATTTTGTTATACGAGATTTATTACCAGAATGCTCGCTCTTTTGCGCAGCAAGATAATCTTCATACGGTACTTCAAGTCTCTTCATTTTGCTTACGCCTAATTTCTCCAATACGATCATTGGAGTTCAGAACCTCTCGCAGCAAGGCTGGCTCGTACCCTAGATGGCTGGCGGCCTCTACTAGGGCAGAAACATCTTTTGGAAAGCAGTTATGACTTACAATTCCTGTTCCCTGTTCAATCCAAAACAAATCATCATTCATTGGATTATCATCTTTACTTTCAAGATGAAGATTATACACTTTGTCGTTGAATCGTTCTTTTGATATGTTTGTTATTTTCACGGTATTCATATGCTTACTCCTAACTTGATAAGATCTTTTTTGAATAATACTCGAATTTCAATATTCGGATTATGTTGTTTTATAGCAGAGAATTTTGTTTCATCATAAAAATATTCAGCTTTTACATCTGCGTAACATTTCCATTTATCTATCCAGAAATCAGGATAGTAGTTTTTGTTTATTCCATTTTTGATATAAGGTATCCGCCCTTTGTGGCATTTGAAACTCAGGTTATTTGTGTCTAACCAATTTATAAATGCTAATTCCCATGTTCCTTGTACCTTGTATGTCTCTCCATTTGAATGCTTGTAATCATACCATTTACACTGACCTACTCTAACTCCGTCGAACTTTCCATTTGCCCAAGCATCTGCCGTATTCTTGGCTATCCTTTTTCTAAGTTCAGGGTCGTTGCGCATTCTTTCTTTTCTGGTGTTAGACATTTTCTTTCTAACATCAAGACGTTTCATACCGTTCTTGTTGCCAGCATTTATCTTTCTTTGTTTCGAAGTCTTAGATATTTGCTTTGCTAACTCAGGGTTTTTCTGCCTCATGATCTTGAGAGATTCAGACATTTTATTTCTATATTCTGGTTGCTTGTTTCTTAAAGATTGCCAGCATCGTTTGCAGTAATCTTTATCGCAAAGAGGATTCTCTTTCATCTTTTCATGACTGCGCCTGAGTCTGGAGTAGATTACACCACAATCATCACAAGAAAATTCTATTTTAGAGTAAGGTTTTATCTTCTCCATCATCGGAGACAGTTGCATGGTTTTCTCCTTCTGCCGCAAAGTGCTTACCCTTTTTAGTACAGAAAAATTCATCTGACTCCTTTATCTCTTTAGCTTGAATTACCTGTATTTCTCCATTTCGCAAAACTGGTATAAAATGTTCAGGAGTACATTTGAACTCTCCAGCGTCAGTTTTAAACACATAAAGTTCACCGTTGTAGTCTCTACAGGTCACTTCTAATATTTTTTTATCATCTAAATTCATTTCGGAATTTACTGATTCAATTACAGGCGAAAAGTATATATTTTGAGATTTCAAATTTTCTTGTATTTCATACAGCTTATCAATACGATAATTCCCATAAGATGCGGGAATATCGCCTACCACGTTTACTAGAGCATCCCCAGTAACACACTTGCCCCCAAACGGCTTTTCGCTCTCAGAAAAGACAGCCGTATGCATAGGATTAATGCGGGGATCAAGAAGCCACGCCTCTCTCAGCTTGTAATAATCAACACCTAGCTTCTTGCAAATCTGGTCAATTTCATAACAGAACGTAACCTTCATTGCATAAAAAGTGTTTTCTACATACTTTGAAAGCTCAGCAGTCAAAGTATCGGTTTGATGGTATACCTTTGTCGGTCCAACTACCTTGATAAAGAATTCGACACATGCCTCGGTGTCAATGCCGTCTCCGCCGAATGCGAACCAAGGCGTTTCCTTGACATCGGTATGAAATTTGTATTCAGTCCAATACTTTGATTCGCCGCAATACTCAGGAGAAAATACAATTCGTTTGCCAGTCTCCTCCTTGAGCTTATTAGTAGTCCCAGGCTCGACTGTGGACTTGATAAGGAATAATGGCGCATCAATGGATCGCAAAGCCTCTTCAACCAATGACGTATCGCAGAAGCCCTTCTCGTCCTTCGGTGTTGGAAGAGATATAACAACTAGATCGCATCCGTTTGCTTCAGCATAATTGTTAGTTTGAATTCTTGATAAACCTTCTGCATTAGTAATTTTGCTATCTGCTGATGAGCCAGAAAATTTAGTATCTACAATGACCAAATTATAATGATCTCCGAAGAACTCATCCATTGCCTTCCCAACGTAACCGTGACCGATAATAGCTATTTTCTTACTCATTGTATTTTCCTAAATAAGTTCCATTATACCAAACTTGTATTTTTTCCTATTAGAAACATTTATTATTTTACCTGAGAACCATTTATTTTCTACGGCTTCATTGAACGCTTTCATGCATCCTTCGTAATGTAAATCATCTACTAAAATTACGCCATTGCTAGACAGTATTCCCCTGTCTCTAATAAGCCTATATTCTTCTAATCTAAATTTGTAACTTTTCGATCCATCTTGAAATATCAATCCATATGAATCTTTACACTCTTTTAGAAAATCTATTGTTGAAGCTGTTATGCATTGGTTATTTTCAGTCGGTTCAGCCTTGAGAAATTTATCAGATATATCTACATGGGTGCTGCGTACCTGCATATTTTTACAGATTTCGCAAAACAAGCCTTTTCTATATCCTAGTTCTAAAAATGAATTTGTATCCACAAGGTAGCTATAGACCAATCGGACATAACTGTTCTTCTCAAGTAGCGGATCTGCCTTAGTCGGAAAATCTCGTATTAGTTGTTCTATATTTTCAGGTATATTAACCATTCTTAGTAGCCTCTACATAAAGGGAGCATTCTTTATATCTATCAAAATCGCAGTTTCTAAATTCTTTAGAACACTTATTGTATGACATGATAGAGATCTTACTAAATCCTGCTTTGCGAAGATAATGGGTCATTACTTCTTCGTTGAAAGCAACGACATGACCGCCTTCTAATCGTCTAGTTTTTGTTTCGTCATTTACGTTATAACTAAAAAACCAAGATGATAAATAACTCAAAGGTATATTGGGTAGGAAAGACATTTTTGTAGGATTTCGTTTCGACTTGAGATACTTGAAATCTTTATTGACATAAGCTTTTATAGCTATATCTATATCAGGAACAACTAGACGGACTCTCTTGCCAGGAGCAAGCGCTCTGTGAATCTCTTTGAAAACAAAAGGGATTGTCTCTGGAAAGATATGTTCCATAGTATGAGAAGAGTATATTGCATCAACAGAATTATCTTCAAAAGGTAAGGGCTCCTTCATAATGTTCATAACTATATCGCAACCTCCCCTAACATCAATTATGGTCCAATCATCAAAGTTCTTACCGTGATTTTTTCTTCCTTTTTGACCGCCAATGTTTATCTTTACTGCCATTTTATCATTCCTCTAATATTGTCCGCAGCAACCCTGAGAGACAAATTTTTCCTATAGTAGGAAAAAGGTTCAAACATGCTGCTATTATCGACCATCCGTCTTATTTTATTTACAAACTGATCAGCAGACGAAAATTCGCCTGTTTCTTGAGTTATATATTTTTCTTTCCAAAATGTAGTCTGATCGGATATCAGCAATGGGCAATTGCACGCTATTGATTCAGGTATTACTCTTGGGCATGAATCAAATTTACCTTTACACCATACAATAGAAAACCTAGCCTGCGAATAATAATTGGGTAGCTTATGCCTGGGCTTCCATCCTTTGAATTTTATATGCGGATATTTTACTCGCATCTTCTTATCTGATATTCCCACTTGAAGAAGCTTGAGGTCTTTAGGGAAATTAGACAGAACAAAATCATGTCCTTTTATACCTTTTGCATGAGTATTTGCGCAAAAGATAGCATCATACGATCTCTCTCTATCTACAGGCTTGAAGATATTATCTGCTGCTGGCTTAACAAATAACTCTACTCTATATTTTGGGTTACTTGCAGATACCACCTTATGCTGTTCAGGAGAATCTACTAATACAAGATCGTAATCTTTGAATGAAGACTGAGGATTGAATCGTCTACCAGCACCATAATAAACTTTATACGCATTAGGAAACCGTTTTAAGACATGATCATATTGAGCAAAGCCGCCGCGACATATTATTACATCTGGCGTAAAATTGCTTTTGTATCTGGTGAAATCTGGAATCCATAACTCAGTAAAATTCGGTCTGTATTGAACTTTTCTTTTATCTCCCCAATACCAAATTTGACATTCGCCATCTCTTGCTATCTCCCCCGCCAACTGAGTCCATACGTCATCGCATGACTTTAGATCATTGAACATAATCTGTTGCTTGGGGCGATCAGTCGGTACTTGTCCTCGAAGGAAAAGAAGCTTCATTATTAATCCTGTTTTTTATGATAATTAGCGTGTACTGAGCACCTTATATCATCCCATTGCCCGTAATTAGGATCTCTCCACTCTTGTAGCGCAAGCTGTCGGTTTCTTGTCCACGTTATCTCTTTGTCCTTACCAACAGCTTGTGTTCTTTCTTCATCAGAATGATCTATGCAATCATAGATATCACTAGATATATTTTTATACACTAAGCCCTTGCTCTCTAGTCTCTTTTTATAATCAATGTCTTCATACCCCCAACCCTTCATGTTCTCATTAAAACCGAAAATACTATGATGGTCCCTAGCGGGTACAACCATTAGTCCGCCATTGATAATTTCCTTACGAATACTGGAATCTTCGGCAGCTAAATAATAACCATCTTCAATATTTTCAGTAATATATTCAATAGCATTTGGTTTCAAGCATGTGTCAATATCTAGAAAAAAGTAATGAGATCCTGGCGTCTGTCGGCTACCTATGTTTCTTGCGTGACTTAGATAGAAATTCTCGCAGCTTCTACAATTGATATGTTTCAAAAATACCTTATGATCATATTGAGTAAAAAGACCAGATGGATCATCATCGCTGTTATAGTTGACAATAACTATTTCATAGTTATCAGATGTTTGATCTACCCAGGTAGGCAACGTCTGTTCTATATGCGATCTTCTATTTTTATAAGTTGATATTATAGTAATCATATTTTAATTAGTCATTAACTTTTTTACTTTTTCTAAATCGCTAGCCGTATCTACGCTTATACTATCATATTGAGCATATCTCATATGAATATCAATATCGTTTTCTAAAAATCTTAGAAGACCAATCCCTTCAATAGACTCTAAGTACGACTCTCCTAATGCTTTATATTGTCTTAGCGCTGCGCCAGAAAATGCATAGACTCCTATTTGTTTATCAATATTCAAATCGTCATTTGATCTTCTTGTATTTTGCCCAGAATAAGGAATACTGTATCTGGAAAAATAAACAGCCTTCAGGCTCTTAGAAACAACCACCTTTACAACGTTGGCATCGAATAGCTCTTCCTCAATAACTGTCTTTGTATAGAAGTTGACTATCGATGGAGAATAATCAGCATCTAGTATATTGTGGTCAAACATAGGTTCGTCGCCTTGAATAACGATATACCTATCGCCTCCTTCCCCCTGGCTCTCTAGCTTCTCAGCAACCTCTGCAGCACGGTCCAAACAATCGCTATGATCTTCTCTCGTCATGATACATGGGATACTATACTTTTTGCATACGTCTTCAATCCTGGTATCATCTGTAGCGACATATAAAGATGACCATTTATCCCATTTTATAGCTGATTGATAAACATGCCATATCATGGGTTTACCCAATAAATCTGCTATTGGCTTTCCAGGAAATCTAGAAGATTTGTATCTTGCTGGTATTATTCCTATATGCTTCATTTCCAAATTCCCCATAATCTACTTACTATTGTCCAATACTATTTTTGTTCCTAACTTAGAAGCTGCTATTGCCTCTTCAAAATTGCTGAGATCGAATATCTTATAGAAATCTGGTTCCCATACACCAAGTATTGCAATCGCTTCCTCAAAGTCCTCTTCATCGCTACCTAAAGACGTAATGATATTGATCTCATTGGAAACACATTTATTGATATCGACAAAATCGTACTCTAAACCATACGCCAGTATGTTGCACCCTCTATTACCCAATACATTAGAAAGAGCCTTTGGATTTCCTGAACATTCCGCTACAACATTATATGAATTCCATTCGAATTGATCTGCATCATGAATCTTCGGATCATAAACATCATATTCAAAATTCATAGAGTTTAAAACTGCACAAAACATTCTCCCTATGGAGCCATAACCTAAAACCAATACTTTATCATTCGAGCATGGGTCAAGGCGGCGACAGCCTCTTACCGCTATAGCCAATGGCTCAACCAAAGCGTACTTAGGAGAAGCTTCAGGAACAGGTATGAGAGCATTTTCTGGCATAATGATCTTAGTAGCATGCCCTCCGTTCCTATTGACAATTCCTGTCTCTATCCTATTCTCGCAATATATATGACTTCGCTTGCAGCCATTGCATTTACCGCAGCCAATAACACATAGTCCCACCACTGCATCTCCATTACTCATACCGACCCATTCATGCCCAGTTATTATTGGGTAAGATGCCAAACCATTCTTATAGTAGAGCAAAGATCCATCTATGATACTATAATCTGTACGGCAAATAGCAGAGTAAACAACATCAACAACAACTTCTCCAGCAGAAGCATCGCCTATATCTACATCTCTGTATCCATATTTGCCTGGTTCATCAACGACTATTGCTGTGGTAATCAATTTTGTCTCCATTGACTATTTAGTCATAAAGTTTTCTCAAAATGGTAAGTCCATGACAAACAGGTATAGTAGAGTATTCCCATTTATCAAGATCAAGCTCCTTTATAGCCCTATATGGGCCTCCATTGCCGAACTGATGACTAGCTGGCCTCATCTTCGTATCGTAATCAGGATGGCTATTCAGCATAAGGTCATGAAGCAGTATGATGCTAGACTTGTTTACATGAGGCTCTAAAAGCTCGATCTCTCTGACAACATGCTCATAAGAGTGCCAATCATCAACTAAGACAACATCGAATATAACATCTCCTAGATTATCAAGATACTTATGAGCATCGCTCTTGCAAAATGTCCAATGCTTTTTCAGATGATTCTCTGGAACAAAATCGGTCTGTTCAAGATCTACTGAAGTTAAATGTCCGTCAGTATGAACCATGGCGCTTAGAAACGCCTGAGTAGAGCATCCGTCTCTGACTCCAAGCTCCAATACGTTTTTAGCGTTCAGAGCCACTGACAGTGCAAACGTAGTGATCATATGAGAATTGAAATCTGTATGACCATTGGTTTTTCTGTCTGGCTGCAAAGCTCTCTTTACAAATAATTTCAAATCATCCATTAATAAACCTCGGGTTTGTCCAACTCTGTATTCCATCTTGGAATTCCATTCTTCCAAAAGGAAGATCGTAAGAAGTATTATGTCTGAAACAGAAGTTGCTTATCCAGCCCATTTTTGAAAATGTCTTGCGCAATGAATCATCTATTTCATTAGAGTGAGTCCCTATGTGGACTCTTTTGACTTTCTTATTCAATCGTTTTCTAGCGGCATGAAAAACATCTATCTCTGCGCCCTGTATATCGCAATCTATAAGATCAACTGTTTCAAACTTGTTGATCAAATCAGAAAGAGAATAAGATTGTCTGCATTTTTTTCTTTCGCTTTTCTTCTTTGGTTTTTCTGCTGTTTTTGTTTTCCGACTAGCCCAGCCATAAACTATCTCATGATCTATATCAAAATCAAATTTATTAACTTCATTGTCATCGAAATTTTGTTTTATGTATGGAAGTCTGTGGCGGGATGATTCTACGCTAACCAATTTACAAGGCAACTTATTAAGATGGTTATTGGCTATAGCAGAGAATATTTCCCATCGACCAGAATGAGCGCCAAGTTTAATCATGTTATATGAATCTGTAGCATCTCTAACAGATGAAAGAATATCAATCCATTCATAATAATCTTCTGATAAACAGTAATGAGGGTTCATACTGGTCATCAGAGTAGCGTTCCAATGATAATTTTTCTCTATTTCTCCAGATCCTAATTTGGAAAAATACTCCTTGCGAAATTTGCCGCCAAGGAAGTTGTAGAAGAACACATCGTCTTCCTCTATCCATTTGTCCTTTGGAAACAAATCGAATACAGGATCTATGCTGGTGAATAACTTGTTATTATTAAACATACGCATAGCATCTATCTCTTAGCTATAACAACCAGTTTATCATCGCAAAACAGTTCGCAGGATTTTATATTGTCAGAAAACCATTTGTTCTCTTCTTCGCTGAAAATTCTGGAATGGAAATTACCTGAATCTATAAATCTCTTTATGACTCCAAGCGTTTTCTTCATTACTATCTTATGCTTTCTTGTATTTTTCTTTTTCCTTCTATCATAGTCAAGATCTTCTATAAAATACAAACCAGAAGGTTTGAGATAAGGGAATAAAACAGACAAAGATATTTGTTGATCTTCTGCAGAATGAGAGCCATCATCGATAATGACATCAAAGCTATGATCGGCAGCAACGACAGCTTTCATGATATCTTCTTTTTCAGATTGATCGCCCCGTATAACGCAACAATCAAGTTCTCTAAGTTGAGAGATTACATTTCTGGCATCCCGTTTACTGTTGTAACCATGCCCCTTGAAGATATCCATACATATTATTTTGCTGTTGTTGTCGAAGTATTCTTTCCACATGGATATAGATGAACCTTCTGCTACCCCTATCTCAAAGAAAGTAATAGGCTCATTCTCAAAACGCTTCAGGTATCTCTCGTAAGTTGGAAGATAGCCATGATCTTGATCGCTTTTATCTGTACCATGTTTTCTGGCAAGATCATTCAACGTCATATTTCTTCTCCATCCATGCGACAAGCTCGCTAATAGTTGTCTCTAAATCTACTTCGCATTCAAATCCAAGGATTTCTTTTGCCTTGCTGACATCAGGAGAACGAATCTGTACATCATGTTTGAACGGCTCAAGGTTCTCGAACTCTAAAACGGCGTCTCCATGAATCTCTTTCCATACTAACTCTGCAAGTTTTTCTACAGTAAGCGATCTGTCTGATGATATATTAAAATCATTGTCAATAGCATCATCTGACTCCATAGCAAGTATTATCCCTCTTGAAATATCCTTACCGTCAGTATAGTGTCTAACCTGTTCTCCGCTTCCGTATATTGGTAGCTTCTTATTAGGTCCAAGCACGATCGCCTTGTAGATGAGGTCAGGCAGAACATGACTCAATAACATGTTGGCAGTACCATCCTTCGTGTCCATGTCAATAAGCTCGTCATCCTCTCCTAGTCCCACACAGTTGAATGGGCGTATAATGGTATACGGCAATCCGTACTGCTCTTTGGCTCCATAGCAAAAGTATTCGCAAGCAAGCTTTTGGAACCCATATGTACTCAAAGGAGAAGGACATATACGAACCTCTTCTTCAGGAGTTGGGTATGTTGATGTGGATTCATAGACCATGCTACTTGAGATAACAACGATTCTCTTTAGATTATGGTTCTGGAACTCTTTTATGCCATAATCAAACGTAGACGCCATAATCCTCTCATTAGTAGCAAGCAGGTCGTAAGCATATTTGTGAAAATATGATATTCCTCCAATCATCGCAGCAAATGCAATAATGAGATCAGGATGCCATTCTTTGAGATGACTCATAGAGTCCATATCTAAAACATCTCCTTCAATAAAATGGAAATCAGGATGGTCATCATGTCCTCTTTCCACTTTGCCGTATTTAGAATAGTTATCGATTCCAACAACGGCATAGCCTCTAGCTAACAGATCAGCGCAAACGTAAGATCCTATAAATCCCTGGCTACCTGTAACGAGTACGTTAATCATATCTATAAATTCCTATAATAGGCTATATGCCAGTAAGTGTTCTATCGTCAAAACTCTACAAAAACTGAAGGATAAAGCCTTTATCATCGTATATATTAATACATGTTGAAAATAAAAATAAACTACGATGACCAAATAATACCAATGAATGTTCTATCTAAAAAACAATCTAAATCCGACAAATCTAGCAAAAGACTGGCGGATCAGCTATCTAACTGGCATAATAAGAAGAAAGCATTTTATGAGCGAAGCGAACTTGAGTATTCTAAACAATATTTAAGCAAAGGAGATACTGTCATAGATTGCGGATCAAATTTGGGTAATCACTCTTTATTTTGGTCCGTTATATGCCAGTGTAATATACATGCTATTGAACCTGAGAAAACAATATTTGATATCATGCATAGCAACTTAGAAATGAATGAATGTCAGTTCAAATCATATAACGAAGCAGCAGGAGACGGTCTGGGTACATTCGATATGCTTATCAATAAGAGATCCTATGGGCAAACAAGGATCGTTCCTTCAGATGACGGGGCTATAAAGACAGTAAGATTAGACGACATCATATCAAACAATGTAAAACTAATCAAGATTGACACCGAAGGACATGAAGAGCAGGTCATAAAAGGTAGTTTGAATCTCATAAAACAGAACAAGCCATTTCTGTGGATAGAAATGCATGAAGGATGCGGTTATGGAGTTGATTATCTTATTAATTACATAAAGAGTCTTGGATATAAAGACCCTCACGAATTGGCTGAAAATAAGTTCTGGTTTTCCTCAAAGAGTTAATCAGATCTTGAGTCTCCCTTGAGCCTCATTCCTTCAAAGACAGTAGTTTTGTACTTCCCATTCTCTGTCAATATATTGTCAAAAAACTCAACGCCAGTATTTAGTTTCCTAGACAAGTAGGCCATAGCTTTTGTGTCCTTGGGCAAGCATACTCCTCCAAACCCTCTAATATCTGGACCGCAATCTAAATAGAAGTCATTGATATTGTCTCTTTTTACAAGCGCATTTTTAATCTTGCTATAATCTGCGCCCAATGATTCCGCTACTTCATAGAAGCTGTTCGCAAGAATGACCAAAGATGCATTGTGTATATTGTTGAAATACTTGCATAGTTCGGCCTCGGTTGGCGAGACCCTTTCGAACTGTCTTGGTATTGATCCGTGAGATTCTTCAACTGCATTGTACGCATTTTCTGACAGAGCGCCTATAACACAGACATCATGATTGTTGATGAAATCCTCGTAAGCGCATCGTTCTCTAAGGAACTCAGGAACAAAGCATAGTCTGTCTGAAGAATGTTTATTAGCAAGTCTCTCTGTAGTTCCTGGAGATACTGTTGACTTGACAGAGATGATTCCATCATACGACAAATCAAATAGCTCTTGCACAACTTTTTCTACTATGGATACATCGCATTCTCCATCTTCATTAGGCGGAGTAGGTACGCATATGTAGCAAATATCTGTTTGAAGAATGTCATTGATGTCCGTATTGAATCTAGGATCATGGATATAGACTTTATGACCAATCTCTTCAAAAGCCTGCCTGACGGCGCTGCCGACTACGCCAATTCCCATAATTCCTATTTTCATAATTAGTCCTCTGGCAAAATCTGCCCGCTTAGACCCCAGCTATCATCGTTGGGATTCATGTTATCTCTGTCTTTTTCCATTGTTTTCAAAACGTCCTTGTACCACTCATGAGATTTCTTGTTACTCATAATCGTATTAGTGGACTTGTCGTAATACCCGTTCCATCTCTTGCGATGCGGTTGGTGGTATATGCGAATAGGGTCTTGGAATAGATGCTGCTCGCATATGCATGATGCGGAATATACGCCAAATGAATCCAGCAACAATCCATCGCATCTAATCTCTGGATAGCCATTTATTTTCTCGAACTCTTTTTTACCCATTAGCAGGAAATCGCCAGAAGCTTTAGTATGAACATGGTCATTTTCTGCTTTTAGACTCTTATGATTCAGGCTGCAGTTGCTATTGCAAAAGTCTAGCTTCTGTTCCATCTTGCTCTTCTTGAATGGTTTCTTGATTTCCCATCTATGAGCCCTATAGAAGTTTTCATGCTTTAGCTTTTTCTTACTAATGAAACGCATAAAGTCTTTATTGAAGATGATATCTGGATTTGAGCAAACAACGAACTCTCCATGGGCTCTTCTTATGCCAACATTTTTGCCTATGTACTCAAATAACTGTATGTCCTTATTATCTAATGCGTCATAAGAAGTAGAAGGTATAGAGTCGTGTATCTCCTTGCTGACCTCGATAAACCTCAGAGGAGTCTTCCTTGGCTTCCTGATGATCTCGCTCATCCTCTTTTGATCAGAGGGAGGGTTCCATTCTACGAATACAATCTCTGACTCGATGCCGTACTGATCCGATAAATAGTCAATAGCATCAAAACAGTTTTGACACCTATCAATAAAGCCCTTGCCATAATTGTCGTTTCTTCCAACAAAAACAAAGCTTATATAGGTCAATTCCATATTCCCTGCAAAATGAGAGAGTCGCCAGTTCTGTGCTTGTCTTCTGTGAATGTTTCTCTGTAATTATCAAACGGTACGATTGTTCCGCCATCCCTAGAGCAAATAGACGCTGATTCTATATTGCCAAAATAATTCATCAAAAGCATAACTCCATCTATGTTGAAAGCAGTAGAAAAATACTCTCTCTTTTCATTGTAACTACTGGAAATAGGCCCGCTGTCCATGTGCCACTTGAACATAGAAATATAGAAATGATTTGAGACCCTGCTCATTTCTTTAAATGTAGAAAATAGATCAGGACTATGTTCAATAATGTCTCTACAATAAAGTAAATCATATGATTTATCTGGGACTGGAATATCATTCATAAGACCCTTGATGGCAGATATATTGTCTATCTTCTCTGCATGCCTCAAGAATATCTTTGAACAATCACAAACAGAATAAGGACAAGATAGAGATTTAATAATATCTTGCGCTTCGATACATTCTCCAGCGCCAATCTCCAAAATAGAACTAGGTCTTACGCTTGTCGCATAGTCAACAAATGCTTTTCTGTTTCCATGATCAAGCGTTTTTTTGATGAACCCAATTTTACCTATTTCGTATTTTTCCCATTTTTTCTCGTATTCTCTAGTCATAGAATTTTCTCATAATAAGAATTGAATTTTGTGGGAGTTATCAAGCTGAAATTAACTCCATAATCTTTTAGCCTCCCAAGAGCCGCATCTACTATATCGTCTTTATGAAGACATTCATTCCAGTTTTTGTCATCTGTAAAGCCTTTCCCATAGGCATGTTGTCCGGTCTTTTTGTTACGGAGATCCTTTTCCGATCTGAAGGTATACCCATCCATTCCAACGACATGTATGGTCTCAGCCCCCATAGACCACGCAAGAGCAATAGAGAGGACACCAGCGGTCCTGAAGTACCCTTCTATGCGTTCTCTCTCGATGATCGTGTCATGCTCTGGCTTGTCCTTGTAGTAGAGCCTGCGATACTTGTCTTTGTGGTGCTTTTTGACCAACTTGTCAGGAATAGATTCCCCTATGATCAGACGAGAGGCATCGGCGTTATGACATAAGCCAAGATGAGTCCACTGTTTCTTGTTAGTCCACACATGAAAGTCTGGAGTCAATAAAGATGTCATCTTGTTTATACCAATAGTGACTGGTTTATTTATTTTTACATATTCTAATATGTCTTCTTTGTAGTCTAGTATAGATCTACCTGAACCGATTATGAGATAGTTATTTCCACTCATGAACAATCTGCTCTTTTAATAGTAGAGATTTTGGGTTATAGCAATACAGCTTTGAATCTGATTTTGTTACTAGCTTTCTATTCTCATCAAACCAGGAGAATATCTTCTTGTGTATAGGGTGCTTCTTGTCTATCCCTCTCTTAGCCCAATTAGGATTTTCATTCGGTTCCCCTGGGCTTCTAGTAGTATTATGATCTAGCCAGAAAAATCTATAGTCATATAAATCTACGCCAGCCAAGATGATCTTTTTGTATCCCAAAGTCATTGCAAGATCTATGCCTGCAAACAATCTACTTTTATTCTTATACATTTTATCAATATTAGATATATCAAAATCTAAAGATCCTTCAACAACATGGTGCCCGAACTCTTTGAATCCATATGGTAAATAATCGATTTGATCATCAAATGCAACGAATAAAGAATCTCTATATCTTTCATCCTGCATATACTCGACATACTTTCGATAAGTATCTGACATGGTTTTGCCAGAAAATCTAAGCTTCTTCTCTGGTCGAATGTCTCCAACAATCATGTAGCTTGGATTTATCCATTTCTGAAGAATGAACCAATTGAAGCCTATAGAGTCATAGCCTCTCAACTCGTCCCATTGATCATTGGTTTGTAATGCCAAGCTTCTGCCAGAACCATAAACAACAACAGTATCATTATTTTTGTTTTCTAATAGCGAATCTCTATCCATATTATTTATCCCTTAGATCGCATAGTTATAAATTTGATCCAATCGGCAGCCCTATATTCCCAGGACCACTTATTCTCAATGTCTGATCTTATGTTTTTACTAATCGACCTATATAGATCTATATCGTTTTTTAGCTCTATGATCTTATCCGCAATATCACCAACATCTCTATTGACTACAAACCCATTTCTTCCGTCGTCTATTAGCTCCGACATACCTCCGACAGCAGTCGTAATAATAGGTATGCCGCATGATGCAGCCTCTAGAACGCTCAGGGAGAACCCTTCTGAAGAAGAGGCGCAAACATAACAATCGATAGACTGATAAAATCCTGGCATCTTGTCCAAAGGTATGTGGTCTGACGTACTTAGCATCGCCAACCTGGTTGCTACCTTGGCTTTAGTCGCAGACGGAATGATGAATTTGGAGACGCCTTTTCTCCAATCATGATTTTTAGATCCAGAATATCCTATAGAGAACTTGTCGCTAGGTTCGTTAGATTTGCATTTAAAGACCTTATGATCTACGCCATTAGGCGTATAGCAGAGGTTCTCTAGTCCGTTGCTCGAAAACAGATCGTACAATCTATTAGATACAGCGTTGACCCCTGCAAACCCGGACAGATTATCCAACAACTCTTTTGAAGGCGTTACATCTTTTTCTGGAGATGTCTTTCTGTCGTCCCAGCTATGATGGGAATGGATACCAGTTAGACAATGCTTCTTGGGTATAAACTTTACAGACGGATAGTTCTGCCATCCCATAACAAGTACCTTGTCGTACTTCTTCCACTTCTTCTTAATCGTGGTCTTCTCTGTTTTTATATGCAATGTATCTATAGATACATCATCATCTGTATTGTATTTGATTAGAGACTTAGCGATAGAATGATAAGCCCAATTTTGTTTGTCTGTAAGCAATAAAATCTTCATGTTATTCTACAAAGGTTGTGGACTTTTCCTGCTGAGAGTTTTGATCCAGGGTTCATATCTTTAGCTACTAATACTTGAGCCTTACGGGCTTCTTCTGAGGACATAGCGATAATGCATCCAGCCCTATGATGACCTGACCATATCTCGGGTCCAGAATGAGGTACTTCTCTTTCGTACCGAGATACAGCAAATGGCATTTCAAGAATAACGATTACGTCTTCATGATGCCCCTTTGATAGGTAGCCTCTTTTCATCGATTTCGCAAGAGTCACTATCTTCTCAGGAAACTTCTTGCCCTTATCCATTTTCCTAAGCATCTTGTAATATCTAGTTTCTTTATAGTTCTTTCTAAGCCATTTTTCGCCATGTTCAAAGAGCAAAGAAAAAATCTCAACATGAGGGGAGTTGATCATTTTATAATTCAGGAATATATCGCTCATAACTCTATTGGGAGTGTACACGGCATAGCAGCTTGACAGGTCGATACAAGACGAGCTTTCAAGTCCCAATCCATAACGTTTGAGTTTTTGCTGTTCAGTCGCCATTTTTTTGACAGTAAAAGTATATAACATTTCCTCTGAATGGGGGGCTTGTCTTTTTCTTATCCCATAGTCTTAGAATGTTCCGCATCGTAAAATACTTAGTTCTAAAGAACGGTTTATTGACTTTCTTTACTACGAATCCCTCCTGCTCCAAGAACTTACGAAGGGTTGATTCTCCGTACATATTTATGTGGGTTTCGTCATGCAGTAGCCTGAAATTTTTACCGAATCTACGGCTTGCCCAGCCTTCTATATTCGGAGTGATTACAAAAAACCATCCATCGTCCTTTAGGATTCTTCGTATCTGCTTAGTGTCATAAGATGGATCGAACATGTGTTCTATTACATGATGGCTGTATATTACATCCGCCGATTTGTCTGGCAAATCTTCTATGTTGCTTTCAACTTGTATGTCAGGATATTGTTTTTGCATAAACTTCTTGCAATACTCTGATATCTCTGTGCCAGTCTTTTTCCATTTCTTATCAAATGCGCCAAGAAAGTGACCAAGACCAGATCCTATATCTACTATAGATCCTCCGTCCTTGTAGAGCTTGTTGATATATTTGATTTCGTCAATGTTGCAAGAGATCTTATGGTCTCGTTCTTCTCCCTTGTCTCTTGACTTACCATCTGGATCAAGAACGCCATCTCCCCAGTAGTCCTGTTCAAACTTGTTTTCTTCACCTATGTTTCTATAGACCATGCTACATTTATCGCATTTCAGAAAATCCATATGCCACGGTGCTGTCGAATTGTCATTACAAAGAGGACATTTATTTCTCATTTTTATATCCTATTCTATCGCAGAAATTTCTAGTCATAAAATCTTGATCTACTTTTACGTTACAATAAGATCTGTCTGGAACAAATTTATTAGTATATACGTCTATTGATTCTTTGTTCCATATAGTTTTGGCTATAGACAAGAGCCTATCTGGGAACTTTATTTTTCCATCAAATGCATATGTCGGAACCCCTGCTCTGATCATCTCCATATGCGTAAATGATACTGGGGGCATATTTATATGGCATTCAACAAAGACAGAAAACTCGCACATAGGAGAATAAAAGTTCGTATGACTTTTTGGATCTGGTCCATCAATTATAGTAAAGGACAAGTCTCTTTTTTTCAACGAGTTTCTTACGATCTTAGCAAAGTTTTTTTGCTTATACTTTAGCTTCCAAATGATATGGAACTCGTCGCCGAGGTCTTTCAGGAATTTGCACGCAGCATCAACTACATCATATTTAGAATGAGATGTTACCAATATGTATTTTTTACCTTTTGGTATATTGTGCTTGCTAAGTATCTCGTCTTTATTGCCATGATTCTTGACATGGGCATACATATCAAGTTCTGGCTGACTAAAAGGAAAACTGCGAAACGGCTGGTCCGTAGATGCTGCAATAGCTATTGCGTGAAAATCTTTTCTAAACCCATTTTTCTCTTTAGCCCTAAGTTTTCTCGCAGCGTCCCATGCGTAATCTATATAGATCAACTTCCCAGAAGACCTATTAATAAACTTGACTATTCTTTTATCATACTCTTTGAACAGCATGGATGTTGATGTTGCTATAATGAAATCAGAATCTACATATTCTTCTAGTTCATCCAGATCAATCTTGTGACTCATGATTTCTGGACAATACTTTTTTATAAAGTTCAACTCTTCCTTATTTTCATCAAGATAGTTTTTTCGGCCAGAATGAGGGAAGAATTTGTAGTCATCTCCTATATACCTTGAAAGCATAAAAGCTCGTCTTGCATTAGCGAAATCTAATATTTTCATGATATGTTATCTATCTCTTCCATCAACTGACCAAATCTAGCCTTTGATGTATGGTATTTCAAGAAGTTTTCTTTAGACTTCTCTGTCATATCGTCTATTTGATTAGCAGATAATAATTTTATCTTTGCGCTAAGATCTTCAACAGAGTCAAATTTTATACAACTCTCCATATCCTTATAATCGTGTCTGACTTTCCATGGATATTTCGGACATGCTATCAGAGATCCAACTGAAGCGATTTCTTGATATCTAAAACAGCAGTATCCTGCTCCCTGGAAGGTAAGACAGATTTTAGAATCCGCCATACTCGACATAAATTGATCAAAAGGAACTTTCTTACCGGATTTCTCGCCTCCCTTGTACATCAATATGTCTTTTTTGATCCCTTTCATAGAAGATATGGACTTCATAACGAGATTTCTTTCTTTAGACGAGTCATCCCCTCGAAAGAATAGGTCTATATTCTTTTCAGATGCAGGCTTGGATAAATGCGTATAATCTTGGCATGGTATCGAGAAAGGCGAAACTCTTTTATCATACTTCTTGTTCGTCAGATACTCTCTTAGTAAAAAAGATTGACAGTTCATGTTCTTGAAGTAAAACTTACGAAGAGCATCGCCATGAGCTTTCTCGTCGCCCAAGTTGAGATCGTCAATAAATATAAACGGTCTCTTAGGCCCAATTGATTCTAGAAGATACGAGTTGATCTTGTTCTGGATTTTCTTGTTGTCATATCTCTTTTTGCGAAAACGACGAGCCCACTTTTTCTGACCAAGAACTATAACAAAGTCATGATTTATTTTTGCTGGCTTATTCTTATCTACATCTGTCCAATCAGGCCATATGATGTCTAACGATTTCTCTTTCTTGATGAGATCCAGAAATCCAAGCCTTTCATCGTTGAAATATGCTCCGCCAATTAATACTGCGCCGTTCATAGATTATATACTCTTTTTCTATATTCTAGAACCTGTTTTCTGATCTTAGCAGACTTATCATTATTGAAAAGTTGCTCATACCTAACCATATTTACACGTGTTCTTGCTGTGCCTATATGGATGATAATAGAAGATCTATGAGATCCATCTAGCCGACAACCATCATCTGTTATAATAGGAGGGACATTGCATCCGCCATTTTTTATGGAATCATATAAATTGCGAAACTTGCCGATTCGTTTTAGTATGCTTTTTTCTTTGCGATTATTATTAATAGCAAACTTGTAGTATTCTGTATTCTTGTAGTCTGTGTTGACAGAATCGAACATGCGAAGAATTTCAAAATGTCTGCTACATTCATGACATAATAACTTGGGGCTCATCTTGATAATATGCGGATGTTTTTGGGCATAGCGAAGAAGCTCTTGCTTCCATTTCCAGCTAGGTATCCCAATTACAGGTTTCGATTCTCGCATATAAAATTTCCAAACTTATACTTATTCCTACGATTATTCTTCGACAAAAACTTACCCAACAGTCCATACTGGTCTTCTATAGAACCCTTATACCTTGAGATGTTTTTCTTGATTAGCTTCTCTTTGACAGCAAAGTTGCTGCCCTTATTCTCGCCTCTCATGATTGCGTATCTCATATGCTCTGCAGATGTAGAACATGAGTGTATGCCGACCAGGCTCCTGTCTCCCTTGTTCATATATCCATTCTTGATAGTATCTTTTCTAAAATTGTTATCAATCTTACCCAGCTTGTTTAGACGAAATCCTACGCTCTTAGTAATCTTGTGATCATATGCTTTTACGCCTGTAACTGCTCTGCCATTTGCTCTGCCATAGGGTTCCCAAAGCTTGCAGTAAAAAAACGCCATATTCTCTGGAGCTATTTGAGTCCTATGAAAAAAGTAGGAAAGCGACAGAGGGTGCATCAGCATGTCATCATCTACTCTTAGAAAATATTTAGCCTTGCATTTGTCAAGACAGTAGTTATTCGCATCTATCCATTTCATATCTTTGACAACTGTTATTTTGGTGTTAACCTCTATCTGGTTTTCTAAAGATTTCATAGCGTATGGAAAAGTCGATCTCCCATTGGTTATGATAAATACTTCGAGATGTTTTGATATATCTTTCATTTTGTCAAAAAGTCCACCCATGAAGAAGACCGAATGCCCCAGTCCCATTCGCTTGCAATAATATGCCTAGTGTATTTTCTCATTTTTGCATACTCATCCCTCTCTATGTTTGCTTTTCTTATCCCTTTTATGGCAGATTTTAGAGAAGGCTTTATGTACCATCCGTTCTTTCCTTCTTCGACTATCTCAACAACGTTCCCAACTCTAGTAGATAAAACTGGGACGCCGCAAGACATAGCCTCAAGAGCAGGGTTAGGAGTACCCTCTGTGGAGCTAGCAACTAGCAACACATCAATAGAGTGATAGAAATCTTTCATTTGCTGATTTGTTTTCAACTGGCTCTGCTTGTCTTTTTTCGATGGAGCAACAAAACGAAACTTTACCTCTCTATCGTAATGATCAGCTAAAGGCCTCACAATGGATTCGAAGTTCTTTGTCTCTCTATCCCTGTTCCCAACCCAGCCAACGACTAGGGACGATCCAGGGGCCTTGTGGGACTCGCTAAAGAACTCTGTGTCTACCCCGTTGGGCGTATATGTCGCTCCGTCGAACTCTTGCAACAGAAACGAGTTGTTTACAGAGAATCGATCAAACTTCTTAAGCTTTTTCAACGTAGCCTTCTTATTAGTCAAACATTTGTGGCTTGTTATAGATGACAAAATCTGCATGCCTTTAGGAGGCTTGATTCTATCAGCTATAGAAAAACTGGTGTAATACACCGTATCATATGGGCTGAAATCTATATTCTTAGCGCCAAGAGTTATTATATCCATATCGCATGGAAGATACTTTTTCAAAAGCATCATCCTAGAATGCTGGATTCGACCAACTTTATCAGCTATAGCCAGAATCTTCATTCATCATTCCAAACAGGCATCAATTTAGATAGTAAAGATTTTGATGAAAATGTAAACATATCGAACTTACATTGTTTCTTGGCTTCTTTGATAAGATCTAGAGTATCAGATGAAATTGAATGCCTATCGCTAGCTTTTCGCTTTTTCTGCTTGACGCTAGCTCTTGTATCATTTCCTAGCCAAAAATATCTTGAATCGTACAGATCAACGCCTACAAATATCAATTTTTCATACTTCAAATACGACGCAACATGAATGACATTACACATTGTACATCGTCCATGCAATACTCCGTTATCGAATATGTTGCTCTTCAGTTTGCCTGGCTTCTTTACGTCCTTGACAACGATTCCTTGTTGGTCAAAATCACCCATACTATCAACATACGAAAAAGCATGAGGAGAATGATGTTCTAGATCATGGACTATCAGGCAGGAGTCTTTGTACTCCTTGCTTTTCATTTGACTGAAAAACTCTTTTGTTGTTTCGCCTTTTGATATTCTCTTCTTTATATTGGCTTGTTCTCTAACAAGGTAAAAGGTTGTAGCTATTCCTGACTTACAGAACCAGTTGAACCCTATACTATCAAACGAAGAAAGCTTCTTCCTATCCTCTTTAGACAAGTCGTTGATAGATGCGCCTGATCCATATATAACCAAAGTATCAGAACTCTTCTTGGATAGAAACTCTTTCTCGTTCAGAATAATCATTACTTGAGAACCTCTCTAAAGAAGTCCAAATATTGATCAGCAATATTTTTTATGTCAACATGCGACGGGTCTACTTTGATATCTTCTTCAATACACTTGCGGTACGATTGAGCTATGATCTCTCTATCAACTTTTGGCGGAGTATATAGATCAACAGGCTTCAAGTTGTACGGCTTGTCTATGGGGGCTATGACGCCTCCGCATGGTCTAACTATCTCAGGAGTCCCGCCTTCATTAGTTGATATAACAGGAGTTCTAGCGCATACTGCTTCTATGACAGAATTAGGGCAGCAATCTGTCCAGCAAATATGTATGACGCCCTTGCAGGCCTTTGTATATCTCGCAAGTTCTGTCTGGTCAAGCCGGCCGTGAAGCACTATATTTTCCATTCTTCTGTATCTTCTTGAATCAGCCTTACTAAGTCCTGAATCTTTCAGATCTCCCATGATATGTAGGGTAGATTCTGAAATATTCGCAAGCAAAAAAGACTCTACAATATCCTTGATTCTTTTATGGGGACGCCATCTTGATGATGCCATAAAATTGTTACCCTTGAGATTCTTTGGGGCAATAGCATCATACCATGCAGGATCAGCGCCATTCAATATAATTCTGGATGGCTTATTGAATTTTCCCAGATACCTTTCGCACATCTTTCTACCAAACTCAGATTGATAAACGACGGCATGACACTGGTCTCTTTCTTTTCTGATACTATTATTCATTGATTTGCAGTTTACAGCAGTGTTGTGATAGACTCCGTTGAGCCTCATAACTCTTTTGCCTTTGAACTTCTGTCGAACCTTAGTTATATGCAAAGATATATCGCAGTTAGGAGAAGGCTCTGAAGATATAGCCACTCCTTTGTCTCTCATAGCGTTTGCTAATCGCATAGCAAAGAATCCCTTGCCTGTTTTAGGGTTCTCAATATTGGTGTCAAAAAACACTCTCATGCATCCAGGAACCTTGTGTTAGAAGCAATGATGCCTTCTCTTTGTCTCGTTTTATATGCGTTATTCAAAAGCTTGGTCATCTTCCCATTGTATTTCAGATTCTTCTTTCTCATCTGCATCATTGATTGCGGATGCAGCCTGTAATATGCAACATCTTGAGAAACGAAATGCTTATTTACCTTGAATGGCTCATTGTCTTTTTTGCCAAACAACCTCCACCACATTTCCTTATCTGCTCTTGACCTAAGAGTCTCGTCATACAGACCGTACTTATTATGTATCCATTTCTGAAGCATAACCGTCTGTGCATGTATCCTAACCCTTGTGCGATGAGCTTTCCTTGCGTCTATTTTGTACGCTTTATCAAGAGTCATACCCTTGCCTACGTCTATAGCGTAAGCATGAACAAATGGGACACTGAACTTTTCCATCGCATCATATCTGGAAGACAATGAGTTCTTAGTGAACATGTCGTCAGCATCAAGCGTAGTGACTATCTCCCCGCTGCATTCAGTTATGCCAAGATTTTTTGCTACCGAATAACCAGAGTTTTCATCTGTCTTTAGAATCTTTGTACTGATAGCAGTATTGTTTTTCGCAATCTTCTTAGCAGTTTTATATGATCTATCAGAAGAACAATCATCTATAACGATCAGTTCATAGTTATCATAATCCTGGTTATAGATAGATGTCATACAATCAGTTATATACTGTTCATAATTGTATAGGGGAACTATTACGCTAATCAATGGTTTGTTTTTCATTTATTCCTGCTATTTATAACATATTTTGCAAACTTCGATTTCTTTGCATTCCTAACAAGTAGTCTATCTATATTCTCATATTGATGTTGTATACTGTGGGGATATAACTTCATCTTCTCTCTTGTAGCCTTATGATGTTTATTGGCTTTTGAATTTTTAGCCCATATCTTTTCATATTCTTCTTGCTCGGCCCAGGAAGAGCAAGCATGCAGAGCAACCATGCTGGAATCATTCCATATTCCATATCCTTGCTTCTTGATATCATTCATAAATGGAAGATCAACTCGACCTGAACTGAACGCCCTAAAGCCTCCAACTTTCCTACATTTCTTAGTATCATAAATCTTTATAGACTGTATTCTGCTACTAGTCCATGTTTCGTAAAGGTGCCAAAACCAAAAACCGCTCCTAGGATCAGGATGATTGATTTGCTTCGCCATAAACTCTACTGATTGCGGATGTAAAAGAAAATCATCATCTACTTTTAGAAAGTATCTGGTATTAGATGTTTTTATGATATGGTTCATAGCATCTACCATCGGCATATCTCTAACTACATTGATTTTGATCTTCATCGTCTGTTCTTCTAAGCATTTTTTTGCATACTCAAAAGTAGATCTTCCATTAGTTATTATATACGCTTCAAGTTGTGTTTTGTTTATTGCCATAGTATATCCATTAGTTTATTCATGTTTTTTTCTCTGCTTCCTATCTTGTTATTAAGAAGCTTAATCATGTTTGCGTTGAGGTTTTTTCTCAAACCATCATTAGCCATAAGCTCTTTTATGTAAGAAGATGCCTGATTGATATCTCCATCTTTATATACTAATGCTGTCTCATTATGAATTGCAAAATCAGACATACCATTTCTAGGATGATCGCTACAAATAACTGCGCATCCGCATAATGAGGCTTCCATAGGAGGGTTGTGTAGTCCTTCTAATTGAGTCGGAGCCATCCATACTTTCATTGAATTATACCATCTTCTTTGTTTCTTTGGACTTGGATTGATGATATCTTTATTCATCATTTCGCAATCAAAACCAGATATCCTACTAGCCTCAATAACATCCTTGTGTCTTTTGGTTTTATGCTTTTTATGATATAGACCGCCAACTATATCTCTCTGAAATGCATCCTCGCTAGTTTTGTACCATTCAAAATCTAATCCTGGATAAACTATGTCTGATACGATATTCTTATCCTTGAGTAATTTATAAATCCATTCGCTATTTACTATACATCTTAGTTTTTTGTATGAAGATAACAACTGTTTGTCAGTTGCCTTCCATGACTCATATCCTCGAATATAATATGCCTTTACTTTTGCTTTTGAATTTACCGTATTGTATACGCTTTCAATGCCTGTTGCTATAGCTATGTCGCAAGATGGAGAACTTAGACTTGTTTGAAAAAATATTCCTTTAGGACTGTGCCATGTATATTGGCTTTTAATGTTACTGTACATAATAACCTTGTGCCCCATAGACGCAAGTGTTTCGCCGCAACGGATAAGAGTTCTACTTCCCCCATTGTTTCCAAGGCCGACGTTATGTAAATTGAAGATAATCTTCATGATAATCCACTGAGGTTATTTAATAATTTATTATTTAGTTCTTTGAGATTGACACCATTAGTCCATGACATATCCCATTTACCTTCTCTTCTTGTCATAGCGCTGGCTATGGCTCCCATATCAATAAGATTGCTATCGCAAAGAGAAATAATATCAGCCAGTATTACTTTGCCAACAGGACCGCAAGCAAAAACAATATTATCATAATCGTTCTTAGCTAATTCAGAGACTTCTTTAAAATATCGCTTATAATGCTCGCCTGTTTTCTTGAGTTCAGTTTGATAGATATCGAATGGCCCTCTGTGGTCGGTCAATATCTCTAGCATCTTATCCGCATGACCGCTAACAATAAGAAGCTTGCCAGAGAACATCTGTGGAAGAATATCGCACTGATTCTGAAAATCATAGATATTCCAGTTCGCAGCGCCATACTCCTTGAGGCCTCCAGCATTCGCCAAATACTTCTGAACGCTTACCCATCTATCATTGGCCTTGATGTTTTTGGGTTTTAGTTCGTTGATACACACCAACTGTCCTGGTAATTTGATAGACTTCTTTAATAACTCTCCAATTTTCCCATGTGGATCAGACTTGTGTCTTCCTTTCTTAGTCATCAAATTGAATTCGCCATCCGAATATCTGGATATAACAACCCTCTTGTTCTCTTTTAGCATAGAACGTATATTGATGCAAGTGTTTTCTCTGTCAATAACAGCGTATGTCATTTTGTTTAGCTCTTTAAGAATAATCTTATTTGTTTTGAATAACTCATAAAGTCTGCATCTTTACTTTTAAAATGGATTATCTTATTAGATGGGCTTTTGTTTTTTACCATATCAGTTGCCTTCCACAATACAAGACCCTTCATTCCTAAAGCAGATGCTACATGATAAAGTCCTGTGTCATTTGATATAAAACAATCGCATTGCCTTAATATGCTAACACTGTCATGCAATTCTAATTTGCCAAGATAATCTAGGCACTGTCTCCTGTCTATCTTGGACCAGTATTTAACAACATCTCTTTTATCGCCAAGTAATACTGGTATATTTCCTTGTGCAATAATTCTATCTATAATAAATCGTCTAGTGTCTCTTCCTAAGTCCTTTTTTTCAACAAAGTATTTTCCTAAACACCCATGAAATACGGCTATATACTTTTTGCCTTTTTTCTTCTTTAGTTTTACTGTATTAAGAACATCTACATAAGGAACTGGCATTTTTGTTGAGTTTTCATAAACTCTAAGATATGCTTCATAGTCAGATTCTCCCTTTAGTCTTTTTAGACATTTTGTAGAACCAAAAGGTTTATTTTTTGGTCTTGTTTCTAATATATGAATGAATGGGCATCCTCTATATAAATTGGCAATAGAATCATTATCAAAGAAAACTTTTACTGGTTGACTTTCTCTATTACTTCTAACTCGGAGCATAGGAGTACACATGACAAAATTGCCAAGACCATACAATTTTTCCTGCCAAAAATAATTCATAAATGCTCCAACATGTTTTCCGCTATATCAGTCCATTTGAATCCATTGGTAACAAATTCTCTGGGCTTGCTTGGGTCAAAATCTTTTTTGATCTTCTCAATAGTATCCAAAACACACGGTATCTTTCTACATACATAAGAAGTATCCTTATTTAGAAGATCGCTATGCAATCTATTTAAATAAGATATAACATAGCTTCCGCATGCCTGCGACTCCATTACAGGCATTTCATACAATCCCGAAATAGCAGAAACGTAAACATGAGAAGATCTATGTTTCTTAACTATATCCCATATTGGTACTTTTGGAAGAGCTTTACCTTTGGGACTAAATCCTAAAGTATGAACATTTATGCCTCTTTCTTTTAATGCCTTTGTTATTGCAACTGAAACTCTTGTAGTCTGAGCCTCAGCAGGCCCGCGAGATCCATCAATTAATACAGTAAAATTTCTACCCTGATCAGGATAGAATAGATTTGTATCTACTCCTCTTCCTAAGTAATGAGCCCTTCTAGTTTCTTGTTTCCTTTTCTTACTATATTGACCATTCTTATATATTGGTGTATTCGTATCAAGAAATGCTGCTCTGGATAAAAAATACGCGTCAAAACCGTCGCATGAAGGGATTAGATTCGTGTAATAGAATTTTTTCTTACAATTTTTCACAAATGATCTAGTAACATTATGAATTTCTTGGAGCATAATATCTGTATCATAATAACACATTATGCCCAGGTCATATTTTTCTCTTATAGGCTTTGACCCTTTTCTTCCTATAAAATGATAATCTACTTCAGCGCCGCATAGCTCAAATATCTTTCCCAAGTTGTAACCAATAACAGCGTACACGCTGTTGACTGCTCTTTCAGGAAGATGTCTACTACCTATAATTATTCGTTTACCGCTAACCTTGGCACGAATTCTCTCATCGCCATGAGCGAGCAACATTTTTTGTAACGTTTTTGACAAAATACCCTCTTAGACTTTTCTGATGACTTCTTTAGCCAAAGACACATATCTTTCTGCAGTTATTCTTGCATCAAAATTAGCATCAAAATGTGCTTTCGTAGTTATTTTCATTTCCGCAAGTTGTACAGGATTTCTCATTAACTTATTTACGCATTCCTGCATTGATTTTCTATCTCCGCAACAGAAACCATTAACTCTCTTTGAAATTACTTCGCTATTACCAGGTCTATTGTTTATAATAGCAGGTTTTCCGCATGCAAGAGCCTCAAGCAGGGCCATGCTTGTGCCTTCGTTTGAATTGATTTCGTACAGAAATACGTCCCATCTATTTATGTATTTTACCTTATCTTCAAATTTGTTTATTCTACCAGTAAGATTGACTATATTGTCTGTTGATCTTTTTTGAGGTCTTCTGGCTTGCATTTTGGCCATTTTGTAATGAGCGCCTGCGCCGATATAGTCATGCCAATGAGGTTTTTCAAAATCAGTATTCCTAATCCAGTTTATCCAATCATTAGGATGCTTAGTCGCATTGAAATTATTCAATCTTCCTGATACGAAGAAATCTTTATTAGAATTTATCTTATGAGGATCTATATCTTCATATCTACAAGCATTTACTCCATTTCTTATATATCCAACATTATAATTTCTATTATGATTCATAATGCATTTTTTCATAAATTTAGATACAGCTACAACGCTGTTAGATTTAGACAAACCCATAAATTTACCAGTTTGAGTATGATTGACTATGATAAATGGAATTTTGCCATATAATCTTTTAGAAACAGGCTCGCAATCAGTAGACGCAAGCTTATGCATAATAACCACAGGATTTGTGGTTTTTTTCTCTATTGCTCTTTTCAAATTAGCAAGCGGAACTATTTTATACGGCAGTTCAAACATACCTTTATGATCGCTATCTTTGAAACAAAATATACGTTGTTTTACTGTCTCGGCATGATATTTGCCAATAGCAAAATGAAGTTCGGAAAGAGAGCTATAGGCACCATACGGAAAAGGATGCGGAAGTAGATGTATGATATCAATGACTGCCATATGGTCTCCTCGCTAATACTTAGGTTAACATCGGCAAAAATGACCCTAAATCTTGATAGTTCCGCAGTTACAAAGTTGAGTTGTTATTTCTAGATAATTACGAGTCGCTATTGTTTTTCCGCAAATATGACAAACTGTATCTCGCCAACCTTTGTTAATCTCTGACCCATACAATCCGTGGATGTAGACATACTTCAATCTTTCATGCATCATCTCATGGACTTGAGTAATAAGTTTTTCTGTAGTAATTTGTACCATATTCTTATATGCAGGTACGATTCTAAGCAAATGAACAGGAATTGCGGGATCAAGCTTCTCTAGCCATTTCGGAAAATCTCGATATTCAGCAAGCGTTGCATCGCTATAAATTGGAACGCTGATCTCAACATGGGCAGGAGACGCCACAGCCTCTTCTATACGACGAAGAGTTGTGACCCCATCTGTCTTTGCGACGGCCCTATAGCGAGCATCAGTGCCCTTCCAGTCGATATTCATGGCGCTAACAGAATGACAAACGTTGCTCCAAGGTTCAGGCTCGCAATATCCATTAGTTTTTATAGTAAATGGTATTTCCAGATTACTACATTCACCTGCTAACTCCATCAACGTCTCGTAGTAGATAAGCGGCTCATTGTAGGTGAAGCACATTGACTGACAATCTTTTGAATGGTACACTGGCAACAGATCGTCAATAAGGAGACGATACTTACTAGGCTCCGGATCGCTCTGACTTACTTTCCAATTTTGGCAAAAATCACAATCCATATTGCAGCCATAGCTTCCAAACGAAAGCGTCTTTGAACCTGGCATATAATGAAAAAGAGGTTTCTTCTCGATAGGTTCAGTTGCGACTACGCATGCTTCTTGTAATTTAGTAAGATCAACGCCATGTTTGGTACCAATGCGAGCCTTGCATCGGCCAGACTGTCCTTCGCTGAGACGACATCGTATGGGGCAAAGCAGGCACTCAAAACGATTGGCATCATATGGCTTGGATAGCTTAGTAGTCGTTGACTTTGAGACGTATGCGAACTGTCCCATCAGCTTCAACCTCTTGTTCAACCATCGAATAATCGCTAGTCTTAGTAAACGATTCCACAGTATGAACACCATACTGCTGTATCAGCTTAGGCATTTTTTCGTTCCATCGACTTTGATCAAACTCAGAAACATGAAGCTGATACTTCCCATTTTGCAATCGTTCAAACCCAATGTCATTACTCGCTGAACCAACTTGATCGCGAGGAAGAATAATATGGGCTACTTGATCTCTACGATCGCCTCGATAACCGTAAAGGTTAGCAGCCTCTTCATGGACCTTTGGATTAAATCCAAGATCTTTGAGAGCTTGCAATAACTCGGCCTCATTGCTTTGTAGTATCTCGGTTTCTACGGTGTGGAATTCTGACATATTGTATCCAGTATAACAGTCGTTCTATTCACCAGTCAATGCTGCAATAATCGCAAAACTTACGAAGAGCATCATAAACCGCTCCATGTCCGCCATTATTAACAGACTGGTAATTCGAGCAATCTACGACTTCAGGTATTGCATCTAATGGACAAGCAGTCCATTCTGCTCTTGACATAACTTCAACATCATTCTCTGCATCGCCAATATAGCCAAGCGAAGACCATTCAAGACCCCTGGACTCCAATACTTGCTTCATCTCTTCAAATTTATTACGAATGCCTATATAGATCGTAAAGTCAAAGTCTAAGCATTTTTCCACAATTATAGAGTCATCTGCAGAAGTCATAATCAGGATTTCGTAACCAAGCTGCCTCATGCGATTGAGCGCATAAAAATCTCGTGTATGAAATTTTTTAGAGATAACACCTGCTTCATTCACCTGATAACAACCATCAGTAAGCGTGCCATCGACATCAACAGCAATCACCTGTACTTTGTCAAGATCCATAGCCTTCTCCGCTAAACTTCAACTTATTACGTTGAGATAGTTCTTCGTCGTCCATCGACTTGGGTTTGTTTTGCAATGCACGATGAACGGCCTTGAGATCCCTACAAAGCTTCTGGAGGCCGCTGGGTTCGAGACTGGCGGCAGCATCAGTATGATTGAGTAATCGATCATCAACGAAGTGCCTCTCAATCCATTCCGCACCGATCATATGCGCTGCTACGTCTATGGCGATGCCTTTACCGTGATTGCTGAATCCAATTTCAATTCCGTATTTTTTGAGCGGCTGCATTTTCTCAATTTCAAGTAGATACAAATCATCAAAATTACAAGGATATTTACTGGTGCAATGATAGTAAACGATACGATTGCCAATAGGTTTCATCCATTCAACAAGCTCAACAGTTTCTTCAATAGTCGTCATCCCTGATGATATATGGATCTTGCCTGCGTACTCATCTCTCAGAATATTCATCATCTCCCAATGCTGATTGCAAGCGCTTGGTACTTTGATAAAATCAGGATCCAAAGAAATTATTTCTCTAGCAGAAGTAATATCCCAAACTGAAGTTGAATATGCAATGCCAATACTCTCGCAATACTCTTTTAGTTCAATATGCTCTTCTATACTTAATTCAAGATTCTGGCGATGTTGAAGATAGGTTTCTCCGTAAGAAAACATCTTATTCGGATGCGGTTTGTCCCTCATATGTAGAGGAGTGCTTTCTGATGGGTTTCGCTTTTGCGTCTTGATATAATCTGCGCCGCACAATTTAGATAGATTTACAAGTTCTTTCGCTCTATCAATATCGCCAAGATGGACGCACCCAATCTCAGCTATTACTTTTGCTTGCTTCATGTTAGAAATCCCCCTTGAACTTCCGCCATCTTTTCCATGATTAGAAAGTCCTGTTCAGTATCAATTTGCATAGACTGAAATTGATCAGTCTCATATATCACTGGATTTCGTCCATATCGACCATGAGACTTGAATAAGTCAGCATCTACTGCGTAAACATTTCCGTTATCATGAAAGTAAAAGTCTTTTTCAGGTATATCTTGTCGCATAGGCCGCTCAAGATTGGAGTAATTAGCATAAGGCTTCCCATCTTTATCAAGCTGCCAGAAAAATGGAGTATGACGAGAAACAGTCAGGACGCTATCGGCCTCTTTATCTATCATCTTTTCCAGACACCGATCAATCAGCATATTATTACGACATGGAGACGTAGGTTGAAGAAGAACAATATACCCAAAATCCATCTTATAAAGATCGCTAAGAACTTCAAGAGCATGAGTCATAGCATCTTCAGTTTTTGCTGTTGAGTTTGACAATTCATCTGGTCTAAGAATAGGATAAAGACAGAATTTTAGTTCAAGAGGTGTTGTTGTTTCGTCCAAAATATGCCATTTTGCATGTGACTTATGAATCATTGCCGCTGAAATACATTTATCGCAGTTCGATGAAACAGCAGCTACGTCTATGTATTTGCTCATGGCAGCAGCTTCCATGCTCCACCAAATAAGAGAACGTTTATAGATTTCTCGATAGTTCTTACCAGGGACACCTTGGCTATTAGCGCGCGCCGGTATTATTGCAACTACCTTTTTACCATTTAACACTTTTTACGATCTCCGTATTTTTTAATGACATCTTGTAGATCCCAATTCTTACCAAAACACTTCAAGATACCGCCAGGCGATGCATAAATTATATTTGCTTTATCTTTATTAGTTTCAGCAAATTTTTCCCAATACTCAATAAAGTCTACACAATGACTATCGACAGGAGAGCCATGCACCCTCCCTCGATTGGGGCTAGAAAAAACTTCTCGGCCCTGATATTGATATCCTTTCTGTTCATTAGGGAATTGCCAGAAATATCGTTTGTTACCATGATAACAACAATCGCAGCCCAGCAATACGATCGGGTCACAGCCCATGATGTATGAAAAATGAATAGCTGTAGCAAGAGAAGTGCGAGCGCCAACAATCGGAGCCTCAGCATCTTTTGTTATCGTGCCTCCGCCTTTTCGCCATGCATTCTTGCTCGGCTCATACCAAGACTTGTGATTAAACAGAACAACTTCGTCAGGTCGGAAATGGTTTGTTGCGTTCTCTAGTTTTGTTTTAAAGAGCAACTTCGTAGAACGACTATTGCGAGCCGTTTCTCTGTAGTAATTCCAATATTGAACGCCATGATCATCAGTTACAAAATAATCACAATCAGGTAATCTTTTTGGAACAACCAACATACCAGAATTTACAGCAAGAGTAACATAGTCTTTCAAAGGAGAGATATCTTGAAAATGCAGCGAAGGCCCTGCTCCGATCACAAACCCCATCTTTCCTTTATGCTTATCTTGAAGGTCTGTCAGTTTCATTTTTTACGATCTTCGTATTTTTCTAGAACTTCTTGCAATGTCATCGACGGAAATGAATCGATCAATCCTCCCTCAGATGCATAAATAATGTTTGCATCAGTGTTTGATTGTCGCAAACGGTTCCAATATTCATTGAAGTCGCAACAATGCTGGTCTACAGCCTTGCCTTTTATATGCCCTCGATCTGCTCTGCAATATGCTGGCTTAGAGCTTGTCAGCCTTACGGCTCTCTGTTCTCCTGGGAACTGCCAGAAGTATCGTTTGCCATGACGATAACAGGCGTCGCATCCAAGAAGTACAATAGGATCGCAGCCCATCAGATAGGCCAGATGAACGGCTGAGCCAGAAGAAGTACGAGCCCCTATGATTGGGACGGACGCATCTCGGCTCATTTCATAGCCTTCTAGGTTGTTTGCTTGAAAATCTGGATTGTGTCCTGATACATGATCGTACCACACAACTTCGTCCTTGCAAAAATGGTCAATCTCATTTACAAGCTTTTCCTTGAAGAGCAGCTTTATACATTTGCTCTTTTTGGCTGTAAGTTTGTAGTAGTTCCATTGATTTGCAGCGGTATCATCAGTTACAAAATAATCGCAATCAGGCATCTTGAGAATACCAGAATTGACTCCAAATGTAACGTAATCGCCAAGAGCGGAAGTATCTTGAAAGTGTAGAGATGGTCCAGCGCCGAGAATGAAAGCCATCTTGTTGAGATGAAAACCTTCAAATTCCTTAAGGTTTTTAGTCAAATTCGATGAATTCGCCTCGCGCATTGATCTCGATCTCTATAGCAATATTATCTTCTTCGGCTGATTTTGCTTTCTCTATATCGCTATCAGGTATAGAATCAAAATAAACAACAAATTGTAGCAGGTATAAATGTTTAGTAGCATGATAAGAGGCTCGACGAACAAAGCATTCCTGCTCATTATTACCGACCCTCAAAATAGCTGTTGCGCTAATATCGAAAGGTTCTGTAGCTATCGCTCCTTTCAAAGGAGGCCCTAGCTTGTCTTGCTCATTTACGTCTATCCACGCCTCATAAATAACCTGTTTGCTATCCCAGTCTACTTTGAGGTTTCTCATTTTGCTGAGCGCTATTTCTCTTTCTCGCAAAATAATATAATCGTTCGCTTTCGGTATGAATATTTTCATTACTACATCTCATTCTAGATCAAGAAACTCCCCGCGAGAAGTTTCATTAGATAGTTTATCTATCTCTTTTTGTAATCTTTTAGCTTTATCTTCTAATACTTTCTCTTTCTTTTCTTTATAAGAAAGCAGTCCTCGGTCTTTATCATGTTGATCCATTTCAACGATCTGATGTCCAACAACTTTCATTTTTTTAATATTGCCATATGACATTATTCTTTTTCCGCGAAAAGATCTTGTTCTTTAAACATGTTCTCAGGAGATGTTTTCATTAACCTACCATTACATTCCTTTAAGAACTTACTGTTAACTTCAATTCCCTTGAAGTGCCTACCATGCCTTAAGCACGCAACCCCTGTTGTAGCTAATCCCATAAACGGGTCTAAAATAATTGGCTTTTCATAGCTATCAGTCGGAGTAGGACATTCCCAACCAATATGGGTTATTTCTGTAAGGTGCCTACCTATGTCTCTCAAAGCTTTGCCGGTAATCTCTTTCTTAGACTTCGTGCCAGAGCGAGTAGCGTATCGCTTCCTATCAACAATTCGTATCGCTGGTTGTCCTGTAGTAGGGTGTACGCCTTTATCGCTTGTTCCTGCCCTCGTCATGATCTCAGCTAAAAGCGGAGGAAAAGTAGAGCAATGCGAAGACCAGTTTTTTCGAGTAGGAACGTCTAATACCCAATAATCTTCTTCTGGCTCTAAAACAATAGAATCACCATTGCGAAACAAACGGGTTGTAAGGCCAGCTTGCTCTTTGGCTGAAAACTGATCATAGTAATAATCGTTTTTGTTCTTTGCAAACATCATAACGACTTCTAAATTATCATTTGGTCTCTTAGCTCCGCCTCTAGGTATTCCGTTGCGCTTCAACCATGGAAACCATTGTTTCTGAAACCAACCATGCTTCTTCATGCTTTCCGCAAATAAAAACGGAATATTCATAACATTACCATCAAAAACACGGTCTCCCATGTTGACCCATAGCGTTCCATCATCACGAAGGACATTACTAACTTCATCAAAAGCTTCGCAAACATTAAAGATATAGCCATCTAAGGTATCTTCATTACCTAGCTGTTCAACATCCCCGTAATCTCGTTGTTTCCAGTAGGGAGGACTGGTTATACAAGAATGAACGCTTTGTTTCTCAAACTCTTTTGGCAAAACATTTCGAAGATCACCTTCGTAAAGATCAAATTTACCCTGCTCACTATAACTTGTCGCCATAAGGTATCCCCATATCATCTCTCCCGAACAGCGTCGGCAACCTATTGAAGTTAATCAGGTTATCATTTTCCGACATCGATTCTATCGCTTTCAAATACAACGATACAAGAATCGAATCATCTACATCTTTGTCTTCTACCTGCATAAGTAATTCATTGGCCTCGGCAACCATGCTGATAGAATACTCGCCTTTTCCTTCGATTCGAAAACCAAACTCAAAATAGAGTTTCAAGAAGTTTCTCATTAGTTCTCTAGATACTTTTCTTAGATGGTCATCATAAAAAGGATTGATTTTATCCATAGCTTCAGTGTATCCTGCTACCTAGCGCCTGAACTGGAACACTAATGATGTCAAGTCCATCTTTCTTACATCTGTCAACAATCTCGATATAGAGTTCCCAAAGCTCATCCCATTCACATTCGCTATCCAACGAAGCATCTAATGCCATTACAAGTCTGGTAATATCAGAATCAAATTGATATTTAGTCAAATGGAAAAATTTCATAACAGCCATAAGGTGTTGCAGTCCTGCAAACATAACATGAGCCTGAATTTTATTTTCCTCTCCAAGTTCTTCAAGTAAATGTTTCAAAGTTTTTGACATAGTTATTCTCTAAGCTCTTATTCGCTTTACTTTATCAAGCACATTTGCTTCCTTAAGAAAACGACTTGGCTTAACAGGGACGTTGTATACGCCCTTATTGCGATTTCTCTTAGTCCTTGTAGTCGGAAAAGTTAATATCAAACGTTCTTTTGCTCTTGTCATTCCGACATATGCCAAACGTCTTTCTTCATCTGGTTGCCCATCATTTTCTTGGAGAGACATAGCATGAGGCAAGGTTCCTTCGTCCATACATGGCATAAAAACAACAGGAAATTCTAGTCCCTTTGATGAATGTATTGTCATGAGAGAGACAGCATCTTCAACAGCGTCTTTATCCAAACTTGATTGCAAAGAAATTTTATTGATGTATCCGGCTAAATCTCCGCCATTGCTACTAAAGTTAGATGCTGATACGAAAAGTTCTTGCAAATTCTCTGATCTATTTTTCATAGAATCTTCGTCATTATCTTCCAGATATTTAACATATTCAAGAGATGTAATGAATTCCTCCATAATATCACCTATCTGAAATCCGCTAAAGTCTTTAGAGAACAAGTCGGCCATCATCTTGAGGCTTTTGTGTATCAAAAGGCTGTTGGCACCCTTGATATATTCGTCGCCTCTTTTCATAGCCTCAAGCATATTTAGTTTATTTTGAGAAGCAAACTTTTCAATCTTACCAAGCGTTCCCTGTCCGATTTTACGACTAGGCTTGTTGATGAATCTAGCAAGTGCAATGCCGTCCTTTGGATTGTTATAGAATCTAAGCATTGCCAAGCAATCCTTAATTTCCATACGATCAAAGAAACTAAAGGCCCCAAAAACCTGATAGTTAACTCCGCTAGCCATAAGACCGGCCTCGATAGCGCGAGACATAGCATTCGTTCGATACAAGATAGCGCAATCATGCAGCTTGTAGCCTTCTTTCATCGCCATCCGCTTTACTGCCTTGCCAAGCCATCGACCTTCTTCGTCAGGAGAATCGAAGCAGAAGCTATCAATAGCCTTGCCCTCATCATTGACTGTATCAAAGTCAACATTCTCTCTATTGCTATTAAAACCTATCAATCGACCGGCAGTCTTTACAATTGTTTTTGTTGAGCGATAATTAATAGGCAAACGAATAACCTCTGCTTCAAAATTAGTAATGAAGTCCTGAATGTTTTCAAAACGAGCGCCTCGCCAGCCATAGATCGATTGATCTGGATCTCCGACCATAAAGACATTACCAGATTCGCCAAGTTTTTCGACAAGTCTAAACTGAGCCAAGTTTGTATCTTGAGCTTCATCTACCTGGAGAATATCAAAACGCTCCTGCAGTTTGCATAGAATTTCTCTATCTTTCTCAAACAATTTTATGGTTTCAGAAAGAAGACCGCTAAAATCAACACGATTTGTTCTTTGCAGGCATGAAATATATTCGCGAGCGATGGCTGTATGAGATGGAATATCAAAGTAATCTTCAAATTCGCTTGACTCTGGATCTGCAAGCTTTTCTCTTGCATCGCTAGTTGCCCATAGAATTTTGCGAACCTCATACGCTCCAAGTTCATGTTCAAGCTGTCGAGCGCATTGAGCCATAAGAGACTCCTGGTCGTCAGAAGCAAGAATAGTCATATTCTTGTCGTACCCAAGATATGCACCGAATTTGCGTAGAATTTTCGCGCACAACGTATGGAAAGTGCTGATATGAACTTTTTTCGCATCCTCTCCAATTAACGAAACAAGACGGTTCTGCATTTCATTAGCAGCCTTGTTGGTGAAAGTTATACAAAGAATGTTCTTGGGTTCAAAGTTTTGTTCTATTAATCGAGCGCATCGCTCGACAATAACTCTGGTTTTACCTGATCCAGGGCACGCAGAAACAAAACACGCTCCCCAAACATGATTGACAGCTTTGCGTTGTTCGTCATTAAGATTTACTTTTGTTCTTGTCATTGCAGCCATTACATCCCTTATTAGCTTTCTTCGGCAATTTTGGTCCCATTGGACGCCTTCTTACACCTTGCATCATCTTGTGAGGAGGATCATTTAACGCTTCCTTAGCTTCTATGATTTCCTGCATAATTACTAACGGAGAAGTGAAACCTATTCTATTATAAAACACTTTGTCTTCTTCCTCATAAGCCTGTATGTGAGGAAGCTCATCAACGCCATGCTTATCGCAAAGTTTTTGCGTTTCATCAGCCATTGCATCAATCCATTTATAACTAATCGAATGCATATCGAAAGCTCTTTTGAGCTTATCGCATTTTTCGCAATCATCCGATCCGAATAATCTAATTATAATTATATTATTCTTCAATGCTCTGTATTTCTTTGGCCGCACTGAGTACATCACTTGCAAAGAGATCAGCCTGCTTTTTGCAATCTTCGATTTCTGCTTCTACTTCTTTTTTCTTTTCAAGATCAATCTCTGGCTCAACCTTGGTAACTTCGCCTTCAACCTTGAACATAATTTCTTTACCGACCATCGCGGTGCAGTGTTCATGAAGATGAATAGGATCGACTTTATTCGGATCGATACCTACGCTATTGAGGTAGTCAACGCTTGGCCAACAGTAGGACTGTTCTTTTTCTGTATCTAGATCAAAAATAACGAAGACAATAAGGTCATTCTTTTCCTGATACTTCGCTCCCAATATCTTTGCTCTCATTTGGTTCACCCTGAAACTTTCTCAAGCCTTCTATAGACTGTTTAATGATAGATTGCTTTTGTTTTTTATTACCATGCTCTCGCATTTCGCTTATAGCTTCCATGCCCTCGTCTCCTATGAGATGAATAAGAACATGCTCGTAATAATGTCTGTAAGAACCGCCAAAACCGTCATGAATATCTTCATCTTTAATTCCTAGACTCTTCTCGGAATTTCGAATAAGACTCCATACGCTATCTAGATTCTTCTTAGTAAATTTTTTGTCGCCAACTGTCGAAACTAAACCGCATTGATCTTTTGTATTTGGATAGATAACTTTTAGTCTTTCATAGCGAGGCTTCCATTCCTCTTCCGGAGTTATACCATAGATACGACAATTGAATGGACGAGTTTCATGTTGTCCGCAAAGTTTGGTTTCAGAATCCCAAAAAACACATCCCTGTCGATGTTCTTCAAAAAGATATGCATTAAAACATGCTTCTACTAATTCAACAACATCCTCATCAGACCAGTTATTTTTGATGAAATCCCATGTATTGCGAAATTCAACATAAAGAACTTGGGGATTCTGAGACTGGCAACACCAGGCACCGCACCCGCCTTCCGAAGGAGCTAGTTTTAAGTTTTTTATACAACCTTCAGTTTCAGGTATTTTAGAATAAATATACTCTAAAACCTTACGAGAATCTTCAAGTCGAGTTGGCTTTTTGATTTTAGACATAAATATTGATCAAACTTCTATAGCGTCATACGAATTTGAATCAACTCCCGCCTGGGGCTGAGGTTGGGACTGAGATGCCTTCTGCCATCTCTCCTGATCCCTCTTCGCTTCGGCTTCCTTCGAGCGGCCAGAGGCATTGTCATGGAACGAGACAACAAGAGAAGTACTATCTTTGTCTTTTTTTGCAACATCTTCAGAAATATTGTTATTATCTTCAAGTTCACCAAGAAGCTTAGTTAGTTTTCTCTTATCATACTTCCAGGATTTTTCAGCCACATCATTGATAACATTCAAAGATTCAAGATGCTCATCAAGCATTTCTTGATCAACAATTTCCCAAGCGCCCTTTTTATTGCGCTGAGACAATTTTGCTACTTCTGGAAAATCAAGCTTAGTAGTCTTGTTACTCTCCATGCAACCAAGAATAGCCTTCTTGAGAATATCAACATGCTCATTTGCTTGCTTCATACGACGATCAAGAGGTTCAACACGCCGTTTCTTGAGTCGTTTAAAGAATTCTACCTCTCGCTCAAGTCTATTGACTTCAAGAAGGGCATCTTCAATTTCTATTTCATCAGTAATTTCTGCTTCGCCTCGCAAAACTTTGCTAATCTTGTCAGGTTCAGCGAATAAAATTTCATCCATCATATCGTTGTTCATCTAAATCTCCATTTCAGTTTCGGTTTCGATCTTCAATTTTCAGCATTATTGCCGTCTTGATAGCTCCATCGAAATTTGCGCTATCAAAACTCATCTCTGCCACTAAGTCCAATCCCTTTTTAACGCCTTCGCCTCTTGCAACGATAGATGATTTCACAGCGTTACTAAGAGAAGATGCACCGACCGTTCTAAGTTTGGCGTGCCCGTGTTTTCCAATGACCGTCAAAATAGCAGAAGAAACACGTTTAATATAATCTTTTCGCTGGCGATCTCGTTCTTCATCATTCTCTGCATCGAAGGAACCTTCGCCCTTAATTTTTAGAATTGTGGGGTCATCTTCATGATTGGACATCTTCTTCTCCTTGGATCAACTTGGTCCTAGGAGAATTCTCCATAGAACTGCTGACGTTTATCATCTAGTGACGGGTCTTTCCATATTCCCGCTGAGTGACATATCGACTGAAACTCACAATATCTGCACTCGTAGTTATCCTTGGTCTTTGGTCTTGGCGGCGGTAAAAGATTATCATCGCACATTTGTCCCATAGTTATAGCTTGCTCCCTAATCTTGTCCCACAATTTATCATCTCGATAAACAGGAAGAAGTTTAGTAGAACTATCATCCTTATTTTCAAAATACAAAATACCATATTCAAGATCAAGTAAATGAATATAGATTGTAACCTGTACCTTGTATCCGAATGGAGGGCCATTCTCTAACTTGCTTTTATAACCAAACGAATTGATACTTTTCATATCAACCAGAATAGGTTTCTTCGGTAGATCCTCATCTTTGAAAAGGACTCTTACGCCATTGCCTTCTCTGTACTGATCGCCGCCATTGAATCCGGAGAAATCAAGAATCTGGTCAACATGTCCCCGAAAGTTCATCTCTTTATCTTGAACAGTAATTTCATGGTAAACAAATTCTTTATGGCCGCAGTTACATTTATCTGGCTTGAAGCAACCAAGCTTATTTTCGTAGCCATAACGACGAGGTTTAGTCGGATGATCTTTAGGGGGACTGCCTCCCTGAGGAATGCTAAAGATACTGGTGCCGTCATCAAGAGTGTTATGACAGCGGACATTGCCGCATTCCCAGATACCTCGGAGTACGCCAATGTCTTCCCAATATTTTGCCCATCGATCATGCATCGAATGACCAGTATCAAAAATACGAATAGTCTTACCTTCAAACTTCTGAGGTATCGCTTTGATTTTTCCGTTATCAACATATCTTTGATATTGCATTCGTCGCAAGCAATTACCAAAAGCTGACGGGTGATAAACCTCATAACCTCTCGGGGGACCGTTGATACCTTTCCATCTAAGATAGGTATTCAACAAATTTGAGATAGACTTTATTTCAGGCGGTTGTTTGTGGAATTGCATATTCTAATAACCTTCTGTCAATGTCCTCATAGGAGAACTGGTTTCTTTCTAGTTTGGCTTGCCGAAGTACGTTTCGCATTCCTTTTGCGCCGTGCTTCGATAAGAATCCGTCTGGATCTTCTTTCTTCTGATCGTTTCTGGGGAGTATAACAGGTATAACCGTCATACCAAATGTCTCCGCCATTTCCTGATTTTTGACCATAGTCATACTACGCGATAAAGTTTTAAGTCCAGATTCATCATAATCGAACAACAAAAATATTTCGCTGCAATATCGTCTTAGTATGCATGCGTGTTCTAGCGTAAATGCGCTGCCCAAAACTCCTACGGTCATATCGAAACCGAAATCATGCATGCGAGCAGTATCAATTTGTCCTTCAACAATAATTGCCTTGCCGCTTTTACGAATGGCTTCTTTAGCTATATTCAATCCATACATGTAGAATCGCTTATTGAATTCTTCATGCAAATGAGGAAATTGTTTTTGATCTGTTGTTCTAAATTTTCTACTGGTAAGAACAACCAAATCATCATAAGGGTCAAACAAGGGCATGATGATCCTTTCAGACCACGCATGCCGAACTCTACTGGGAACATACCCAAAACGGAACTGCTTGAGTATCTTTTCCGATAAATGTCTCTTCTCGCGCAAGTATGACAGCGCTTCTACTACGTCTGCAGAATCATCTTTCCAGAGAGTTTTCTGGCCGCGATCACAAAAGTATTCGCGCTCATGTTCAGGAAGCTTTACGCTCATATTTCATTACTATCAACTGTTATTGCTGCAGGAGAATTCTTACGACTCAATTTAGGCTTTGATTTTTCCTTATCAGATTCAGAAAATTCTTTACCCTTCTGAACATCATTAGATTTTTTGAACTTCATATGTTTTTCAAAGTTACTAACTTCTGGTGGGATAGGTATGCCTGCTTCTTTGGCAGCTTCAGAAATAGCTACAACAAGCTGAGATAAATTCTCTTGTTTTTCAACTTGCTTCATAAACTCTTTCTTGCCCTCGACCTTGATTCCGTTCCAGGAATAAATTCCTTTGCGAACAGTAATAGTTTTGGCTTTACGACCAGAGTCAAAAATGACTTCGCTAGCATCTGGGAAGTAATATTTGTAGTAGATAGGAATACGGACTCCCTGCTTATGAGGGCTAGAAAATCTGTTTTTCTCAATCCAAACATTAGATGTACCTGCAATAAGATTTTCATTTCCTTGTTCATCTTCAACATAATGAAGCGCATCTTTTGAAGACAGTTTGTTCATCTTCAAAATTACTGAACAAGCGTGTTTGATAGCATGTCCGCCAGTTGTTCCTTCTGGATTTCCAAACATCTGCCCAGGATTGACTCGAAGTTGATTGATAAAAATAACAAGAGTATTATTTGCCGCCGCATAGCCAGCAATTTTATGAAGTGTCTTACCTAATACACGAGCAAGAATTGCTACAGTATCTTTTTCGGCAGGATTCTCCATAACATATTTTGGTATAAGGTGAGCAACAGAGTCAACAACAACGACTCCTGCGCCAGCCTGACAAGCCTTCATAATAGTATCAAGGATTCTCTCTGCATCAAATATCTTCTCTGGATCTTTTGCATCGAATAAGTTCTGCAGAGCAATGTTCTCTGGATCCATTCCATTGATCTTTGCAAGCTGAGGACTAAATGAGTTTTCGCAATCGATCCAAAAAACAGGACGATCAATTTGTTGCGCATTACCGCAAACTCGATATGCAAGAGATGATTTTCCGCATCCTTCGCCCCCATAAAACATTACTAGCTTACCAGGAGGAAGGCCATAAATTATTTCTTCATCATATTCAATTACTTCTCCGTGTTCATCTTCATACATTCCGCGAGAAATGTAAAAATCTAACTCGGCATGACCAGTAGGATTCATAACAATCTTACTGTTGTCTATTTCCGTATCGTGACCAGCAAGCATTCGCAATGCTCCAAGTTTGCTGGGTAGTTTCTTCGCCATTAATTACTCCAATTCATTATTTGTTCAGATAGAAACACCGCAGCCGCGAACGGCTGCGGCGGTCCAAGTGCCTTTATTTTACTTCAACTATTAGAAGTTGAGATCGTCGTCATCGTCGTTAGACGAGCTTGATGCGCCCGCCGCAACAGTGGCCGACTGATCTCCGCTAGAGCCTCTGGAAAGGCCCAGCTTCTCTTCAATCTCATTCTGAGCAGTTGGTTCGAATAGTTTATTCAGATCGAATGCGCCATGCTCCTTGAGATACGCCTTCTCTGTATCAGAGAAAGGAGTCTGAAGCATAGGAATAACTTCGTAACGAGTATTTCTCTTATCAGTTCCCTTGCAAGTAACATTGATGGTAAAATCAGCGCCCTTGCCCGAACCAGGATTGACATCGTTTGCCTTACCCCAGTCTCGAATAAATCGAGCTATGGTAGGAGCGACCTCAACGATCTTGAGGCGAGCCATTCCATTGTCATCAACATCGTTGCGATCGAGTACGTTGAAAGCGTAACGAATACGCTGATCATACTCTGGATCGCCATCTGCATTCTTGTGATTACGAAGAACGACGCAATCTCCGCCAGCATCGGTAATAGCAACTTGATACTTGCCATCATCGCCCTGAACAAAATAACGTCTAACCTCTGCAGGTCGTCCTACTGGACGAAGCTTATAACTTTGATTTGCTTCAATTTTGAGGAATTTGCCGCCGCCGCCGCTTGATTCGCCTGCTGGACGTGGATCTACCTCGCCCCATTCTACTGTACCCATAATGTGTCTCCTTTTGTTCTTATTTGACTAATTGGGTGTGGTTTTCTAACTTAGATTACATTTTCCCTGTGGTCTTATATGTGCTTTCTGTTCTCTAACACCTCCTGGTTACTGATCAATCAACATCGTCCCATGAAAAGGACTCTTTTGACTTCGTTTCAGCTACTACATTCTTCGGCGTTTCGAGGATTATTTCCTTCCCTTCCACGCCATTTTCTAGACGATCAAACCCGCTTAAATTAGATTTGGTTTTTGCTGGTTTTTCGATAGGTTTTTCCTCATTCCAAGGAGGACTTTTATCATTATTGTTATGGGAATTTTCTTCAGATTGAAAACTACTAATAAGAGATTTAGTAGGCATAGACATAGTAACAAGACGACTAATATTCTCGTACTTAGTATCTAGATTTTTTAGTATATCTTGAGTAACATCATTCAATCCCTCAAGGTCTCCCATGTAGAGTTCAAGGTCATACATATGCTCGAACTTTACGCCTGCCTGTCTAGCTGCTGGCTTATCATAAAAACAACGAGCTAGTTGGCCTTCAAGCATCGGAACAAATCGCTTAAAGTGATGATATTGAAAGAGAAAAGTTGACCTGATTTCAGTTACACGATCTCGCCATTGGCGAATTTCAGACAGACCTCGGCTGATACGCTCATAATCGTGCATATCAATATCTCTACAGTCAATTTTGATCTGTATAAGTTCTCGCTTATATGCTCGAACAGGAACCTTGCCTCCGTCTAAAAGTTTCGGAAGGATCTCTGATTTCGCCTTGTAGAATGAAGCAAACTTATCTGAAGGACAATTAAGGAACCAACCATCTGGTTCTTCAATTACAGGTTCTATTTCTTCTTGTTTTTGTTGCGAAGGTACTGTAGAGTCGCTATGCTCGGGCCGTAACTCGCTGCTATCCACGCTGCCTTCTCCCGACTCGGAATCGTCACTGATGACTGTTTCCTGAGGTGGCTGTCTGTCCACTTCATTTTCTTTCGATTTTCTACTGGTCGTAGTTGGAATCGACTCCGAGAGGATTGTTTCAGGGTCGCCTTTGGCTGATTCATCTTTACCTCCACTATCTGGTTCAGGACTATCAGTATTTTCGGGCTCAGATGAAGAAGATTCCTTCGTATCAATAATTTCGGCTTTTGGGACGCCCCCAAATTCAACGTTAGCGCCTTCACCTTCATCAATTTGATTGCTAATCTTACCTGCCTTATCATCAAAAGATGACGCTATGTTGTCAGAAGAAGCATCTGAATAAGCCTCTTCTTGAGATTCATCATCTGATTCTTTCGTCTCAATATTCCCGCCATCACGGGTAACACTAAAAATATCATCCATTGTATCAACTATATCAAATTCATCAGCCATCTTGCTGCCCACTCCTTATTCTATAGAGAGTCGAAATCATCCTTCTTGAATTTGGTAGTTGGGCCATCATTGCGAACCGCATTTTGACTGTCCAAATTCAACTCTTGTAAAGTTTTCAATTCAAATCTCTGGTAGTCTTCTAATACCAATTTACCAACATTTTCCGATTTCTTCATAAGCTCCTCAACAGAGCCCCATTCTACTTCTTGAGAGATCTCTGCAAAAATATCGCAGGTCTCATATTTTGCAGTATTCAGCTTGCGTGTTACGCCCTTCTTGATCATCGATTTTCTAATATCGCCCATCGTTTACTCCTTCTTTTATTCATCGCCAAACATATCGTCTGACTCCAATCCTTTTCGACGAGATTTCCTTCTGTCTTCCCGTAGTTCACCAAACTCTTTTACAACATCTTCAGACTTACGTTTTTTCGTTCTACCAGTCTTCATATCTTTCTCTCTAAAGAAGCCAGCAATCGCCAGGCATTCTGCACTTTTTGCATCAACAAACTTTGGATCAGTATTGAAAGCAAAATCTCTCATATCCGAATACGGCTGCTTGGCCTCAATCTCTGTAGCCGCTCGGTGGCTCATACCCTTACAACGAAGCGAAGGTCTGATCTGAGACTTATGAACACCGTTTGACGGATCTTTGCGGACAACAATTTCGTAGTCATAACTACACTTGTTGATACTACGAGGAAGAACGTCCATATTCATCTTGCCGCAATCTTTTTCAAACTGCACAATCTTTTCATACTTATCAGCTTTTTTACTTCTCAATAAAACATTCATGTATGATGTCATAAACTCTTCAGGATAATGAGTTTTCAGATAAGCAGTTGTATACGATAAATAAGCATAACAAGCGCTATGAGATTTATTAAATCCATAATCAGCAAAGGGAGTAATAAACTTATCCCAATACTGTTGCGCAACTTCTTCAGGAACATTGTTGACTTTACAGCCGTCAATAAACTGAATTTGATACTTATTCATGAGTTCCGGTATTTTCTTACCGACTGCTTTGATCATAGCATAACCATCAGTAATAGAAAAACCAGCAAGAGAATTACAGACTTGCATCAACTGTTCTTGATAACAAAGAACTCCGTATGTAGGTTCTAGATATTTTCTAACATAAGGCTCAATAGACTCATGAAAATATCCAACAGGTTCTTCGCCTTTCTTACGAGAAGAATATAATGGAATTGATTTCATAGGCCCTGGACGATACAAAGCTACTCCTACAATGACATCTTCAAAACGATTGACTCTAAGTTGTCGCATCGTTTGTTGCATACCTGGATTTTCGCATTGGAAAACGCCATTGAGTTTGCCGCTTCGATATAGATTTAGTGTATCCTTATCGTCAAGAGGCATATTCTCTACATCAATTGTAATTCCATAATTTTCTTTAATAAGTTCTACTGTCCGACGAATAACTGCCAATGTTGATATGGCAAGAATATCAAATTTGATAAGACCCATAAACTCAAGGTCTTCATATGCATATTGCGTAGCAAGTTCATAATGAGTACCCTTACCTTCTTCGTCTGCAACTTTCTTTCGGCTTAGCCTCAGAGGAGCAATAGACTGAAGAGGTACGCTAGAAATAACAATTCCGGCAGCATGAACGCTAAAGTTAGATAGTAATCCCTGAATATTGGGCGAATGCTCAAGAAGCTCAGGATATTTATCCACATATCTTTTAAAGTCATCGCAATATTTTGCCCCATCTGCAACAGTCCTGATAACGACATCATTACCCTCCTCATCGGTGGCCCTGATGTTTGCCCCGACCTGTTTTGGAAGAGATTTTGCTATCTCGTCCCCTCTATCCTGCGTTTCCTTGCGCCAACGTTCCCTGTTCTCATTCCTAACAGTCTTGCTCTCGTGAAGAGCCATAGTAGGTGAAAATACTTTATCAGGATCCAGGGCTCTAAACCCTTGGCGAATATAAGACTTAAGCTTCAACGACTGATAAGTACCGATATTACCAACATGGTCTCTACCATACTTGTCAATAATGTAAGTATAAATTTCATCGCGAAACTCATCATCAAAATCAGAATCAATATCAGGAAAGCCCTTACGAGCAAAACAACGACGAATAGGAAGAAATTCTTCGTCCTCTGGTCTTTTCTCAGTTATACCCAATAGATAAGCTGTATGAGAATTGATCTTATTAGTCTTACCGATAAGACTCTTCTCTTTAGCGCTCTTCCACATATTATAAAACTTAAGGAGAATAGGCTCTCCATCAAGATTATCGGTTTGAGCCATAAAGTCCAATTCTTCTCGAACTTTATCAGTGGCTTTACTTCCAATAGTTTCAAGAATCTCTTGTTTGATCTTGTTCATTATATACCTGCGCTAAAATGGGCTGTTACGCCCAGGCTAGAATATTTCTTCACTATTTTTAGGTTCAGCCTATTTTGCAATAGCTCTCCTTGTCGTTCTATCTCTTTCATTTCGGCCCAATACCCTTCGCTATTATCATCATCCACCAACATCGTTCCAGGTTTAGCCTGCCAATAGCAATATACACTAATTTCTGTATGATATGTCCTACTTGAAAAATGCAAGCCCCACGAGTTGATATCTATTTCAAAACGAGGTTCATCAACTTCCTGGCTAACTTCATCCGATGTTTGACGAACCATTTTTAAGATATTTTGAATTACGCTAGAAGACAACATGAGTTAATACCTATCTACTCCGCCCATATCGTCTTCAAACTCTCGATCCAGAGCGGCGGTTTCAATAAACAACTCTTCTGCAGATTTGGCTTCATCTAAACCAAAATCGCTCTCTTGCAGGAATCTCTTGTCATCGAAGCCCAAGAATCTTTCCCAAAGAAGTCCATACTCCAATGGATCTGGCCCATATGCAATACCAAGGCAACGTAAAAGCACGCTGCCGTATCCTGAACCCCGGCCGCATCCGGTCAAGATGTTTCGCCTTCGAGCTTCCATCATGTAGTCTCGAACAATAAGTAGATACGTTGCAAAGTCATATTTATTATTATCCCATGCAACTTTGATATCATCCATTTCGAGTTTCAATCGAGCTATATGTTCAGGACTCTGCGCCCATCCTAATTTCTGAAGACCGTCGTTTGCCAACTGCCCCATGTAATCATGAGGAGATTTAAAACTTTTAGGTATATCGAATCTAGGCAGTCTCATACCGCTTGTCATATTTGTAAGTATATCGGTAGTGTCAACCTTGTCGGCAACAAGCATGGTATTCGTCAGAAGCTCAGGATGCGTTCCAAATGTCTTAGACATTTCAGCAGCCGACTTTAGATAGAACTCACTGTAAGGAAACTTGATGCGGCTAGGATCGCTGAAGCAACGAGAAGTTGACATTGCCATTAGAAGCTCATGAGATTTGCCCTGGCATTTTTCGCAATAGTGACAATCATTAGTAGCATGAACGCATACATCCATGTCTTTACCAAGCTTGAGAATATCCGGGATAATCATGCCTTCAGCATCTATACCATGATACATAGCCTCAAGATGAAAATCTTTATCGAATATGTCTTTAAAAAGGGCAACGGCCTTCTTGGCCTGATCGTAACGGTCATGCAACAAGTTAGCATTGATAACGCTACTTAGACAAGCAGAAGTGCAAATAAGCCCTTCGCTATATTTACCAAGAAGATCAAAATCTATACGAGGATCAAAGAAATAACCTTCGGTCCAGCTATGCTCAGAAAGACGACAAAGGTTCTGGTATCCTGTCCAGTTTTTAGCAATCAAAACAATATGTCTATTGCCCTTTCGCTTGTCTGGTTGTTCTTGTACTGAATGAGCGTGCCTGTCTTTGGACAAATAAAACTCGCAGCCTACGATGGGCTTGCATGTTGGAATCTCGTTTCCATGCTCATCTTTAGCAGGCTTTAGGCATTCCTGCATAAACTTGATAGCACCAGCCATGTTTCCATGATCAGTCATGGCAAGGGCCTTGAATCCTTTTTTGCGAGCAGCAAGAGGAAACTGTCCTATCTTATTTAGCCCATCAAAAGATGAGTATTCAGTATGGTTATGAAGGTGACAAAAATCGGCGTTAGTGATACGAAGTTTTCCCATAACTCCCTATCGTCTGCAAATAATCATGTGTAGATATGTTCCACCGTTAAGTCGAACGTTTCTTGCCATGAGGCTTGATTTTATTAGCATTCTTATTTAAAGAAGAACGTTTTTCCATATATTCCGAATAATGCTTAGTAAATCCAGGAGGCGCATCGCATGTTAGTCTTTGTTCAAAGGCTTCAGCAAGCGAAATTATTTTATCGTCATCTAAATTATCTGGTATATTTGCCATACCTGAAAAAGGTCCAGACTTAGCTGCTTCTCTCATTCGCAACAGTTCGGCTTCCAATCTAGTTTTACGATCTTCTTCAGACTCAACTACAGGATTATTCTTTGCATCTTGTAGTTTTTTCTCAAACTCTTCTTGTAATTTACGAATTTCTTCTGAACCTGGGCGGTGCATTATACGCCTCCTTTTGGAAATCTTTTGCGTATACCAGTTTTGTCGTCTCTAATATACTTTGGTTTCATATGATTAATATAACTAGCTGTTGACTGACACCAGTCCCACGCAGGACCGCTATGAGTTACGCTGCAACCTGTAATCGCTCTTCTGCATGGGCGATCAGTCTCAGGTTCCTTAGTAAGTGACTCGTCAGCCATTCGTTGTACAATTTCGAACCGTTCTCCTGTAGGCTCATCATTTTTATCTAAGATGTCATAAACGTAGGTCGGCAAATTCTATTCCTTGGGTTTTTTCTGATATGCGTCGCAATCAACAACGGCTTGATATGTATCATGGCTGCTATAAAGCCGCCAATGTTTAGTAACTCCAAGAATACTAATTTCAACTGGTTCTATTGGATTTCCACAATTATGATGAATGCAAGTTTGACAAAGAGGTTCAGGAATCCCCATCGGACCAACATTAAGCCTTGTAACAGGCATTTTTCTGCAATTAGGTCGAAAGCTATGCATTAGTCAACTTCTGTACGGCGCTTGATGCCTCTTGGCGCAGCTTTCTGAGTAGCCGCAGATCGCTCTTTCAAAATTTCATCCCGGTTTGGTACGTTATCAGATGAAACATTCTGTTTCTTAGGACGGTTTGCAACTGTAAAAGTTTCAAATGCAGTTGAATCTGGATCTATATCCAAATCTGTAACATCCTCTACAGAATGACCTTCTGGCAAAAATACGCCTTCCCCTTCTTCTGCCGCAGCATCCATTTCAACCTGTGAAGCTTGAAAAACCCTTCCATCCGCCTGTGTCGGTGTCAAATTATTCTGAAGGGCTAACTGGGCTGGCTGAGGAGCCGCTGGACGCTTTTGCCTGCCGATACTGGGCAATGCTAACCCCGGGACAGTAGTCGGCACAGAGACGGACTGAGGGCCTTTACGAAGCGGACTTGGTAGATACTGTTGAATATGACCCTGAACCTCAGTAAGAAAACTTGCAGGAAGACTAAACGAAGATTCTCCTTGCTCGTCAAGGAATGTTAACGTCCATCCGAACTCATCTGTCTCATGGAGACGTAATGAAAATCCTAATTCTTCCTGTCCTGGTCCATTACTGAATCTCCAGGCAAAATCAATGTTTCGTAATGTTTCTTCGATCGGCATGCTTGCTACTCCACTTTTCTTTCAAATAATCCTGCGCCATCGTTTGCTGCTTCTTTTGTCTATCGTCCAAATGCCTTTTTAGACCAGATTTTTTAATCGGTGCAATATAAGATTTACAAGACACACAAAACGTACCGTATGCCCCGATTCGATCATCGTCAGTCTTTCCGCAAGATGGACAGGTATATCCCATTATCGGTATTTATCTAAATTACCATCGTCATTATCAACAATGATTCTATCTATTGCCTCGTCGTCGTCAGCATCTTCGTGTAATTCGCTAGCAAACATATCAACACCTCTTTCGCCTTTTTTGCTCGTGAGGTAATCAGAATCTACTACATGTGTTTCCCATTGTATAACCCAAAAGTCCTTCTGCGCATCAACAATATGAGGAAGAGGTTCAGGCCTTTTCCAGCCATATGCTTGCGCCCAAGCAGATAAACATCGAATATCAATACAGTACAAGTCTTTTGCAGAAGGCTGATAACCTACTATGACAACTTTTTTATCATGATAAAAATCGCATGTTATCGTACTAAAACCAAGAGCATGAAGTATTGTTACATTTGATTTTACACACCATTTATCAGACTGGACAGGAGATTTTATGCCTCCAATAATTTCTTGGTCTTCCATCATAAGAGTATGAACTTCATCGAATTCGCCGTTTGCCTCAAGCATAGTAAGATCTGTGAAATTTACTTCGAATTCCATGTTCTCCATCATATCATTGCCTCTTCCATGCCCGCAAAAATATCGGCAGAATCATCTATACGATCTCTCGCATATCTAACTGTTTCTTTATCGTTATCGATTCCAAGATAACTTCGGTTCAAGACATGGGCAGCAACAGCGGTTGTACCAGATCCCACAAACGGGTCAAGAACAATGTCTCCAGGATACGAGAACAATTTGATAACTGGTCTAGCTAACCGTACAGGAAATGGAACTTCATGACCGCCTCTATTCTGAGTCTCAGGAGTTATATGCCAAAAACTCATTGTCCATTTCTGGAACTCTTCATCCGTTAGATCGCTTTTCGTATCCTTGGTTGGCGGCTCAAGCCTCCATGGTCCCTTGTTCCAAACAAGAATATACTCATGGTTTCGACGGACGATAGGGTTGGAGCATGACTTGTAACTACCCCAGGCAGTAGCCCTGCCAACAACCTGATGCTTATACCAACAAATGTCGCATCTATAATTGTAACCGATGTCTTCATTCATATTACATAGATCAGCAACTATGGGGCGGAAGTATTCTCGTCCTGTATCATCAGCGGTCTTGGCAACACGATCTTCTTCGTGATTTACCATAGAATCAATATTGATAGCCAGCCGACCGCCTGGACGTAGAACTCTATAACATTCTATCCAAACCTTTTTTAGCCATTCAAGGTAAAGCTTATAAGGCATACCGTCCTTATGATTACGATAAGGAATATTTACGTTGTATGGAGGCGATGTAAAAATTAGAGATACTGAGTTATCAGGTATTTTCTTTAATCCGTCTAATACATCAGCATGAATTATTTTGTCTTTCATCCAGTTCTCGCTTTGTACGCTGCAAAATCTGCGGCCAAACGCAGAACTTCATGCATAGCTATATCTGCTAATTCTTCGCCATTTCGATTTGCCATGTTCTTTTCAATAACCCATTCTTTAAATTCGTTCGAAGCAAACATATAAAAACGCTGAGGACATCTCGAAGAAAAACCATCAATACGAATAAGATCAGAATTCACAAAATCTCTAAAAGAATTGCTTTCTCTATCTATGTAGAACTTGTATTCAGCTTCAATCATTGTCATCGAATAAATCCTCTTCTATGTTGCTCATTCTGTTCTCTACAATATCACAAGCATGTCCGCTTATGTCGCACCCCGCAGCATGCCTACGAGCAAGGATAGATGCTTCTAATGTAGTACCGCTACCCATAAACGGATCAAAAACCCATTGTTCTTCATTACTAAACATCTTGACAACTCTGCTTAGCAGCGCAAGAGGTTTTTGGGTAGCATAACCAGTCTTCTCTTTTTCATTGCGACACAACGATGGAATATCTGTCCACCAATCTTCAAGAAGCTTACCTTTTTCCTGGTAATACTCCCATGGAATTTTCTCTTTAGACCAAGCAGTTTTACCGCCTACGTTCATCTTGGCGCTATGATGTATCCGCTGAGGATTATAAGGATAATCTCCAAAACCATACCATAAAAGGGTGTCATGCTTGCGGGGTAAGTGAGAAACAACAGTAGCAGGACTAGAGTAACACCAAATGATTTCATTCTTGAAGTTTTTTCTTCCAAAGATACTATCCATCATTACTTTGATATTATGAACAGCCTTATAGTCAACATGCACTATTATATTACTATCAGCTAGAAGAAGAGTTTTGAGATTAGTAAAAACTTCAAACATATATGCCATATATTCATGAAAACTATCTCCTACGCCATAATATTTGTCCTCGTCTTTAGAGCTATACGGAGGATCTAGATAAATGAGAGAGAATTTTTCTTCTCTTGTGTAATCAATACAACTTATTTTATTTATTTCATGCTGCATTAAATATCCCAAGAGCGAAATGAATCTAACTCTTTTTTTTCTTTGGCATCCATATACGAATGAAATCTAGGGCCTAGTTTGAAAGGCAAATCCTCAGCCGCCTGTTGTAGCTGGATAACATCTCTGTTCATCATTAATCGATCGACCACTTTGAAGAATGAATCACAAACTTCCACCTCTTTAGGATCAAAATCACATTTGCTCATATGATCATGACACAGTTTACTTATATAAGTTGAGCACATAAGAGAATCGTTGACGATATCTTGACCGCGAGAAATAATAACCTCTCTGGCTCTGGTAACCAGGTGGTCAATTTCGTTATCTACATTGATATTCAGCTTCTTACTTAGTCGCTGAATAGTTTCTTTTATTGATATATTCTCATACTCAGAAATGAATTGAATAATGCCTCCGCCTGACTTGCAGCCAAAACACCAGTAATCCTCATGATCTCCTTTTGAGAATGTGTAGAACGACGGATGGGAATCAGTCCCGTGACCAGGCAGCGGACACAAGTAAACTTTACGATCCATGGTATTTCGACGCGGACTAACACCTTTCTCAGCAAGATAATCTGAGATGCTATAAGATTTACTAATTAGGTCAATTGCATACGAACTCATAAATCGTCAAAATCTTCAAAGACAACTCGGCCTTTACCGCCTGATTTTTCTTTCTTTGGTTTTTCAACCTTGATTGATGAAACTGGTTTAGAATCGCTACTCTCGCATACGTCTAAATCAAGATCATATTCGACCGTAGTACCTTCTGCTTTTTTAATAACAGGATCGTCATTATCATCTCCCCAATCAGCATCGCTAGCTCCAGTAATACGACAAATGTCAGGAGTAACATCAAGAATAGCTCTTGTAGAACCAGCAAATTCTTTCTTACCATATCTTGCCTTGATGCAAAATACTTGCAACTGGTTCCGCTGTTGTGTAGGACTAGGAACTAGAGCGTAGATGTTGTCTGCATCTGCAGAGAAATCATGCGAACCTCGAAGGTCTTCTGAACCGACAGTCTGCTTGCCTTCTTTCTGGGAGCGGAGTCTCTTGATCGCATCTCTACCAAGCTGAGCAGCGGAAAGAATAGCGAACCCGTGCTTACGTCCAAGCTGTCGAAGATCCTTACACATATGGCCGACCCATTCGTGGGACTTCTGGTTAGCGTATGATCTCTCTGGCGAAAGGATCGAGATATAGTCAATGACGACGAGCCTTGGCTTGAAGAAACCAGCCTCCCTCTCGATCCTTGCCTTGATTGCAGAAACAGTCAGGCGTTCCTCTGTATCTTCAATACAGAATCTCATAGGACGATCATCAAACTTAACCCATTCTCCCCGAATACGATCAATCTCCCCATCGGTCAGTAGCTCGGGCCTGTTGATATGATCATTCGTAACACCAGTTTCGCATGAGATGATCTTGTTCTGAAGCATTCGCTTTGGCATTTCAAGGCTTACAAACAAAACATCTTTCTGAGATCGAAGATAAACATTCAAAGCGATGTTAATCATCATTGTTGTTTTGAAGCCGCCGACATCTGCGACCATCAAAGTCAGAGATCCAGGAGGCATGCCAACAACCATCGATTCGTCAAGATCACTTATACCTGTAAGAAGACGTTCTGAAGGATTGTCTTTCTCTTGAAGAAGCTCTCTTAGAAAGTCTCCGCCTTCTTCGTCTAGGAACGACCAAGTAGATGAAGACTTCGAACCATCAACTCTCAGCTTGTCTAGCCCCTCGGCAAGGCTACTGACAGCGCCCATATAATTCTTCTTAGCATCTTGCTCAAAAGAATCGAACAGACCATTGAAACTTTCTCTGGCATGCATCTCCTGAATGCGACCCAAGTATACTTCTATGTCATCGCCAGATGCTCGCTGCATCTGAGAGACATTAGCAAACATGCCGTTTTCTTTAAGAAGCGCCTGCTTTGGTTTGTCTACGGCCTTTCGGCCCGTCCATTTAGCGTACTCGCCGCTTGCTATGGCCTTCTCGATGAAGTCTCCATAGCCAATGCCGGTCAGCCTGCCGTTCCTCTGATGAACATTGTAAATGGCATGTAATAGCGGTCGAAACTGAACATCAAAAAAGTCAGGATCAATCTTCTCATCTTGCAATCTACTAACAAGCGTTGGCTCATTGAGCAGTAGGTATAAAATCTTCTCTTGACATGCGGATTTTTCTCTCATTAAACTTTGATCCTATATGTATTTTCATCATTAAATAGCTTTTGAAAAGCAAGACCCATTCGCTCTTCAACTGAAATCTTTTCTACGTCAAATTCGCAAACCAGGATCGTTGGTTTACGTTCATTGATTCTCTCAATCAAAAACGTATCAAAAAGTTCTCTTGTCCACATCTCCGAACGACTGCCTTTTCCTTTGTCTATTTCTGTAACATCATCAATAACCAACCAATCAGAATCTTGGATATCATATAATTGATCGCTTCTATCTTTTAGTATTTGTCTGAGATTAATAAATGAAACCCAATCATAGTTCCATACTTTACTTTCAGGATATTTCTTGCGATATATAGCATCGATCATGATAGTTGCTGCAAGAAGACTTTTACCAGATTGCTGATGTTTTCTTGTGCGACGACCATTGTTGTTTTCAATACGAGTTGATTCGCCATGAATAACAACACAAGCTCCCTGCTTAAACCTATTGTTCAATACAGAAAGTTTATTCAGTTCTAATCGATCCGTTTCAGTAACACGATCCAGGCCATATAGGTATTTATTTAAAGTTTCTCTAACTTCTTTTACAGTGCTTGCATCGATCCGGCGTTCGCCGCCTTTGTCAACGCCTGTGAAATCATGTATAGTAGCGTTTCTTAATTTTTGTGGAATAAGAGAGTAAATGAGAGCATGGATTTCTCCCATCTTTTTGCAAACGCAACCGTCCTCTCTAGAACACTCGCCTTCACTAAATACAGAGCAATCAGACTGAAACCTCTGCGTAAATATATTGATCTCGTTACTGAGGTCTCGCATATCAACCCTTCGACTTTTGGGGATTTAAAAACGGAAGGATACACTAGTCAATATCAATGTGATCTGCTATTGATGAGCCGCTATGAGCATCATTCTTTCCGATAAGCGGAACGTCAGGCTGCCCATCGCCGTCTACATCAGTATTAGCAAAAACGCAGTTCTGTTTTGCCCATGCCCTCATCTCAGAAAGTTCTGTTTTACGAATTTCAGATAAGGGTTTCATATTGCTTACAGAATCAAGTATATCTTTTGTTCTTAGCTTTCGTTTTTTAGATTTGAAAGCAATAAACATTCCTGCATCTATAGCTTTTTCAATTTCTGCGCCGCTATAACCGTTAGTCTTCTCAGAAAGTTTTTCAATATCAAACTTTTTAGGATCTAATTTCTGTTTCTTCAATAGAATATCAAAGATTTGCTTGCGTCCTTCAAGACCAGGTAAATCAATCCAAAACACTTCATCAAATCTTCCTGCTCGCATAAATTCGGGCGGAATATCTAACACGTTATTGGCAGTAGTAACTACAAAAACAGGTTTTGTTTTTTCTTGCAGCCATGTCAGGAATGTAGAGATTACTCGCTTTGTCGTACCAGAATCCCCCGAGCCTGCGCCAACGCCGCCCGACAACCCTTTCTCAATCTCATCGCACCAAAGAACGCAGTTGTGACAAAGAATTTCATTAGCAACAAAGTTATGGTTTCCTTCGCATGCCAGATCGTAAGCCCACTTAGTTCCGACCTCTTCAATCTTTGTAACTTTCATACCAACAAGATCGCAACATATAAGATCAACAATAGAATCTTTAGTTACCTGGTTATTTTGAGTTCCATTTTTGTTACTAAGCGTCTCGGCAATAGCCCATGCTTTTATAAACGGTACTATAGAACCTTTTTCATAGTGAGTCATTGACTGAGAAGCAATAGGGAAATCATTTTTAGTAAGACCGTAGAAGATTCTCTCTTTCAAGAGAGAATTTCCAAGCTTATACCCAATGCTGCGATTTTCTTTACCAAATTTATTGCTGACTATATAGGCAAGATCAGTCGAAAGACTATCTACTTTTAGGTCCATAGCAATAGCCAATGCCTCGATATCGTCGGCATTCTCGATAGATATCTCCATGCCCCTAGCAGGCTCCTTATAAGATATTACGCCAAAAATATGAATCGCTTTTCTAATCCGCATTCTATATACGGGATCAGTTGATTGTAATTTAAATATAATCTTCGATTTGTTATCATTCTCAATAATTTCGCCAGAAGTATCAAACATACCGCTCAAAAAATTGCGAACGTACTCGTCTTCTTGCGCAAATAATTCATCTCTAGCATGATTGAGAATATCAGCTACAATTTTATTACTTACCTTGATATTATAACCGCATGATGTTTTTTCAAGGGCTGGTTCAACCCCGAACATGTCAGCCATTGCATTGACAATAAGATACGACTTATCCAGTGTGCCCGCCTTGAAATGAACCTCTCCTTTAGAGATATCAATCCAGCCACATCCGTGAATAGCACCAACAAGATAATAGACTAAACAGCGGTTGAATCCGCTCAACAAAGTTACATCATGATATTCGCCTTCGAATTTACCAGCAATTTTATTACAACCGTTTTTATCTCCTGGTTTAAAAGTGTCATAAGGAATAGAGATAGCTTCTTTCCAGTTTGTCTCTCGCCCTCGACGCATAAAATACTTAGGCGTCATAACTAAATCGCCCTTTTCAATATCTTTAGCTTCAACCCATTTGAGATCGCCATCTCGATTAACCATAATCTTATGATCTTTAGTAACTTCAATGGAAGTCGTTGCTGTTTTAATTCGGATCATCGCTTTTTTCTTGGCGTGTCTAATAACTGTTCGAACCCGAGTCGGTTCCATCTTCTTTTGTTCTTCATTGAATGCATAAATAAATAGCTCTTCTTTACTAAACAGCCTCTTATCATCTGCAAGATCAGAAATTCTGTGTTGTACGCCATCTATATCATAGATAATTGAATCACCGGATACGCATGGAGCAATAGTCTCAGCCAACTTGATAGCAGCACGGGCTGTTTTTTCAGACTCGCCAACCAGCGAATCAAACATACGGCCAAAATCGAGACGAAGCAGAGGCATACCGTAATCCTTAGCAATTGCTTTTGCCGTTAGACTCTTTCCTCCGCCAGGCACACCAAGCAGCATGACTCCTTTAGGCATTTTCAAACCGTATTCCTGCGCCTCATGAGAAAAGGCCAGTTTGCGATCATGGAGCCAACCTATCATATTGTCCAAACCGCCGACATCCGCAAGAGAAACATTTGGATCTACATATTCAAGGATGTCTGTCTTGCGAATTATCGATCTTTTTTCCTTCATCAATATTTCTAAATCAAACGGATTATGACCAAGCTGGTTAGCCATAACCATTGATTTGAAAAATGCGGCTTGCGCTTCTGTGAGAGTTAGTCCCTTTACCGAATTGACCAGGTCTTCTCGATTTTCTTCTACATATTTTATTACATCAGGACAATGAGGAAAGGCGTTTTTATTGTCCCCAATAAGCGAAACAGCTTCATCAAGAATTTCATTAACCTCGTATTCATTCGGATATGGAAAATCAAGTGCAGCCATATCTTTGTCGAGAGACGCTGTGCTTGTGAAAGAAGGCCCTGTTAGTATGACGCTAGCAGCCTTAGACTCAGACGAAAGGTACTTCAAACGCCGCTGGATGGCAGGTGCAGGCGGTTTCAAATAACGATAGAAATCCAACAGGACATACAAATTGCCGTTGCTCGGTTTAGCATTAGTCGAAGAAGATTCTGCCTTGTTCTTATTTTTTCTCTTGTTGATTTGAAATTTTTCAATTTGATCTATAACAAAATTGAGTGTAGTTTCAGGATTAGTGAAATCAATTTTATTGTTGCCGTCTACGTTGACAGGCTGACGACCATCGAGATGCCGTAAACCTTTATAACAATCCCAAACATATCCAACGTAATTGCGAGCTTCACAAAGATTTTCAACGTGAGCCAGGAATCTCTTCTCTTCATTTGTAGAAACAAAGATCAGAGGTTGGCGACTTTTGATAAGTGCCAGTAAACCATTATTGAACTCAGGTGTTGCGCATAATGAAAATAACTTCTCTGCTTCGATATTTGACACTATCTACTCCGTCCATTGTTACGTCTTGTTCCAATATTATATCGGATTTAGCAGCACAAATACAAATCAATCTGTTTTTAGATATTATCGTACTTAGTTGCATGTGTAAAATCATCTATGTGCAACCATAGAACAGTAGTTATGGTATTGCTTATTATTTTAGAAAGCTAAATCTATCAGATGCATCAGAGAATCTTGTGTTTATAATGTCAAAGAATTCTCCAGTTTCTACTGAAAGCTCTTTTTTTAAGTCACCAACAGAAAAATTACACCAAACAGGATATGGATTATGTTTCTCTGTAGCCTCTACTAGTTTATTATAAAATCCTTTATTGACCAACTCAACTGCTTCAGCAATAACGAATGTTTTGGCTTCTTTCTCAGACATGCCTTTGTTTCGCATAATCCATATTGGCGATAAAACCAGCCCATACCTCAATACAAATTGCGAAACGCTAGATGCGTATACGGCGCTCATTGTTGAATCGCTAAAGATGTTTGAATCTTTCAAAACATTGTTAGCGCCAGTCTCTTTTTCTTTGATCTCTACATTTTTTTCATACTGTTCAAAAAAGTTTACAATATCCATATTCGACATCATAAACTTCATCTTGAAACAATTATAGGTGCTAACAAGATACTCTGCTTTACCGGAAATGAACCAAGTAACATAATCTTTAATAATAGAGATACTTGCTCTGTAACCAATGTATTCCGAAACTCTATCCTGCAAAACTTTTAAACGCTCGCAGCCAGCAGCAAGTGCGATAATGAACTGATCATTCATGTATTCTTCGTATAATTCCATGAAGTAATAGTAGAGGTCTTTGATGCCCCAAAGCGAAACATCTTTCTGGCTGTGATGTATATTACCTTTGATAGTTTTTGACCACCCACCATTACGATCGCTGATGTCTCCTTTTGTAAGATTTTTCTTACCTTCATTGGTGACACTAACGGCTGCAGACAGTATGTTTTCAAAATTATCCATTATTTCCTATCTATGGTAAAGCCACTATAAGATACTCTGTACCAGCAGACTTTTCCTTTGCTCGATACAGATACTTATACTCAATTTCATGCATAACAACGCTAGGGCCAAAAGATTCAATACATTGTTTTATTTCTTCCGGGCTAGCCCAACTAGAATCATTATAACTAAAGACCCATGGGCAGTTAGGGAGCTTGCTAAGAAGCTCTTCAAAACTTTCCCTATAAGTTTTAGACTTAGTAAATCTTTTCTTATTTTTCTCAGAATGCTTCTCGTCATATCCCAGGAAATCTTCAAAAATCTGGTACATATGAGCATAGTCACTCTGATCTCCGCCGTAGGGAGGATCTATGTAAGCAACATCAAAATCTACAGGATTGGTTTTGAACAGATCAAGTAGCTCTATAGCATCAAGTTTTGTTGAAACAGAAGTTAGACCATTGCCAAAAGGCATGTCATACGAGTTGATTCTATTGAATGTCATATTCTGTCGCTGCAGTCTGTGATTTACTTCTGCAACGACCTGTCCGTTGTTCAGCCGCCCGCCGAGATCGCAGTTGCGCATGACATAGTGCAAAATAGCAATAGCTTCTTGCGCAAAGTTTTGAGCAACGTCAATATCATCAGTAGTTTCTGATAGTTTTCCAAAGTTGCGAAATGCTAACGTATGATCGCTGAACATATCTATTAGCTTTGTTAAATTCTTCTCGCCATCGGGAAGACAATCCCCGTATTGCTTTAGTAAGTTATGACGAGCAACATCCAATCGCTCAGCCTCTTCTTCGGTAAACCTTTTGCCAGCGTACTTGTCCCGCATGAACGTGTCAACATTGCCTGGATCATTCCAAATGATGTCATGAATCTGTTCTTCGCTTGTATAGTTACTATCACCTTCAACCAACGCGGCTGATCCAAGATATGAAAAAGCTAATAGATCGTTAGACCATACAGCAGCGCCCTGCCTCTTCATAAAGTAGCTAACAAAAGAACTACCAGTAAAAAGATCCAGAGCCTTGCCTCCGTCGAGATTAATATCATGTTTCCTAAGAACGCCTGCAAGATCAGAGATCAACTTACGTTTGTTCCCTCTGTATGGATTAGTGACGCTTCTTAGCTTGTTCTGAGTATCCAAAACATCGCCTAGCCAATCATCTGTACTGAACATATCATTTGATTCTAAGCTTTTACTCATTTCCAATCTCTGATCTCAAACTTTGGTTCGGTTTCATATATTTGACGACGCTTACGAGAATGACCAAGCATGTATTTCATGTTATCTTGGAAATCGACAACAAACGCATCTTTCTTTATAAAACCACTCGCTTCTTCTGAATAAGGTCTAATGATACGACCGACTCGCTGTAGGGCTCTCGTTTGACTCTTACCGCTCCCGCCAAGGATAAGGCCATCCAGAGGCTTTACATCAACGCCTTCGTCAAAGATGCTTGTAGAGATTGTGATGCTAGCTTCTCTCTGCCTCATTTTAGTAAGTCGATCAACTCTTTGCTTTTCAGTATGAGAACCATGAATAAAAAAGCTGTCAGGAATCATTGCTTCTAAAGTTGTTCCATGCTCAATGAATCGAACAAGGATAAGAACCTGGCGACCATGCTCAACCATTTTTTGAGCAACATTAGAAATCATTAGATTACGATCCGCATTCTCTACGATGCCTTCTTTGTAAACTGTTTGGTATGCTCCTTCAAGATTTGGCAAACGGTTATGAACAAAGTAAATCGTAGGCTTGACAAGAAAATCTCGATCGATCAAAAATGAAGCGTTGATGTCTGCTATAGCCTTGCCAAAACAAGCATCAATAAGCATATCGTCGCCAAGGTCTCTCCATGGCGTAGCACTCAATCCATAACGGTTGCGAGCGCTATAAGATGCTTCTGAAATTGCTTGACAAGTTTTTGCAGCCCAATGCTGTACCTCATCACATACCATGACATTAGCAGAATGAATTAGGTCTTTAATTTCTTTCTTCTGCTTATCGTTTAGTTTTTGCTTGTCTCGCTTAGCGCCATCATCTTCTTCGTCGTATGGCGTATAGCGATGTCCAAGCGCACGAATAGCGGTCTGAACAGTCATAACGGTGATCGGTTGTATGTTGAACTTACCGCCGCCGACCTCGCCGACCTCAATATCCTGTCCATTTTTACGAATGAACTTCTCAAGCTCATCTTTCGCCTGCTTGCGTAGGTCATTTGATGTGACATAGAAGATCGTTGGCTCGCAACCAAGTTCGGCTATAATACTAGCAGAAAGGGCCGTTTTTCCCCCGCCTGTCGCGACTTTTATAATGCCCCTACCTATATTACAAGCATCGTCTCGTATAATAGATTGATAGTCTCTGGGCTCGAACCAGTCAGACATAGAGTAGCCGCCAACCTTGTGGGTGGCTGCTCTTGCATCAACAAGGCCAACAGTTCTACCAGTTATTTTAAAGAACTCGCGAGCCCTAGAAAGCAGTCCGCTTGGAAAGCTGATCTCTTTAGTTTTTCTATTGTATTGAACGGTTGTTTGAACGCCGTCCCAATTTTTTACCCAAGAAGTATTCTTGCCTTGAGATGCCAACTTTTTCTCAAGCTGTCGAGCGCGCCAAATCGCCTTATCATCGGAAAAACCGAGATATTTCTTAAATGCATCATACGTTGATTTGTCCAAATGTCCGTCAACACTAGTATTGACGTTTTGAACCCGCAATTTAATATGGGTCATAAGCTGATAAGGTTTTTCTTGATATCGCGCTGCATCACAGGAACATCTATACCTAGTTGATAAATACGCTTCTTCAATTCTTTTTTTCGTCGTTTACGCTTCTTCGGGTCTTGCTCGAAGTATTCCATGATTTCTTCTTCAGAAGGATCTCTGGGCCTCTGGCTTAAACCGCCAGGATGCCTATCTCGATTGACAAAACCGGGTTGATCATCCCAGCTAGCCGCTCGCTTTTTAAATCCTTCAGTCTGAATTACTCTCATCGATACTCCCGCCAAGTTCTACAACTCGTCGCTCTATGTTATTAACAAGATGCTTAACGCCATCTGATACGCCTTGAAGCTGTTCATAAGAAACAACTTGCTGACCGTTTCTAAGCAAATTCTTAGAGCTTTCAATCTTTGTCCAAAGAACACGCATCTTTTGCGAAAGATAATTATCAAACTCTAGTTCTGTGAAATCCCCATTTACCACTTCTTTTATTTCTTCACTCATTACTTCGTCTCCTTACCAAATTCTATTATCAGACAATAGTGCCTGAAGCGTTTGCATACCGTCTACACTATCTAATTGGTCCAAATCTCGTTGAACATCTAATAGCAGTTCAAATGGTGCTTCGTCCAAACCTCGACTTCTTCTCTCTGTTTCCACCCTTTGCCATAGTTCATCAGTAAAAGGTTTCCAATTTTGATAGACTGTCCAGTCTTCAGATCGGGCAGGTTCTAAAAACTTCTCCATCAGCCCCATGTACCACCAGTTGTGAGTATTACCCTCAGCCTGTGCTTCCTTGACCTTCTTCTCTTCTGTTTTGCCATTGATTGCTAGTCGCTCTAGATCTTCAGACTGGCAAAGAATAGAAAGCGTACCAAAGAAATCAGCCTCATCTCGGTCTTCGACATAAACCATCTGCACAAAAGAAATCATACGTTCCTTCATAAAGAAGTTCGCAAAAAGGTCTCTAATAATAGCCTCAGCCTCATCCCCAAAATGAGCCCTTGTCGCTTCTACTAGCATATATGCTGATCTAATAGAGTCTCTACCAACATCTAAATTCATAAAAACAAATGGAAACTCGTCTTTATCCAGATTAGCTTTTGGCATTTCTTTTTCAGTAATAAGTCGAGCAACATCAACAATCGACGACTTAGAAGCTAGGACTCTAACATTTTTGCAAGGCGCATCCCTGGATGGGCATATGATATTCTTTAACAGAATCCAAGGCAAAGGACATTGGTCGAGTCGCATAGGTACAACTTCATCAGGTTCTATTGAATCAAAACCGCAATGGGGACTATGCTTGAAATCCTTAACAAGAGCCAATACCATCATCATCGCATCTCTGCGAGCATCATCTGGTATATCGCTCAAAAAATACTGTAGATAAAGAAATATAATAGAAAAAATCGTCTTCTGTAAAGACCCGTTTTCCTGTAGATAAAACACGCCATCACGATGTTCAGGGCCTTCTTCTCCGAAGACTACTTCAACATCAACAAATTCGCAATCAAACCTAAAACATAAAAGTTCAATGGTTTTCTTTGCTAGAGCAAAATCACTTATCTGAGCGTCCATCCTCGTCCTTATCCTTATCTAAATTTTTCAGCCTCTTAATCTCTTCATCGTCTATTCCGATGACTCGCAAAAAATCTTCATGAGAATTACAGGAAGCAAGATATTTTTTGAAGCGTTCAAACTCTTTGTTCGATATTTTGCTCTTTGATACCTTGTTCCTAGCAGCCTTACGAGCCTCAACAAAGGTATCTAGCATATTTTGCAGCATATCTTGAGCCGTAAGCTCTGCGTCATCTGGATCTGCTAGCCATATCGTTCGTTTGTCGCAAGAAGGACAATGATATTCAAACATTAGAAGAACTTCGCCTTTTTGAGGAAGACGAGGTGATTCTCTGCGTTCTTTAAGACCTATAGCTTCAACGCATTTAGGATCAGTTTGTTTTTCGCAAACTGGGCATTTCCTGTCCGTAAGATATGGTAGAGCCCACCTTGGTAGAGGCATCATTTTTAGACTCCTTTGGCGAACGGTCTGCGTCAAGGTTAACGTCGTACCTAAACGTTATGCCTCTTTTATCATGTATTCCGAAAATCTTCTGCTCTGCCCTTGTTCCGGGTAGACAGTTTTTCAATGAATAGACATCTGAGCCTACAAAAGAACCATTCATAAGACATTTACCATTGCTGCTAGTGATTTCAGATGCGTTATGAAAGTGGCCAGCCAATGTGTAGTGAGCATGATCATTGACGAAGCCAGCCATTTTTCGTTCAATTTCCAAGAATGAAGCAATAGGAGGGTTCTTGCCTTTGGCGTCATCTCCATGCATCATCAGGAACTTATGATTTCTGATTTCTGCCATATGCCACCATGATTTAGGAACATGGAACTTGATACGAGGATTGTTACGAAATTCTTGTTCTAAGAATAAGTAAACAACTCTGTCCCAGTTGCTATAGTCTTTCTCAGCGCCGCTCTTGGCAACTCGCCCATGGTTTCCTCGAATACCATAGAACTCAATTTCTTCAAATATCGTTAGCCAATACCAGATAGCATCAGATAACGATCTCATACCAATAATGACCTGTTCCATGATTGGCGTACCAATATAAACAGGAGACCATGCGCCAACATCGTTCATACCATCAACAACATCGCCGAGACTAAAGATGTGCAATTTAGGGATTTTGTAAAGATGCGAATGAATCTCGTAGATATCAGCAACCGCATATTTGAGATTAGAAAGTCGTTGCTCATACATCTTGATATTATACTGAGAAATACCGCCAGTTTCTTCAAGCGAATGCTCATGGCCGATATGAAGATCACTCAACATAAGCCCCATATCTTCAGGACAGCTTTGATATTTCTCTCTCCTAGGCTTCCATTTAGACAGAGGAGCCCTGGGTAGTCTGTCTGCGGCTTCTGCGAGAGCATCCCCAATAGAGTCCGATCGCATTCTCCAACGGTCCAGAGACCTGTTGACGTTGTTCTCAGTCTTAGTCTTGAATGTATCCAACGCACGTTTATGAGCCCTGGATTTCATACTGTTTGCATATGGTTTTTGAGACCAATCTGTTTTACCATAAACATCTCGGCAAGAGTTATACGCTCTTCCAAGAGTACGGGAAATTAATGAATACGGCAAATTATCAAGACGACTCTCGAAAAGATACTGAAGTTCATCTTCTTCCCATGGCGAGGAAGATTTTACAGGAGTCAAATCATCATTGATTTCTCCATTATTAAATGCATCCCAATTAAACTCTTTGAATTTACATTGAACAGAATCTAAGCTACGTCCTAGGGAACGTGCGATTGTTGTCCAATCGTGATTTGCTTTGCGTTTGTCGTGCAGTGCTGCTAGTTCTTCGAGTGTCCATTTGCGAGCCATAATTACTCCCGAGCCTTTGTTCTTTTAGCTGAGACTTAAATTCTCGCCAAACTATCATGTGGGCTCTTATCATTTCTTCTTTGTGTTTTCCAGTCATCCCATCAGGGTTTGTTCTGTATCTAATGAGCGGTTTCTTTATATTTGCCATTTTGCGACCTGCGAGAATAGCTCTACACCAAAGGTCCATGTCTGGAACCGTGTATATCTCAGTTCTCGTCGTATATCCGCCTAGCTCAAGAAAATCCTCTCGTAGAAACATTGTTGTCGGATCTATCATTGGATTCTGACATCGGTACAATTGACCTACGATTTGTTCATGCGATGTCTTGGGGTAGTCCATTTCGCCCAACGGCTCGCTTTCTAAATCAATTTTTAGAGCATGTCCGCCAACACAAAATACATCAGGATTAGATTCAAGAAATTCAAACTGCTCACTCAGTCTGTATGGAAGACTAATATCGTCCCCATCATGGATAGCAATGTACTTTCCTTTGGCCATACGAATTGCCTGGTTCCTCCGACGAGGAATCCTTATGTTATCACTGTCGTCTATTAGACGAACGGAAACCCCAGCTAGACACGCAAAATCGTAATCGCACACGATATCCCAAGTCAAATCTGTAGAACCATCATTCATAATTAACCATTCAAAATCTCTAAATTTATTCTGTTGACAAATAGATTCAAGAGATTCTTTTATATACTTTTCACAATTGTAAACAGGTGTAATTATGCTAACTGATGGCACTGCAATTCTCCTTTGCCCAGTTATATAGCTCAATATCATATCTATTAAAATCTTCTAATAAATCATTGACTTTTTTACTGTAATCTTCTGGATTGCGAGATAAATGACTTTTAGTGATGCCGCAAAAATAATCTGAATCAGGAATTCTAACTTTATCACCGAACTTTTCACCTACAGTAATTTCTCCAAAATCATCAAGCGAATCCGTATATCCTATCTTTATGTTTTGAAGATTGATTTTAGCCCTTTCATAAGCTTCATCCATTGGATATCCTTCTCTCCAACACCCTGCGCCGAATGGCTCTCTTATAGCTTTATTCTCCATGAAATCATTAACATAAATATCTGGAAGAACACCGCTAAGTTGTCTTGTTAGAAAATTGAAGTTCTTATTTAATTCTCTATAGCGATCAAGCTGTTTTATAATAGATTCTTCGCTACAGGATTCTTTGGTCTTAAAATATCTTTTGTTATAGAATGCTAAAATAGATAGCATTCGTATTTTAGGTTCCCTCAAAATTGTGTAATATGAAGCATCTAAGCCAAAACATTCGTGAAATCCATACGGAAGATGACCATGTATCCAACAATCATCAACAACATCTAAAGGCATACCTTTTGCTTTTCTCCATGCATATTTACGAAAAGTAACCGGAACTAATGTCTTGTTATGATCCAGTAACAGATTTATAAACGAATGACCACCTGTCTTCGGTATATGTAGGAATATATTAACTTTCATTATTGGCATGTTCTGCTGTGAAGACTTCATGATATTTTTTACTTATATTATTCCAGTCAAATTCCTTGAGAATCTGCTGATATCCATCTTCTGCTTTTTCTTTACGAAGTTTTTCGCTTGACAACAACTCATCTAAATGCTGAGCAAAACTCTCATGCATAACGCTGTTATACAACCATCGACCGCCTGATTTCTTCGCCCCATTAACTATAAAGCCTCCGTCTAATTGATCCATGTTGCCAACATTCAATGAAACCCATGGCAGCTTACTCGCCATAGCTTCAAGAGCAACAAGCGGCGCAACCTCAACCTGAGAAGGAAATGCAAAGATATCCGCATCTAAAAACGCCTGAATTGTGTCATCGCGAGGAATATCAATCAAAAGCTTACTATCAAAGCTGGCTTTCTTCAATGCTTCTTTATGGCGATGCCTCATAACATTTGCTGGTTGAAAATTAACACTGGTGCAAATAAAAACTGCTACAAAGTCTTTGCCTCTAGCTCTAAGCTTTTTAAGAACATGCATTAGATGTTCTTGGCCTTTTCCTGGGAAGAAATTAGAAACGCACAAAATCATTGGTTTATCAGGAATACGGTACTTCTTTCTAAATGAAAATCCCTTATCCTGAAACTCTGTCAAATCAATAGCATTAGGAATAACATTGACCTCAGCACCCATCGCTCGGCATGTCTGATAATCTAGGTAATTGTTTGAATGGGTTATTATCGAGAAGTGTTTATGATTTCTGCGAAAAACTCTACCTACATCTCCGTGGCTGCGCATAAAATTCATGCCAACCATCGCTATGCTCTTCGAGCAATTAATCTTATCGGCTCGACGAATGGTTGTCTCCCATTGCATAAATGAATCGCTATAAACCATATAATGATCTGGTTTTAGACCATTTATCTGCCTTATATAAGCATCTGGGTCTCGATTGACAGGATGTATTTTGACGCCATTATGCTCTATAGTTTTATTGGCAAAGTGAGTCAAGACATGGCAATCCATGCCAAAATCTTTTGTCATAGATTCTGTTATCTGTTGAACTACTTTTTCCGATCCGCCTATATGATGCGGAGCCGAATGATTAACGCCTATTACAAGTCGCATATGTTCTTCGCCTTTTCAAATCTTTTATTGCAAGACGGGTACAGGATGCTGCCTCATTGGTCGAACCTTTTTACCTCGCCACTTCTCAAGAAACTTCGTTCTACTACGCTTAAACAATTCGAGACGACGAGGATTTTTTCCTAAAGTCTGATGCGGCAAATGAATAACTCTCGCTTTATAATTCCAACATAATTTATAGCCAGCATCCATCGCTCTGAAACAAAAATCAGGATCTTCATAGTAACAAGGATTAAATCGTTTATCAAACATCCCTAGCTTGATAGGGATTTCGCCCTTCATCAACATGCCTCCACATCCGACATATGTCCAGGGTTCATTGGGCCTCTTACATTGGTGAACCGGAATAAAATCATTACTCATTAACCAGGCTTCTACTCCTACAACATCTGCATTTGATTGTTCTAGAACATCATGATGGTGCTGAAGCCAGTCAGATTGTACATACTGATCATTATCTAAAAAGTTAATATATTCAGGCCTATCAGCTAGAGATTGATAAATATTAAAACCATGATTTCGACCGCCTATAACTCCTAAATTATTGTCATTGCAGGCTAAAGTAATATCGTCTCGCTCAGAAGCAAGATCACCGAGATATTCAACGGAACCATCTGTGGAACCATTATCAATCATAATAACATGAAAATTTTCTGTATGGGCAAAAAGATGAGTGAAGAACTTTTTTGTTACTTCAAGCCCATTATAGTTCAGTACAACGATAGCGGTTTTGGGATGGCTCATATCATCCTATCGTCTTATTGGACTGTTGCGGTATTACTTCTTACAGTTATCCCAACTGAAACGCCATCAAACGGTATAACTTCCGCATACCATAGATCGCCGCTAGCAGTCAATAAATTAGAAACAAGCGACTGATTTGCTACCGAAGCAACTTCTTCAAATAAATCTGCGCCTGATGATTTACGGAACCAACGAATTGAACTTTCGTCAGATTGTTCGGTATTTCCCGTGTCAATGTCTTGATCAAAGAACGACCATACAACCGTTAGGTTAGAATTTGAAGTTGGATTTTCAGGTTCAACAATAACATTAGTAACAACCGGAGGAGCATTTTGAACAGTAACTACAGGACTCGTTACTGGATCTCCAATAGTGTTACCAGTTGCAGGTCGAACTTCAACCTGAATATCATTTCCAATGATTAGAGCAACTACGCTAGTTGATGTTTGTAATTCACCTGGTATAAGTTCATTGTTGTTGAATCCGTTTGTGTTTCCATTTAGGTTTCCTCGCTTAAACTCAACGCCATTGATATACCAAATGATAGTAGAAACATCTTCTCCTCCATCATCAAAGAAATCGAAATCAGCGAAAGCTATTGTAGCTGTTGTAACTTCAGTTTGAACTACGCCGCTCGAAGTTCTTCCATTGACAAGAAGAGTTGTAATGAACGGAGGAGCGGCCTCAACTGTAACGGATGAAGAACGAACAAGAGTTCCAAGAACTTTACCATCGCTCGGTTTAACCGTAAAGTAAATGATGTCACCAACATTCAACAAACTTTCATTTCGTTCACGAGCAAATTGCTCAGCAGTTGTGCTAGAAGGAACATCCTCTGGCTGAAAACTAAAGCCAAAGGTCCATAGGGGGTCTGCGAAATTAGTAATATCATTCCATTCTCGTAATCCTCTTAAAAACTCTATTTCAACTCCATTGACATACCATCGTATATCTGTTTTATCAAGATCTTCTATATCTAGATTGAGATCAAAGAACCTATAACTTGCAGAAATCTTGTTATAGATAGTCGGAATAGTCGGGAATATTTTAAGATCCAATGCTTCTGGTGGCCGCTCGGCCAATGGCGGCGGCAAGAAAACGTTGCTGTTAAAGAAGTAACCAACGCCCTCAATAGCAATAGGATCTGTAGCAAACTTGTTCGTTATTTTTAGACCTATTCTTAATTTTCCAGCATTCTCAACGTCTATTATAAACGAGTCAACCTGTTTTGTTTTGAAGACAATCAGTCCATTGCGAGGATAAGATTTGTAATCAGTTTCCTCAATGATGGTCTTATCAGTTTTCTTAACAACAACTCTGGAAGTTGGGTTCCAGCGTCCATACTTAGCCGAGAAAACAAAGCCATCAATGTTCTCCAGCGGCTCATTGAGAGCATCGTCAGTTTGTTGTGTTCGAATAGGCAGGTATATCTTTCCATACCTGTCAGCGGCGGGTTGAGATCCGCTCTGGTAGTCATCCCAATTATAAGAATCGCTTGTTGCTGCTCCTACTTCAATAAAGCTATTAGGTGGAGTATTCGCTCTGATAGCGACAGCGATCTGTTGAGCGCTGAACTCCGGAGTATCACAATCAATATAAACAAAACTGTCCTTTGGAACGCTATAGTTGATATTTATATCTGTCAGCGCAGGGATACCTGGCGTAGCAACATCTTCATACACTTCTTCAACGGAAGCGCTAAGACCGCTCAAGATAGTTGCTCGGAATCTAAAGTAGCGACCGTTAAGTCTGAAGAACTCGACTTCTGCATCAGGATTGAATTTATCACTAAATTCCCCGAAGTTAAAACCATCATCGCTTGCTGAGACTTGCCAGTTACCGTCTGTGTTATCAAATAAATCGTAATCAAGAGAGATGCTATGAACAACAGCGTTTACGCCAAGGTCAATAGTCCTTTCATAAACTCCGTAGCCAATAGAACCAGCAACTCTTCCTAACGTATTATTTAGAATTTCATCAAGGAAAGCAGCATCAAGAACAGTCTGCGATTGACCGCCTGTAGTCCTTGCTATTTCTTCAAGCGAGTCTGTATCTGTACGAGAAACAAGCGCTGATAATGTAACTGGGAATACGATCGAGAAGTTATTGATAACAACTGGCGTCTGCCCAAAACCATCAATAGCCTGAATATCTTCAATCGCTTCGGCCTGAGTAGCAAACGATAGATTTTCTTCATTGTCAGTATGCGAGTAGATTGTTTTCGCTCGACCATCTGCATTATCATTAAGCAGATCTTCTGTTATTTCAGTTAATCCATCAAAATACGGAGACGCTCCAAAAGGTATAGCATTATCTAAGCGAGCAATGACGTTAAGAGCTTCTGACGCTGTTCCTACATTACCGCTTAGGTGGCGAACTATTTGAGGAATCCATTCAATGTCCGAAAAATATTGAATAGATGGGCTCTGAAGCTGAGACGTTTGTGAAGGGTTGATATTGAATATCAAGCTACTGTCATCCAGCCCGTCATCAATAGGTTGATCTGGATTGCTGCTGCTGTCATCATCGCCAGGATCGTCATCATCGCCTGGAAGATCCTTGCTAGCAGAATATTCTCGGCAACCTTCAAACTCGACGATATCGACACCGCCCCCATCATCTCCGCTATCGCCATCGTCTCCCGTATCCCCGTCATCATCGTCGCCATCGTCGCCCGTATCGTCGTCTGGATCTTCAACTATATCAGGATCTTCATTGTCCTCAATATCAACTACGGTCTGTCCGTAGAAAAAATCATCAACAACAGTAATCTGAATTCTAATCTTATATGGCCTACGAGTTGTCCCTTCCTTGATAAGTAAGATATCATCCTGCCCGCCCTGTCCTTCGCCTGTAACTGTTTCTGAAATTCCAAGCTTGTTTTTAATATCATCAATCTTTCGAAGAATATCATCAGCCCTTGGCAACATTGTTGTTGTACCAAATCCGCTCGATATTTCAAAATCATTACTACTAAATACAACAGGGTAAACAAACGCTTGTCGGGAAATAGTATCAGATGCCGACTGCTGTCCCTGGTCGCTGCCGCTAGAAGATTCCTCTGAACCTTCGTCTGTGTTATCTTCGTTACCTGGAAACAGCAAAAATCCTCGAACTAAAATCCTGATGTCCTTCGGAGGAATTTCGCCAGCATCATCTTTGAGTTCAATGTCTATTGCAACAGACTGACGGCCATCGAGCCTAGCATTAGCTGGCTCTGCCTTAGCGAGGATCTGAAGGAATCCAGGAGGACGACCGCTTGTTATTCCGCCAGCTACATAGATGAACTGATCGCCGTCTGACGCAATCCCAAACGATTGTCGTCCAACCGGGTTCTCTGTTAGATTTTGTAAAGATAGTCTAGGGACTGTTCCGCTTTCACCAATAAGTTCAAATCTTCTTAATGTAGGTGATTTTTTATTAGCGCCTCCGAGGAAGTAAACTCCTTCATATGCTCCAGTTTCAATAGCTGCTGTGCCGCCCTTGTATCTAGGATGAGGAATATCTCCAAACGAATTATCGTGAACCGTAATAGAGTTTGGATGTAACGGATCAAAAGAAACCGTATCTGTAGGGAATTCAAGTTCCTGATTCTCCCCTGATCCAATCAATATGGCTCCGCCAAGAATAACTATCGACGGCGTAGATACTGCAAAGTCATCAATAAAAACAAACGGAGATATACGATGATACAATTCATAGTCCTGATCAACAAACGAATCGGAATACGTCCAGCTATCTGTCATAATATCATATATCAAAATACGATCATTGAAAAATCTAATTCCTCCCTGACTATCGATTTCAGTTAAACCTCCGACAATATAAATAGAATCTCCATACTTGACAGCAGAGCTAAGAGCGGTTCCATATTCTGTGCCCGAAATCTCTGGCATTGAAGAACCGACAGTCCATGTATCAGTAAAGACATCGTAAATTTCTAACTTATTAGAAACATGTAGATCTCCATTTTCTGAAGACAAACCTCCAAAGACATATATCTTGCCAGCATCTTCAACAGCTACATGATGCATACGAGGATTTGGAATTGGGGCAAACTCGGTCCATTCATCTGTATCAATAAGATACTGTTCATTACGTCCAGAGATGCTAGTCCCATTAACCCCTCCGATCGCATATGTAGCATAGCCATAAGGCGTTATTGTATAACTGAGAGAAAGGGCTCCTCTCGGGAAGTTCATAGCAGCCTTGTCTTCCCAAGCATCAGTTGATGCATCATAAATGCTCATCTTTGCATCAAAGACGTTATTTACAATTCCTTTTTCATCCGTATCATCGTCGTCAGTATCTTGATCCTGCTGCTCGGAATCATAAACAATAGTCAAACAAGTGGTCATATTTCGTTCAACATCGCCCCTCTTATCATATTGAGTTTTTGCTTGAACCTGTGCACTAAAGCTTTCAACAGGGTTCAATGGCAATATAGTAAAGGACGCATAGGATTTGACACCTCCGCCAAGAAACTCATCCTCCTGTTGGAATGTAAAGACAACTGATTCAGTGACTACAACCTTAGATGGATTTTCTCCTGCGATAGTTAAGAAGACAGGAGTTCCGTTTGGAACTGGCTTGCCAGAAAATGAAACCTCAAGAATAAACGTATGTCGAGATTGTCCATCAACTAGCAAATCTTCTATAGGCTCATTATCTCTACGAACATCAACAATGCGGATTTTGAGAGGTTCTTTTAATCGAAGGACTGTTGGTGGGATTCCGTTTTCGTAGCCGCCGCCGCCGTTAAGAAAGCGAGTCTCTCCATCAAGAATAACTGTTGTTCTTCCTATTATCGATCTATCAAAAGGTTCTTCTTTCAATCCTCCAGGAAGTTCTATTGCAGAACAAATATTACTTAATGAACCGGGTGAATCGGTATTATCGTTCTTCTGCGGCGGGCCAATAAATCTATTTATTCTTAGATAGACATCAGTTGTATCATTCTCTTCTGATAATGGAAGAGATACGAACGCAGTCTCTTTATTAGCATCTAAGAAAACGAATTCATCAAGATAAGGATCTAATTCAATTGAAAGATCTTCTCCATAAAGTATTTCAAACGCATCGCCTGTTTCTATTTCAATAAGCTGTCCAAAGTTCAAAATAAACAACGTTCCGCTAAATGCGCTCGCGCACGATCTAAACTCAGTTGAAAATGGAATCGATGCAGTATTGGGGTCTCTAGCAATCTTTAGATTTTCAAAATCATATCCATCGGCCCACATTTCATTAATGAGACGACGAAAACTCATATGGAAACGAGAGCCAAAACTGCCAGGAACAGCCTGCGGATACAGAGTTAAAGGCCTTTCCTCAAAAGCATTCAATCCGTCATAAGTTATAGATGCTTTGAGAGCATACATTTCAGGGACGAGAGCAGGACCACCTCTTTCTGGTCCCAAATCAACAACTGTCCATGTAACCCCGCAAGCAGGACCAAAGAAAATCTTTCGGGCAGTATTATTTCGAATGAATGAAAATACTCCTGATGCAATCGGTACATTATCAAGAGAATAAAATGGTCTATCTCGACCACCAAGACCTTTCTGCAGGTTCCATTTACAAATCTCATTATCAGGAATACGAGTTTTACGAGGATTTCTTGAATCAGGACTATCTGGATCGATCAAGTAACAATGAGCAAATTCCTCAACAATATCAATACAGTCTGGATCGGGGGCGCTAACAGTAAGCTCGACTCGCAAGATATTTTCGAATGCTATGTAAAGGCTTTTACGACCAACAAATCCGTTGAATGTAGCTTGAGCAAACAGCATAACTCCCTGCGGCCTATTGGGAGCCAACAATGGTATATCTGCAAAACTAATCTCTGTAAGATTACCTTCCCCGTCGTCCTCAAGCCCAAGACTCAGGTCCAAAGTTGTTGACGGAGGAAGAACTTCACGGCTCTTACGGTCAGAGAATCCTGGATCAAATGGTACTGGCGGATCAGCATCAGGATCATCGCAAATTGGATCTGAAGCCTCATGAACAGCAACAAAAGCTCGACCGCCAATTCTTACTGGCTCATCTCTGTACTGTACTTTTATTCTAGCTACAAACGGAGTTGTTTTACGAATATATGTTCCATCAAAGTCTTTCTCGTGATTAGGATTAAATCCGGTGCCGCCAGAAGCAATAAAATCAACATCAAACAATGGAACTTCTTGCTTACAAAGATGAGTAATACGATCTCTACCAAAGTTGATAAGTTCCATCTTAAACGGATTTTTCATCGTTATAGAAATAGGTAGCGATGTAAAACGAAACGCATCTTTACCTGGATCTTCTTTATCAGGTACAGAAAAAATAATCTTGATCGAAAGAGACAATGTACTGATAGCAGATATAATATTGAAATCAGGGGCCATGCGAACAATGCCCTTAAGAATTCCGTTGCCTTGCGGAGTAGATGATAAAATAAACGTCTCTTCAGGCGTTGGTCTGAATGAAGAGCGATCAATCGTCTCGCCAAATACATCCTCTGCTAATTGAGACGAACTTGTTGATGCTATCGCCTCGAAACGAAGACGAGAATCATCTGCCAGAGGCGCTCCAAACTCATCTGTTATCTGCGCAAAAAGAGCTATTCGTTGATCGAACCATGCCTCGATGTTCTTCTGGAAGCGGATAGGCTGCTCCCATTGAAGACTAAGAGCATTCTCGTTTACCAATTCGTAGCGAAGCTTCCTTACCTCAAGAAGGGGTATACCAGTTTCATCAGCAGTCTCAAGAGGTATGCCTTGAAAATAGAATGGAATAGATTTATAGCCATACCTATCCGTAGAAACAATAGCATAAAAAGCAACAGTATTATTACTTATGTTTCGATGAACAAACTCAGTTTGACTATCTGTTCCAGAGAAAATACGTTCCGCATCGCTTGATACAATTCCATTATCATCAAAAACAGGTAATGAGTCTTCAGAGTAATATATTTCAGTCTGTGTATGCCTGTCGTCAGTGGCAGACAGGTTCCATTTAATATAATTCTTTCTATTTCCAACTTGTTGTGTAACATTTGTTATTTGCAATAACGCCGGCGACGGAGGATCAATTGCATTAGCCCGGTCAGTGGCATTGGTTTGATCTTCAGTTGAAAAAGCTGGTATTGTTACTGACAAAACAGGAGAGTCAGCCCAGTTGCTATAGTTGCCAACCGTGTTGCGAGAAAATATTTTATAATGGTAAACTCTGCCATGAACATAATCCTGTTGCAAACTGAAAACAAATGCGCCAGATGAAACAGTGTCATCGAATACGATAGTACCATCATTTTCATGGAATGGTTCTAATCCATAACCATTGAATTCTCTAATTAGATCGCCGTTGTCATCGACTTCTCCAGTAAACGAGTAATCAACGCCGCCTGCAGCTTGTTTCTCAAGAATACGCACTCCGCCGCCTTCAAAATCAAAGTTATCAGGAACAGAGTAGTTTAGTAGCAATAACCTATCGCCGTTGTCATCGACTTTTTCTCGAAAATCTTCCGGAAGAACAGCGGCAGCAGAAATGAACTCAGCAGATTTTACTTCATTATAAACAGCAACATCGGAAACTTTTCCAAATAACGATTGCGATAAACTTCCATTATCAATCGATCCTACTTGAAACACCTTATTAGAAGTTCCATCTTCAAAAGGATTAAGATCGCCTGTCGGAACGGATGACGTTAGAACTTCTCCATTCAGATAGAATAGAACCGTATCAGTATCGAAATCAACAGTAACAGCAATATGAATCCACTCATCATAAGGAATGGTTTCAGATGCTACTACAAGCTTTATTGAAGGGAACTTCGTTGCTAATAAAATAGACTGACTTGAAGTAACGCTTATCCAGTATGAAACATCATTGGTAACAGTATCAAATCTGGAAAATAATGTAGATCCTCCAGCACTTTCCTGTATATAGAACCAGCCTGAAAATGTCATCTGGTTATTTACTAAATTGTTTTCATTATCATCTACGCTAAAACTATCTCTAACTGTATCAAACGTTTCGCCGCTCATTCTAGCGCCGCTACGACCGCTTGGAACATCTACAGGATTTAGCCAAATTGGATCAGAGTCATCTCCCGCCCAGGTTATATGTCTTTGATTCTGAGTAAAGTCATATGCAATTCCGCCTATTCCCTCATCAAAGTGCCAAAGACCAAGAGCATTATCTTCTACCAATGGACCGCTGCCCGTCATGATATTAGCAGTAAACTGACCTATGCCAGTTGGAATATCTCGAATTCGGGGAGTTGCTTGAACTTCAACCCCCTGGCTAAAAGTTCCATTTTCATCAAATGTGAAAACCTTATAGAATAGCTCGGTATCTTCGGCAAGATTATCATCAAAAGTTCGATCAAAAAATCCTTCTTGAACAATGTCCCCATCAATAGCATTGGTTGGGAATCCCCCAGCTTTACGGACAATTCTAATGCCAGCATAACCGCTTTCTTGATCTGAAAAGAATGACGAAGCAACAGCGTCAGTATCGCTTGTATCAATCGAATCATCTTCAACAACAGCAAAGAAATTAACCCTAATCGGAGTACCTTCAAATGAATAGACATTCCATTTGACATCGCCAGGATAAGTAGAGTCCACCCTATTGATCATGCGACGACTTAGTTCAAGCCTAGTGTTCTCGCTATCATTCCAAGACATCGAACCGCTCTGATCGACAAGCAAACTGACAACTCGATCTGGAAGATTGAGTTCAACTTTTTCTTCGCCATTATCATCATTTGGAACAACGCTAGTATTTAATAATACAGGATCTCCTAATGGATCATCAAAATCATTAACGATAAGCGTCTGCGCTTCGGAAGGAGGCGTATTTATTTTGCAATCAGCAACGTCAAAAGAATCTCGGAATGACCACGCTTGTATAGCCAAGCTGTCGTTACTAACAAGAGTCCAAAGGCCAGTATCAGGATCAAACGTAACTGTAGGAGTCAAAAAAGTAGTTGGCTCATAAGGATCAAGATCAGCTTTTGCCAAATCCCAGATAACATAATGGTCGTCAGTCTTCTCAGAAGAAAATAGTAAGAATCCCAAAGAAGTATCATCATCAACAGATATAGGAGATTGTCCTGGAAGAACCCCTATATCAAAATTGTACCAATCATCGATCGTAATATGATCTTTAGTATTTTTTAGATCATATATAGAAAGCTCTGTAGTCGGTAATAGATTACTATCTAGTTCAAAAACCTTACTATGAATAGTCACATATGGAGGAGTACCGAAGCCAGGATTATTTACATCCCAACCTACAATATCAAAATCACCTCGACTTAATGCAATCGCATCTATATAAACTCCATCTCCAACATCATTACTGGCTGATATGCCAAGAACATGTTCTGCATTATCTGGTATAACAAAAGGAGAAAAAAGATCAGCATCTATCCACGCCCAAATATTGGCAGGTAAGGAAAACGAACCAGTTTCAATAATCTGGTTATCATCGAGATATATTTTTACATTTATATTGCTGGACGAGATATTTCTAACTCTTACCCAAATATTGATCTTGTCTGATTTTTCAGCCTTCACGGGAAATTCAATAATAGGCTGAGCTTCGCCAATCAAACTATCGGATCTCATGCACCCGGTTCCAGAGAAATCAACAACCTGATTATCGAAAACTACAGGATTAGTTCCGTGCGAAACGCTTGCGGCGTTAGCAGCATTGATCATAAGAACTTCAGAATCGTCTTCAGGCACGACAAAGAAATCTGCAGGCGATGAGCCAACAGGTCTTAAATAAGTTGATACTTTTGTTGGAAAACCTGCCATATTAAATAGTCTTACCAGTTACAAGTCTACGAATTGTACTGTCTCCTCTAATTTTGAATTCATCATAACTGAATAACCAAATATCATCATTTACAAATAAAACTTGGTGAATAGTGTCGAACTCCGTTACATCTACAATCAAAAATCCGCTATCATCCCATACTAGATATCGGCCATCTGCAAGAGTTGCTACAGCGGTTGTGAAATTCGATGTAACGTCATTGATAATAGCGCTTCGAGAATCATCCGCATCGCCTAAGAAATTTACAAGTGACGTATTGACGCTTTCGGCATAAAAATTACCGCCATCAACATACAGTCCTGCATCAGTCGCTATAAGAATTTCAGATCGATGTTTTGTAAGTTCATTAACGTTCTTACTTGATATACTTCCAATTAAAGTCCAAGTAAATCCTTCTGTAGAAAGCCAAACTTCGTTATTTGCAACCGCAAAAGCAGCATCAGGGACGATCAATGTGCTAACTGGACCAGATGTTTCAGCAACCCTTTGCCACTCGTCCTGAGTCTGGCGACGAGTATAAATGCCGTCTGAGCCTCCAATAACCAAGTTCGAGCTAAACATCACAGCAACTCTTGATAAAATATCTGGCAATCCAAGACCTGAATCTTTTGTAACTTCTCCTGTAAGCATATCATAAACGTAAAGATTTCTTTCATCAAGAACATAGAGCTTATTAGAGAACGTATCTAGATAAAAGTCTTTGATAAAAAGTTCTCGTCGAGAATCTATTACAATCTTTGAGACTACCAATGTATCTGTGTCAATCGAGAGTACGCCTCCCTGCCCTCCGACCCAGACCTGCCCCAAATCCCCTAGATGTATAACGGCGCTCGGATACGGCAACGACAGCCCTCTGTTGCCATAATCTTGATCGAGATCAAAATCTACTGTTGAATTAAAATTATCATACCATTCCTGATTACACGCAACAAGGAATCTACCCTGATAAATCGGAGCGCACGCTTCCTGAAGGCCAGGATTAGTCTTAGCAAGATCTATCCCAAAGTTTACGATATTAGAATGATAAACCTGTGACATATGAGAAGGCATACCAGAGTTTATCCATTCAAATGAATCTTCAACAACCCAATGCGGAAAACCAGTATTCTTGAAAGCTACGTTAATAACATCTATCTCGACCCTTGTATACTTACTCAAAGGGGCAGCGAATGAAAAAATACCATCAATAGAATTTGCAATTGCGACAACATCATAACTGCTATAATCCTCTGGAAATTTATCTCCTACCGCCCCGCCAAATCCTCCTACAAATCTTTGTAAACCAAAGCCATCAATGGTATCTATAAGATTAGTACCTGAATTGGCTATATCAGCTTCATTTGGGCCGGTGCCAGTTGAAGGGTTGTTAATAGATCGACCTCTCGATGCATCGTTTTCATCCTCAAACCCCACACCTCCATCATTATTTCCATCCCCGTCGCTGCCTGATCCACCGCCGCCTCCGCCTCCCTCAGCAGGAGGATCGCCAAGGTTCGGTTCAAGAAGAACAGAGTCATACCATCCGGGGGTTCCCCATACGACTATACCAAGAGAAGCAATGGTTCTAATATCATCTGATGTCAAAGACATATCAGCAGTTAAAATAACCCCAATTTCTGTCGTGGTGCTATCAAATTTCCATTGCAACAAACCCTGTAAATCATCTAAATCGTCATAAGGTAGTATCCATGGAATATCGTTGATTTCAACATCTGGCAATCCATCGCTATCTAGGGGAATTCCTCCTCCTGCAATTTTTCTGCCCAACATCCACTGGGTAAATGCTGTCCTAGTAATATGATTTCTTACTGCGATCGGTGAGGTCTGATGAAAAACAAGCATGTCGATACCTACGTCATCAAACCATGGTCCCCAGTTTCTACGAAAATATTCAGCATGAATAGGCGCTCTTATATCATATGGAACGCCTCCGTCTAAAACATCATGAATATTGATTCTGTCTAAATCTTCATTTATATAATAACCAGCATAAATTGATACAGATACTTCTGTATGACTGTCTATCCAGCCTCCCAGCTTAGTTTTGATTTCATTTCTTCTATCTTCAGACATAGTAAACCAATGGTTAGGACTGAATATGCCTCCAACGTTACTGCCTGCAGGCAACCATAGCATAAACCTTCTAAAGCCCTGTTCATAATCAGTATTCAAACGAGATATTAGATTATTAACGCCTTCAGCAACTTTCCACCAAGATATAAGTTCGCCAGAGACTTCTCCTGTTTGAGACAGGAACTCGTCTGACCACAAACGATAAACTCGACCAGATCGACGGTCAATATCAGAAATTATAGAAGTCTCACCTTCGCCAAACAATAGAATAGGATCTGCTATAGGATCAATAAATTCATCCTGTCGAACAGGAATTGGCTTTCTTACATCAGGATCAAATTCTATACCTGTAATAGAACTAAACGCATTTATATCAATAAGCTCTCTCAGAGTTGGTTCAATGATATCATCTAACTGATCATTGATCTGTCTATCTCTGCCTTCGTTCTCTAGCGAATCAAAAATAACATATCCAAAAGCTCCTATGCTAGCAGGATTTCTAAGAACATGGTTCCAGTTGACATTGTTCAAAGGACGACGGTGATATGGCGCTGCACCTTCTGTCTTATAAACATGCCATATCTGTGGCATGAACTCTTTGTTATGTTTTTTTCCTAGTCTTAGATTCTCTTTGCTATTACTCGTTATCCATTCGCTATTGTCAAAAATACTATTCTCAAATCGCTCAGGCGAAGGGAATAAACTATTTCCAATTGTATATCTTTGAGAATAAAATGATGGAAGAAGTACGCCAACCTCATCCCATAACCAGTTGATAGAGTTATTGATTGACTGTCCCGTATTAAGAGATTGATCCGCATTATCAATATCGATAAGCTCCGAACGACCATATCCTAAAACACCAGGGCCTCCATTGTTGAGATTAGAATCTGCATAGATTGCACCTGGCAGATCAAAGAATCCCCATACCGCATTCGGCCTAGCTTCTTTGCAAGCATTGAGAGTCTTTAGAAAGAAATCTTTAGCAAGAGAGTTCCACTCTTCTCTCATAAAGTTTTCAAGAACATTCTCGCCTTCATCATATAGAGACTGTATAGCTACGGGGTTATCAAAGTACCACCAGTTATAAAAGTTTTCTTTGTAATCGAAGTCTGCAGGATTCATCAGATTAGACTGTGAAGCCTGTAAATTAAAACCTTCGTCAAAAAAGAATCCTGAACCGCTGTCGTAATTGCTCCAATCAAAACTCGGATGAAAACGACTGTAATCAATAATAGCAAGACCGTCATAATCAGCCGTTATTTTACGCTGAGCGTCATCTACGACCTTGGCAATATGAGATTCTAAGAGATCTGGATTATCAAGGAATTCATGAAGACCAGCATATGGATAGCGACCAAGCTCAGAAGGCCGATAGATAGCTGCGTCAGTCATAATATCACGAGGATATGTGATAATATCCTGCGGATCTATAAACGAAAATCTACCAAACTGGCCTCTTTCGTAGGCAGTATGAAAGCGAAATCTTTCAAACCTAGTTGTCATTAGCCTCCTCCAGAATCATCATTGTCTTCGTCAACCTGATCTCCGATATCCCCAAATGTATCATCCTCTCCTAGTTCAGTGCCAAATCCTCCGATGCCAGCTTCGCCAGTGTAAAGCTCATTATAGATACCAAGCGAAACGACTCCTTGGCTTTCAAAATCCTTGGTATCAGCTAAAAGAACAACATTGAATTCAGGAAGAATAAAAGGTACAGTTTTTTGTATAGCGCCAGGAATATCTTCTGTAATAATATTTTCATTACTATCGACAAATATTGGATTACCATTACCGTCAAGTTCTGGCACGACTCTAGCATCAATGTATATCTGAGAGGTAAATCTCTCTGTCTTATATATTAACTGTCGAACATTTTCCTTGTTAAATGCTGTCAACTGAGGATTATCTTCATCATCGCTCAAAGCCAAAATAGCAACTTGTTGAATACCTAAATTATCAAATGCAATCTGAGCGCCTACTGCATGAGCATTCCTATCATGGAATGTAGGCCAAATTATTGTCGAAACAGCAATTGCTGGTTTTTCAGCTATGCTTCCTCTGTTGATTCGAAAACCATCAATATAAGCGAATACCTTAGCCGCATAATCAGCACCAGTCCATCCCCCAAATTTGGCCTTATAATTCTGATACTGATTAGCTACAGTAACTATCGCTTCAACATCTATTTTGATATCAAATGTAACAAATTTTCTCAAACGATTAGTATCAGTTGTATATCTAAAACCAATTCTTTGTTCTATACCATTGATATAGACAGTAGGAATTACCCCGAGAATAATTTCACTTTGAAGAGACATTTTTCCAGGTGACTCCGAAATAAATAGTCTCTCCTCTGTTCCTACAAACAACTTGTCATCAATAAGATTCATCGATGAGGGAGGAGAGAGGTAGGCTCCTCTATTCATTTGCGCAAAAGTAAAACCGAACTCAACAGCAGCATCATTCTCAATATCTGCTTCTATATTTGAAACAAAAACTCCAAGATCAGTTGTTATGTAAATACGATCCCGCCATACGAATAGTTTACGAGCAATTTCAACATCATCAAGTATAGTGATACGTTGAAACTCGTCTTCGCCCAATTTTCGTCGCCATACCATGAAGCGAGTTAGCGCATATATAGTATCGCCGTCCTTGAAGAAAGCGAAGATATTTCGTTGTTCCGGGAATTCATCGCTGAAGTCCCATCTAACACCAGCATTCGGAGTTTCAAATATACCAAGCTCATTACTGACTATAACACGATCTCTCAGATCATCGTAGAACATAGCAAACGACTCAGTTGATCTTGGGCCGAAGATGGGAGTCTGCTCCCAAAAGAAAGAGCCTCGGCCAACATCTTTAACCAACTTGAATACGCCGATATCGGCAGAACAAAAAACCTGTCCGTTATTGTCTTCAACAATATCTCTGGCAACCTTAGCATTCTCCATGCCTCGAATTTCGTTCCATATACTAAAACCGCCTGCGGTTCCGCCGCCGGAGCCAAGAACTCCTCGGTTCGTCAGTGCAAAATAGAAATCATAAGTAGGCGAGTAAAACAGCTTAATGACTGGTGTAATCGGTGTAAATCTTTTATCCCATGTCAGCCCAAAATCTTCGCTTGTATAGATACCATTACTTGTTGACGCCACAAGAATGTCGCCTTCTGATCCTTCTGCCAAAAGAACATCATACCATGTAAGAGCTTGTCCAACTCTCTCAATTTCAGAATCTACAGGAGCAAATCTAAACCCATCATCAACCGCAAAGAAATCTTCTTGGATTGGTAAGAGGCGTTCCTTTATCCGTCCTTCATGATTGATTTCAGGAAGCTGAAACTCTTGAATAAGCCCATTAGAAACTTGTTGAGCGCTAGCCCCTTCAATTCTTTCGCGAGGTAAAGTATTCTGAACCTCAGTTAGATTGTCGAAAATAACAGATACCGTTGGAGGATCTTCAAACGGGAAAGATTCATCATCATCCGCAAAAAGACCGCCTCTCGTCAAACGAGTTTCAAACGTTATTCTGCCAATATCCTGATCAATGGTAAAGAAAATATCAAGATTTTCAGGACGTTCTCCATTTAAAAATACAGTAAACGTTGTTGAATCTGTAAGATCTGTTACAGTAAAGTAATTCTGAAAATCATTTGTTGTCCAGTTAGTTATAACAAGAGTATCTGCAAGGTTAATACGACGATCATCAATTTCAGTAAGATATTGATGCTTATGCGCCGCAATCCTAACTTGAGCTTCTTCCCGTATAGGATCTTCAAGGTCTTTGATGTTTCTAACATCTTCTAGATCAAATGTCATAACTCCGCTGTCTGTTACAACTTGTCCTATAAACAAAGCGCCAATAACAACCGCACTAGATTCAGTTACAAAAAGATCAGCTTCATTACGGAATTTTCTAACAATATAATAATATACGCCGTCTGAATCAAGAACATCTTCATCAGTATAAGAAGTAACAGATGGAGCGACAGTAGCAATTCTCTCAAACGAGAATTTATTATCAAAAGATCGGAAAATTTCATAACCATCAAATTGACCAGCGGTAACATCCCATACCAAATCAACATCAACAGAATTTGAACCGCTAATAGTAGCAAGTAACCCTGATGGCTCAGGAAGGTCTCCTGTTCTCGATGGAGTCAATAGTACAAGGTTATAATCAAAGAACCCATCTTCAACCGGATTAAGAGATTCTCTCCCATAAATATCAATAGTCGTTACAAAATAAACATAGTTGATATCATTTTCAACTTCAAAATCATCAAACTCAAATACATCAGAACCGACAGTCTCGACAGCAACAAAATTGCTTGTAGAATAAAGTACCTGCTCTTCTGATCTATAAATTTTATAACCTGAAACAAATTCAAGATTTGGTTTGTTCCACGCAATAGTTGCTTGCTTATCTCCCGCAACCCCAAACTGTTGGCTTGGAACAGGCGGCCTTGGAATATCGCTAAGATCAGGAATACTAAAAAAGCCAACAGCTTCATCGCCTTCGTTTCCAAACTCATCAACTGCTCTAATTCTAAACTCAAAATTAACGCCAGCCTCAATATCTCCTACCTCAATAATATAAGATTTTGAAATACCAACATCTACTTCATCAAGAATCGTCTCAAGAGTGCTAGGAGAATCCGGATCAACCTTATCAATACTCAATAAGTTGTGATCAAAAATAGAAACCGAATTCGCCCATGTAAGTAGCAGGCTTTGATCTTCCAACTGTTCAATATTTAATTGAGATGGAGGACGAGGAGATTCAAAAGAGCGAGTTGTATAAACACCAACTTTACCAACGCTTCTTAATCCATTGATATCGATAGCTCTAACCATGACAAAATATTGAGTTCTTGCTCGAATGGATCTATTGACAATTCCGAATTCATTATCATAAGGGTACAATTTGAATGACCGTGTATTTCCTTCAGGTACCTCAATAAACTGAGAGACAATTTCTCCACCGTTTTCTCCATCGAGTTCCGTAATTTGTATTTCATGGGATACAGCAGCAGGACTAAGATCATACGGGTCACTAAATGGAACCCATTCTACAATAAGAGTAACATCAGATATGATGCTATCTCCCTCTTCATCTGTAATAATAAGATCCACAATGTCCTTGGGACCATTAAACAAGTCAGGCGTACCGGAAACAGTTACTCCTTCAGATTCAACACCATTTGTCCCAACAGACCTAAGTATAATTCTATATCTTTGCCCATTTAACAAATCTCCTAGCGTCATATAAAGCTGAGTTCCTGGAACTGAGACAGAGAAGATATCGCCAGAAGGAATTCCTTCTACTGAGACAGGAGTTATATAGGCAACGTAATCGGCAATATCGCCAAATGCAGGACGCCAAATGAGATGCAATACTTCATCAGCAATAGTAACTTCAACCGTAGAAGGATCAGATGGAGGGGTTGTGTCTGTCTCCGTCAGAACTGCCAGAGATGCTGTCTGCGAACTTTCATTGCCAGTCTTATCTACAGAAGATAAACGATAATAATAAGTCGTATCATCATCAAGACCAGTGTCTATATAAGAATTACTACTTGTTTCAGCAAGAAGCGTGAATTCTATATTATCAAGACTTTTAAAGACCTTGAAGACACTGAAATCAATATCAGATATATCATCCCATGTCAAAGCAATAGACGTAACCGTAATTGTTCCTGCCGCAAAGCTTGTTGGAACTATCGGCGGCGATGAATCTTCATGATCAATCAATTCTATATTAGAAAAAGCGCTCGTTTGACCAATTACTCCAGGACGACGTTTCATCCAAACATAAACAACATTGTTATCTAGTAATGTCTTTGTATATGGACCAATTGTTCTGGTAACAAAACGATCAATCATACCCATGCCTGCGGAAACTTGCAAGACGAGAGCGCTCTGCTCACTTAGATCCCAACCCTCGATGACTCCCTTGCCAATTAAATCAGCAAGAAAAGCAAAGTGGTTATCAATCTGAAGCATTCGTCTGCGATCAGCGGTTGCTGAGAACGCATCGCCAGAAACAAATGCTTTCAGTCCAAAGTGTGGTGTCTTTACAGGCATTTTAAGTAATCTTCAGAGTTACAAACTGGTTTCCTTCAAGCTCAAACATAACAGAGAAATTCTTGACAACAGGGACATCGACATACGGGCCACAATAAATGTCAGTATCAATATCGCGAGCCCTAAACGTAAACGAATTACTATTGTTTATAAATTGCAAGCCATCAAAAACATCAATCGACAGATAATATGTAACGCCTGTTTCAAAGGTTGACAATGTTGGCGGCTGATACGTTATAGTTTTTGTCTGACCGCCTAATATTGTTAAGCCTGATCCTGGGAAATCTGCATCATCAGCAATCCAACCAGAAGTATCATTTCCGCTATAAGCAGTAGTTAGAAGATCAGTTCTCTCAGCATTCTTGTAGAATCTTACTCGGAAGTGAAAATCATCAGCTATGCCAGAGTTCGTGAAATCAAAATCAATGATATCAACATATGTTGTACCGCATGCTTCTATAAACGATCGGTTATCAAAGATAGTCGAGAAAATACTTGAACCATTCTGCTCTTCAACCTTGATGAAGTAAAATGTGTTACAGCGTATTGGGTTTTCTCCAACTGGTACAAATGAATATTCCTTCGTAGATCCTGCTGCCAAAATAGATCCAGTTGATTGGAAAATATCACCATCGTCTGTAAATCCCAATGTACTCTCGCCAGAATAAGCAATATAGACAGGCTCAGACAGAGAGAAATCGTCATAGAACGAAACTCTGTATTGGAATGTGTCATCGCTGCCAGAAGAGTTGGTATTAGCCCATTGGATAGCATTGAATGACAAGGCTGTATCATATGGACCATACTCGCCAAAATCATCGGCAATCGACTCGCCCTTACTTGGAGTAATGAGCTTGATAGCAACTCTAAGGTTATCGCCAATCTGGTCATCAGCAGTTGTGAAAATACGATTCTCGTCAATAACCTGGTAGTCTGCAAAGTCTACAGAGTTATTAGCATTGACTCCAAATACGATGTCGGCAGCAATAGGAATCATTTTAGTGCTAGTCAGTATACCGCTCTTAACTCTCGAAGGCAGAACAAAGTTTGTGGTAAAGAAGTGAGTTGAATCGCTAGCAATGCTTCGAACAATAACGCTCTGCAGAGAAGGGCTAAGGCCTCGAATCGAGCTATCCATAACAACTTTGAACTGAAGATACTGACCGCTGATAAACGATATATCCGCACTCTCATCCAGGCCATTGATCTCGATTTCAAAGTCTTTATCAAGAACCTCATCTCTGGTATTACCAGTGCGAACGAATACGGTCAAAGAAGTATTCTCAGGGATCGTTGCGATCCAACTTATGCGGTCCCATGAGACCAAGCTATTAGTACCATTGAATATCTCAGAGAAGTAAGTCCCTCTCTCTTCATCAACCTTATCAGCAGAATAAAATCTATCATCGCCAGAAACCGTAAATTCAGGCAATGTATTACCAAACTCGTCAACCTCAAGGATGCGATTTCGATTAGTAAACTCAACAAGCTGCTCAAGCGTAATACTGTCAAAGAGAGTTGGATCTAATTCTGTTTGATTTTCGTCTAGGAATAAACTTGTTTCATTACCTGCTCGGTCAATCATCTTCATGTAAACATTTTTGACTGAAGTTGTAGCGCCAACCTTGAAAATGAAACCATCAGAGATAAACCATGGAACATCCCCAAGCCCTATAGCTATGTCCTTGATTCCTTCAGTATGAGTGAATTTGGCATTCCAAACATTCTCAAGCGCAAAAAGCGTATTTCCGATTGAAGCGTATAGCGTACCGCCAACATTTCTCATAGCATAAACTGGGGCATTGATAGTCTTGAACGAATGAACAAAGGCGTTATCAGGCAGTTTGCTTCTGCGAATAGTAGCGGATGATCCAGTGCCAGAGAAAACGAATTTCTTATCATTGACTTCTGCAAATCCAAGACTCAATATTCTTGAGTCAGCATTGACATCGAGAATCTGCTGTGTAGAGTTCGAAGGATCGAGACGATAGATACGACCTTCTGATTCTGTGCCTGCATATATTTCGCCTTTTGCTACAACCATTGATAATATGCCGCCGCTTATATTATCAAAAACAAGCTCGAACTGAAGTCCATCCCATGAATAAAGCTGTCCAATATCTCCGCCAGCGCCTATATAAAGCTTGCTCTCTAGCTCAACCGCATCGTAAGCATGAGCTACTGGCAAAGTTCCTATAATAGCATAGTTTTCGCCGTCTGTTGAAGCCCATAATTTTCCTATGCCGCCCTCAATGCCGGTTCCAATAATAAGAGTTCCCTGGTATTGCGTGATAAAATTGATCTGACTATCTGTATTTCCATCATCAATAGTTGCCTTGAGCGACCAGGTTTCAGTAATTGCATCGAAGATATATATACTAGATGGAGATGCTGTTCCAGCAACCATTTTCTGAGATCCATCAAGTCTGTCCCAGCGATATATAGAACTTCCGTTTCCAATAGGAAATTCAAATTCTTGAGTGATGCTATCAAAAACAACGCCAAGATCAAAGTCTGAGATACTAGTGACAAAAGGAATAGGATCAAGAGGCGTTTCGCCATCTTCAGAAAAATTCGTAAAGTTAGAAACAACCAATTTATCAATACCTGATGTCGCATCGAATGGAAGATACTCGTCGCCTTCAAGAATAGGATTGATATTAATACGGAACCTAGTCTGATCGACTTGCTCCCCAATTCTAATCTGGCCAACTGGAGGAATAGTGTCGAGAGTAATACGGTCAAACGGTAGGTCTGTTGTTTCATCATTAAGTTGAAGCGTATTGATATCGCCGCCTGTTTGCGCGTAGATACCCCCTCTTGCAGATAGCAGCTTCTCAATCCTGGTAGACTGGTTACCAAGAGCAATTTTAGCAGCATCATTTTGCTTAAAATCATTGACCAACTGGATATCGAATCTAATATTTATTTGAACAATATCGCTCGATTTCAATGGGTAATCAAAACGAAGGACTTGCTTATCGGGAGAGAATCTAAAACCACGAGTAATTTTGTTGCCGTTAAGAACGACCTCGTATAGAACATTTTTTGGGATCTCTCGATCTTCAAGGCCAACAATGCGGAAAGTTTGAAGATCATCGTTTCTTTGAGTCGTTATATCAGTTAGCGAGAAATCTTGACTAGAGAACTGCGTGATCTCTGCACGCTCTGTTTGGAAGGCATCATCAACAAATTCAATCTGATAAACAGAACTTGTAACTGCAATAAACAGAACATTAGGATTCTTCCATCTGACTGCCATGACGTTATTGAAACGAGGAACAAATATATCTGGCTTGATATCTTCGATCCCCCTAATTGGAGCCGTCATATTTCCAAAATCAAGTTTTTCTAATGTAACGCCAGTCATCTTGTCTACGCCTGCTGTTGTTGCTATAAAGCGAACCGCAGTATTTTTAACAGCAATATCATTGACTTTATTAGAAGACATTCCATTAGACATAGTAAAGACAGTTGTCTGCCCATTCGAAAGTCTTACAAGACCATTATTGGTTCCAATCCAAGCAACATCATTAGCATCAATCTTGACGACCTTAACAAGATTGGTTGGCAACCCGTTGTCGGTATTGTATATGATAGCATTTTGAGCCTCGATGGTTCTTGCTATCGTTGCATTATCTTTATTCGTTTTAATAGTTGCAACAATCTGATCTGTTGACAATACTGTTACGCCCTCGAACGAACCAATAAACAGTCTATTACGACTATCTGTTTCTATAGATGTCGCTTCTATTGGTATGCCTGTTCCAGTTATCTTATAGAAGAAAGCGTGATCTATACTTACGAATATACCATTGTTTGTAGCGAGGTACATATTGGAATTGCGATCAAAAACAATTCCTTTTATTTCGAGTCCATCAATACCAAACTCTTCGCCTGTAAAGAAGAATGTTTCATTCGTTCTATTCTTGAAGAATATGAGACCTTCATCAGTTCCTAGCCATGCGTCTCCTCGGTTATTAGAGGCTGTTGACAATACATTGGCGTTTGGCATATTGACGGTTGCAGGAGAAACAAAACGAATATTGAATGGAGTATAGTTCCCTCCAAGGTAGTATCGCAACTTGCTGATTATGTAACGAACACCAATCGTATCTGAAAAATCTCCGAATCTAATTTCTTTGCGAAGGACCATTCCGCTGACATCGATATCTCTATCGAAGTAAGGATCAGGTATAGCTATATTATAAACCGAAGCCCATGTTAGATCGAAAACCGCATCGCGAATGTTAGTGAAATGAAGTCCATTGTCTAGAACAACGCCAGTATTAGCAATCATCTGAGATTCATAAAGAATATGTAATTGACCATCATAGAAAACCGGAGGAACCGCTGGTCGTCTAGACCAACGAGGATCTGGTTCTTCTATACGAACGTCAAATCCTCCGCCCCCGCCGCCAACGTTATGAGCCTTATTGCTACTTTCCCACTGTTGAACAGAACGATTGTATCTAGCCAAAAATAGTTCTGGTTGACCAAAGCTAAGATTCTGATCTGAAAAATCATTATAAGGACTATACGGATCTACCGCAGTTGTCTCGCCTCTTTCAAAGACGACATATACGCTCGATGTTGCGGCTTCGACGGATAATTGAGGGAACCTAGAATCAAGATCACCTTTTGTTAGAATAACAATTGCTTTGGGGATAGTAAGTCGAGCATTTGTTATTCTGGCATGAATTTGGTAAGTGTTACTAACTTCTTCATGCCAGGCAAAGAAAATCAAGCCCTTGGTATCATCGATAATGTCAACAAAATCTGCTCTTGTACTTGATATACCAGAAACCAAGAAATCGGAACCACCCTGACCACTACTATTCCAAGATGTATCTATTGTATTAGGAATATTTGTGCCGGCAAGACCTAACTCCGAAGCAGTCGTCTCTACTCCTTCTACAGATACAGGCAGTACAGAAGAATCGGACTCTTTTGCATTATCAATTAATTGGACTGATAGCCCAGAAAGGCTACCGCTATTCGATGCCGCATAAATTTGACTGTTACCATCTTTTGTAAAGGCAGTCCATGCAAGCGTTATATCAACATCGCCTGCTATAATCTTAGGCCTATATGCTCCTGCTGTACTATCGCTTATTCGAGTGTCGCTATACCCAAAACCGCTAGATTCCCACTGCCCGTTATTTCCGTTACGACGGCAATAGAAAATTTCAGGCTCAATGAATCTATAATCTTCCCAGGCCAAATGAACGTTATTGTTCCTGTCAATAGCTATACTAGGAGCCAAAGAATTTCCTATATCATTTGCTACTAGATAAGGATCGGACCATCCGCCTGCTGTTCTCTGAATAACGGATATATCTGTAAAATCAGATTGATGAGTTTCAAATGCAACATAAATAGTTCCATTGTCGTCTATAGCTATGTCTGGATTCGATGCGCCAAACTCGTCAGAAACAAGCAGCAGCGGAGTTGTCCATCCAGAAGAAGAATCGTACTCAGCAAAGTAGATCTGACGCTTACTTCCATCTCCATCATCATGCCATGCGAGATAAATATTACCGCTATCGTCTGTGACGGTCGTAGGCCGCCCTGCGTTCGCTTGAGCAGACGATGGGGAAGTCATCTTCGACTCGGTTAAAAGCTCATATTCGAGAGACTGAGGGCGTTTGACATATATCTGTATATTTTCATCGCTACCTAGTATTCGAAACCTATTTGCTTCAGTATTATCATTTAGAACTGATTTTTGAGCTTCGGTAAAAATAACTTCTTGCGGCAGGAATTTGATATTTTCAAAGAACCTACCATCATTTATAAGCATACCTGCACCATCAGGAGAACCAACGTCAGAAGGCCTATCATTATCCTCGACATTCTCGACTGTCAAATCAAAATCAACAGTCCATCCCGTCTCGTTATCAACCCGGTCAAACCATGGGGTTCCTGGCTTTCTATGAGTGTAAAACCATTTACCGCCTGATGTTTTTGAATAAGGATCTGGATCATATGGATCAACAGCTATAAACTCGCCAGGCAATGTAATAGCAACACTCTGGACGATATTTGTCTGAGGGAAAGAATTTAGATTAGAAGCAGGTTGATCATTTAGACCATTGACAGGCTCCATGCCAATGAAAATACCTACAAAAGATGCGTCAACCTGAACATGCGGTCCTGTTGGATCATTGAAAATATCAGAAATCTCTTGAAGAGTCTTTCCTATAAACGATATTTGCGCAACGATAAAATTGTCAATATTTCTTCTGAATACAATCTGGTTACCAGCAATAGTTACATTAAAATCAAAATTTCCAGTTGGAGCAAAGGCAAACAACCAAGTCAACTGTAGCCCGCCAATTGTTTGTTCAGTAAACAAGATACGATCATCTATACGGGCTGTATTAGCAAACGTTGTATCAAGAATCATTCCCGTCTGAGAATAGCTAATGGCATTGAACGGCAATGTCTGAACGAGTTCCCAACCTGATTTTTTAGGATCAAAACCAGATGAAAATGTATCATTGATATCAAAACTCGCAAGAAAGAAGTTTTCAAAATAACTTGCTCCCTTTGAATGAGATATATATGTAAATACATCATTTGGCGAACCGCTTAATGAATTTACCTTTATCGCAAACTGATCAATATTTTCAGTTGAAGCAAGAACAGGAATTTCTGTTTCAACAATCTTGTATATCTTGCCGCTCTCGTTTAGAATGCGAGGATTGACAGATACAAGAACATCTCCTTCATGTTCAATGATGTCGCTAACCGAACTTCCTACAAAATTGATGAATGATTCCAAAGCAAGTTCGGTATAAGTAGAAGAATCATTATCTGGATCAAAAGAGCCAGCTACCGTATAAACGATTCTCTTAAAAAACCCTGTTGTTTCAGAATCGGCTTCGCCGCCAACCTCAATAAAACGATCAGCAGCAGATATTACAAACTCATCTGTTCCATCAAGAGCCAACTGATTGTCTATGTAAACCTTGATTGAGTTGTTCTGGGCAGTAATGATATAGTTGTGATTTACCGTGCCATCAACAGCGAAAGTTTTAACATTACTCTTACCAAGCAATAAGTCTGCTCTTGCAGCATACAATCGAAGTTCTGCAAAGTAGCTACCATCTCCGATTGATATTCTTTGAAAACTCTCGCCGCCCTCTATTCGGAAAGCTGCTTCTATTGTCCATCCTGTTGAGTTATTTACAGATGTCTCCCATAAGGATCCTGCAAGCCTGAAGTGGGAAGTTATAGGATTATCAAACACATCGATCTGATCATTAGCAGCAACAGTTACATAATAATCAACACCTCTTTCAACTACGTTATCCGGTATAGTAAACTTTTCATCAAACGTTTCAACAACTTGTTCAAAAATGTTATTAGCTTGCGGCGCTGTTCCGATCTGAATAAGCGCATAACGAGAACTTCTATTGATAGGTTCAAGAACATCCCATTCAATAGTAGGATTGGCGCTGCTGACGCTAATATTCTCGGATTGTCCATCTACTCGAAGACCTAAGATACGAAAACCGCCATCAACAATAATAACAGGTTCAGATGATATTAAATTTCCATCAAATATTCCATCGCTAGGAGTAATCTCGTACCAAACCTCATCGCCAGGAACCAATTCAAAACGAACAACTTTAAAATCTGCTGCTTCTGGTCGCTCTGTTCCATTGACATACCAGGTTATTTTACTTTTATCATCAAGAAGAACTGTTCCTGTGTTTCTATCAATTGGAGAATATGATGCTTCAAGAATGTCATAGGTATTAGGATTTCTTGGAAGCACTTCGATTTGCTCGGCGGTGGGGGATAGCTTCTGTACAAGAATAGCGTTTGAATCAATCGACGCTCCTCTTTCAAGCAAATCAAACGGAGTAACCTGAGCAAACCATACATCGTTAAATCTTAGGTAATCATTAGATATATTGTCATAGTCATCAAACTGCGACATATGAACGCCATTCTTAAACCATTTTATGCCTGCAGAGCCAGCCTCATTGAGAGTATATATTAGCGATAGATCATCGCTTGTTGATGGTTCTATAGGAGAAAGGGCTACATCGCTAACAAACGGTAGAGCATTGACTCGGAACTGGAATACAAACCAGGGACTATCGTTGCCGATCGTATCTCTTAGTCTAATCTGTCCATAATAGAGAGTACCTCTGTCAATATACTTGGTCCTCAGACGCCATGAGCGACCCTGTGCTGGCGTAAATTGCTGTCTGAAAATATCAGGTAGAAATAAATCTGTTCCTATAGAAGCATTATGCGTAGCTATCCTGATTTCAAAGAAAGCTTGTCTAACCGTTCTGGAATTTGTTTCATAATCCCAATTGATTGTAAGAGGCGCATAGCGAATATCTATAGGAGCGCCAGGGGCAAACCCATTGTTATTAACAAACAGTTTTGTAATAGTAATTGCCATCTACTTTTCTCAGATCCTCGCTGAAGCCTTGAATAATTTAAGAGCCCCGTCTTCTACATCAACAACTGCATCCGAAGCTAATAATCTCTTCTTAACAAAATTGATTTCCTCTCGATTAGAGAAGTCTCTCCTTGATCTCCACATCGTCCTATCTCCCCTAAACACCTTACCATCTGTACGGCCAGCATAGATATTTTTACCATTGCTATATACGCTTGAAATATCTATAGTTGTTGGATCGTCATATGCGAACGATTGATAAATTTCTTCAATATTAGCAAGAATCTCATTGATAACAAACTCGCTTCCCAGATTTATATGTCTAGCAATTATCTGTGTATCAGCAACGAATACTGACTGTAGTACCAGTTCGTCCAATAATCCAAAATTGCCTCTTACCAATGTGTTATGACCAATTGCTGATTTATTAATATGCAATGGGGTGTTTACATTAGAATTCAATGAAGAAGGAACCCCTGTCCCTTCAACAAGAGTTAGATCCTGAGAGACGCCATCAATAAACACCCTAATTTGGCCTGCTGAACCGCTGTATGCTATCCAGAAATGATGAAAAACACCCGTTTCATATTCCGGAGTTTCATAAATAACTTCATTGCCTATAGACGACTGAAGAAGAACATACATGACGTTCTTATTATTCTCTCTGCTCTCTTCGTAAATAACAAAATCGGTCTCATCAGGAACGGTCTCGATCATTCCGCTTGACGACAATTGGAACTGCCCTCGGTCGATCAATCCCATGCGATAATAATTTGACAAACCTGTTTGAGGATTGACTGTTGGATTTATATTTACCGATTTCAGCCAGAACCCAAGAGAAAAGGCATTCAAAATCGAAGCATCAAACTGATGAGATATTTCAACCAGAGGCTTCATTCGAAGACCATTGCCAAAAGCTCCGCTCTCAACAAAGATGCTATCTTGTCCTGATTTAGTTACAATCAAGCTACCTCCGCTGATTTCATCAACCAATGGAGTATTCTCGAATTTAGCAAACATAACAAATGTTGGATCGATATCCGCAGAAGCCACTGACCCTGAAGAATAGGATATATTGTTTATCGAAGCAGATGTTGAAAAAAACGGCATAATTAAACCTTACTAAAACTCAGTGATACAAACATTCTGTTATTCAAAAAGAAATCATTACTATCATCAATTTTTCTTTCTACCCAAATATAAACTACTTCTCCAGGATGAAGATTGCTTCCATTGAGTCTAGCACCGCTGACATCTATATCTACTCCATTTTGCGTAAACGTTGCAGAAGAAAAATCACTGATTGTAAACGGTGCCGTATCTGGCAACGACATTCCCGTTATTGGTGGGATTTTACCAGATGGTATCAACTGAGCAGGAGCGGTATCAACTGTGTATTCATGACCAGAACTGATATCAAATGGCCATGGTTCTCCAAAGAAGAAAGTACCTGTAGCTCCATCATAGCTTGATACAATCCTAGTTTGAGACTCATTTGGACCGCTATCAAAAGTTAGAGCAGCCGTCTTGAAATGGTCATCTACATGAACGCCGGCAAGCGTGGACTCAACAAGGTAAGTAGTCGATCCATCATTAGCAACAGACTGAAGTCGTTCGCTGCGAGGGATTTCGATAGCAAATCGAGGATTCGACAAACTATTTCTACTGGCAAGTTTGAAAAATACCTTCACGCTTCTAGCTATTTCTGTTTCATGATCATTTCTGATAGCAAAACATCTGTACTGGCTGTTACTATCGCTAAAAACAGCATTAAAGACATCGTTACTAACAAGACCAATAATCTTTATGCCATCAGGATGAAATCTAATCGGAGTTCCAAAAGCATTTCTCTCAGAAATAGTAGCAACAGAATCATTCCATTCTGAAATTCTTATAATCTCATCACCGATCTGAATTATGCTGAATTCCGTAAGTTCTTCATCCTCAGTCTCAAGTACCAAATCATAAAAAGAAACCGAACCTCTAAGAGTTGATTCTTTATAGATCCGTGTAGGGCTAGTATACCCGCCAATTGACTGGCTAGGATTTGCCTGAGCTAATCCTGGTTCAACAGTAGTGTAATAATAGCGAATAGCGTCTTTAAGACCCTCGTTAGGCGTTGGGGCCTCGCAATCATCTCTTTTGAAAAAATACGCCCAACGCTCAGTCGCATCAAGAACAGGGCTTTCCTTCAAACAACGTACATCAAGAAACTGAGAACCATTTAAAACCTGCGCCTGTACGCCATTATACCTCTGTAGCGCTAGGGCTAATGATCTAAGAGGTTGTCCAGTAAGATGTTGTCGAATAATGTTTGCAACCTCACCATCATCAGTCTCAAAAATACCAGATAATGTAGATATGTCGTTAGTATCATCAGAAGCTCCCTGTATAAACATGCGAGCGTTTATATACGGCAGATAAGGATCAACCTTTGAAAATGAAATTCTAAGAACAGCATCAGTTAAATCATTTTCACTAAGATATGCTGCTACGTCTCCATTATCAATACCAACAATAACAGTATCGCTATCGCCTGTTCCAGAAGGCAAAGAAGGCTTGAGCTTGTCGATGTCTTTACCAACAACCTCTGCACCGCCGCCCGCAAAGCCATCATCAAATCCCGGTAAGCCCTTGCTTCCTTCAGTAACTTTGCTTGCTGAACTGAATATAGATGTTTTTTTAGTAATGTCTGCCATTATACTTCTACCTCAACAAAGGCTATACCGTCATATATGAAAATAGATGAAGAGTTTCTAAGCAAAACATATAGCAGAGACCCATCTGAATAAAGACGCTCTACTGGCGCATTGAAAGTATTCAAAAGGTTAACGGCTGTTTCATCATAAACGTACAACCCTCCTCCTAGCGATCCTAGATATAGTTTTCCTTTATAAGAATTCATCGACAGTATCTCTGAAGACGGATCAGTCAGGCTAATAACCTCGCTAGCTTCTGATCCAGTATATCTGAAAATTCTAGCAGTATCATCTTCTGTTTGAACCGCAATATATACAACAGAGTTCAAAATTGCCAATGCATTGATGGGGTCATTTAACTTTGCCGCAAAACTTGTTCCCTCTTCAATCTTATATAAAGCGGGCTCTTCTCCATTGTAAGCTAACCAAATCGTATCATTAGAAGCCTGATAAATAACATCAGCAACATCCTTGTTATCAACATCAAAGAAGACTCTAAAACTTTTCTGTATATCAGTTGTTCTATTGCCTCCGTAGTCTTGGAAAAGAATTTTGAGAGTCTTAGTCCCATCTTCTTCTGTTAACTTGACATATTTTACATTAACAAAACCTTCTGCAGAACCTACTTCTTCGCCTTCTTGGAACTGCATTGAATGAGTTCCTGTTATTTCATCAAACGAAAACAACTTGACTGAAACATCTCTTTCTCTAGTATACTCGTCTCCCTCGTTGATCTGTAAAAATCCCGCAGGAGGCTTAGTATCAATTAGGAAGAAACCTTCATTGATAACCTGTATATCTCGAACATTGATTTCAGATGACTTGTTGCCTTTATCATCAGAAAGATATACGGTCAGAACATAATCATCAGAAGGCTTCAATGTTGAAATATCCCAAACAATCGGACCTGACCCAACTGGTATTTTCTGAGCGATTGGGGACAGAGGTATATCAGCCTTGTCTGAACTGAAGAAGATGTAATACTTAGCTCGTTGACCAAAAGTCCCTCTAACCGCATTATCATCAAGAACGATTTCTATAGTTCTGCCATAACGTCCTTGCGGAACAGGATTAATAACCGCAGGCGTTGGAGGAGAAGCCCTTCGAACAGTAAACTCGCTTGCAGAGATAGACCAATCGCTACGTTCGCCGCGAGCATTGACCGCAGCTATAGCAACTCGAACTTTTTCGCTACTAAGATAGTTTCCAATCTCCCATAGATAAGACTTATTACCAGAAGGTATCGAAGCTATCATCTTCCAATCAGGCTCATCGAGTTGGTCATAGAATTCAGAATAATATATCTGATACCATACGGCCAGGCCATCATTAGAAGGAGGTATAATCTCTTCCCAACTGATCTCAATAGCTCGCGTAAGAATATCTTCGCCGCCATTAGGAAATATAAGAGTTGGTTTGTTTGGTTGAGCCATTCGTTATCCTTATGATTCTCCTGTAGTGTTACCGCCGCCGCCATCGTCGCCGCCGTCGCCGCCAGGAAGCGTAAAACCGCCATCGCTCGGAGGCGGAGGAGCAGGGACAGAAGCCGATCCGCCTGATGCGCCAGTAATCGGACCATCTCCGCCGCCAGACCAACCATCGCTAGCACCCTTTGCATTCCGACCATCAGTACCAAAATTCCTAGTCTTGTAGTAATTAGGATCTCCGAATGATCCTCTTATATCATCCTGCGTATAAGTATCAACAAAAGTTGTCAAATTATTGAAGACCGATATTTTTTGCTCAAGAGGAGCATTGCTGTCATCCGTATTTAGTCTCTCCATTGCCTCTTCGAGTGTAAACGGATTACAATTTCCAGGTACATTTACGATTATAACAGCCAAACCATCTCTATTTACAACAGTATCATCGTCTTCAACTCGGAAAGCTCCGCCATAAACTCCAGGTCCAAAAACTGCATCATCCATTAGAGTCAATGAAAGATTTAACTGGTCATTCAGTCCTTGCTGAAAAACGCTCATAGTTAGATCGCCCAAGTAATCAAAGCGGCCAAGCTGTCGTAACCGTTCTAGAAGATCAAGTCTTTCAATATCTCTAAATGTAATCTTGACATAAATTTCGCTTACATCTTCAGTTTCTTCAGTAATTGATACAAGATTATCATCTGTAATAGGAGTCACTGTTTTGCTTGTGCTGGCAACTGGGAGGCTTCCAAACTTAGGTATCGGCTGCATAAGCTCAGCATCAAAGAAGAAATCAACTTCATAATCAAGCTCTTTATAAGTAGCCTGAATATCAAGACAAAACTGCTGAGTCTTACCAAAGAATGTTAGAATTTCGCAACAAACTCTCTTAACTCCGTCAGTAGGAGATAGAACCCAGGGAGCAGTAAATCTGTCTTTACCAGTAAACTTAGCCTTAAAGAACTCTCGCTCTGTTTCAGTTGTTGTAGAATCCGTATCTTGCGATGGCAAATCAGGGCCTACAGGTATCCATTCAGTATACTCTTCATCCTCATCATTTTTCAAACGATAAGCATAGGTGCCTGGGACGCCGATGATATCAAGTTCTACAAAACAATCGTTAACAACAACGATAGGCGTTGTTAAATCAAGATATGTAGAATACGCAATGTAGTCTTTCTTGACCCTCATCTTCATATACTGATCGATATCTCTTTCAGGAAAATCACCAACCGTGTAAAAACCGTCATCCGTACCATCTGTAAACTGACACGGACGAATAGCCTCGTTGAATGCTTCAAGAGGGCAGCCTGTGCTGCAGGCTCTTGAGTACATTTTTGAACCATCATGGAAAGCTACATTTATATTTTGGAATGGATCGATAAAGACATCAGCGTCATAAAGAACCTGCCCTCCTTCATCTCCGAAGTACGTTACTCTTCTATCAAAGTCCCCCTGACCGCTAGAAATCAATTCGTTGTTTTCTGCGTCCCAAACTCCAAAGAAGTAATCAGGAGACAAGCCAGGCTGATCTGCAAGTATGCGAGTATATCTATAATCTTCCCAAAGTATGTAGAAGATGTTATTTTCTGCTGCTGCAACATTTGGTTTCAGCGCATTGTCAGATGTCTCTGAAACACGGAAATCAGAGCCGCCTTGTCCGCTGCATGACCAATTTTTAGCATCTTTGTTCTCTCTCCATATAGAAGCATCGTCATAGAAGCAAGGACAATTCAATATGATTGTCTGAAGCTCGCTAAGAACACCATTAATAAACGTCTCAATCTTGACCGTATACGGGACTCCGCAGAGAAGAGAACGGAATGCCTTTTGCTCGTCTGTAGGCTGAAGAGATATCGTAAACTCAGACATGAAGACGTTATCTTCAGACAGAGTATAATAGTCTGCAGGAATTTTTATAGCGTCAAGTTTTCTTAGAACTGATTTTATGTCTTCATTAGTAGCAACGCCTGAGCTACCTCCAACAGGAGTAAATAACCAAACTCCTTCAGCAGCATTTTTATCAAACGTAAAGCTAAGCGACGTATAATCGGTGCTTCTATCAGGAATAAGAACTGGAGTTATTGGAACAAATGTAAGCAAACCATTCGGTCCATCAAAGAATAAAATAACAGTATGATCCGAGCCGCCAGCAGTAATAGTCGTGTCAAGACGCTGCTTGTATGTCACTGTTCCGCCAAAAAAGTTCTCTTTATTACCGAGGAACTTGGAAGGAGCCCAAAAATATTTATCATGTGTGGTGGTTAGATCATTAAGTTTTATAGAGCCGTTACCATTATCAGAAACCCATGTTGCATCCGCTGTTATATCATTCGGCGAACCCTCTTTCCACCCGTCATTATTAACATCAAATCTACTTGATACAGCAAACGAAAATGGCATATTGGTCTGAGAATCCCATTCTGTAAACGGCAAGAAGTTAGGCGAATATACAACGCTTGCAACTTCTCCTGCAGGAACAGTTATGCCGTTAATTGGGAACGAAGTATAATCAGAAGTCCAATTGTCGGTGTCAATAAACGTTGCAGCCGAATAGACCAATACATCCTGTTCTGTATCAGCATAAAAACTAAGTTTAAAGTTTACATCTTTATCCAAAGTAGTATCGTTACTATAGAGAATATCAACATCACATCTACGAGACTGATCTGCAGGACAATAGAATACAAAGTCAGAAGTACCAGAAATGTCTCCAAAGGGAGTAAGTATTACCCGAAAAGCATCCATAAATCCTGCGCTAACAAAAGTATTTAAGGTAAGACTTTTCCTATCCTCTGATATGGTAAAGAAATCTCCATCTGATTGCGGTTCTATTCCTCTTGAAGAAACAGATCCGTAAACAACAAGATCATGACCTAGTAACGAATCAGTATCATCAAGATCATTTGAATCAAATATTATTGCTGATATTGCCATATTGAAGTCAATAGTAGCAGTAATATTATTGGAACCAGATGTAGAAACAGAATCATGTTTGAAGTAAACAGATGTTATAGGATCGCCAGCAACAATGCCAGGCAATTCTGTTAATCCCGTTGGAAAGCTAATTCCGACTCCTTGACCTGTATTGAAATCTTCCGAATCTTGTGAATCGATAGTTGTTGGCGCAGCCCCTTGAAACTCAACAACGCCTGTAAGGTTTGAATCGCTTTCATTAGCTCCATTACTCATATCAACAGATCCCGTGATATCAATAATATTGACATTGTTGCTTGTTGATGTATTTACAGCGTCTATAGGATTATCAAAATCAACAGTTTCAAACTCAACAGTTACATAATAGACAATCCCTGCTAAGTCGTCTTCATCTGAAACATTATATGTAATAACTGAAGCTTCGCCTTCAAGTAAGACAAACCCATCATAAGCCATTTGAAGATCATTGACTCTCCATCCGGCAATTCCGGTCTTTGAATTAACAATCTTGAATAGGTCTGTCTTATCTCTATCTGAAAAAAACGACAAACGAAAATGGAATTGTCCAGAAACCGATGGGATAAAATCAAATGAAACTTGACAAGAAAGCGTGTCTGTCTCGCCTCCATAAGGATCATATGGATCAATATCAAGATTTGTCGTGTAGACATATTCATCAGCTTCATCTACGGAACACTGATCAAAATACATATCATCAATCTCATCAGATGTCGCCGCATAAACCTGCCAGTCTACATTACGGTTATCCTGCCATGCAATCAATCTTCTACCTTTAGGGTCCGCAGAAATCGATGGATTTATACTCTGGCTTTTAGAATCAGTGATACGAGTATCAAAGCGGAATGGAGTAGATTTGTTACGAGCACCAGAATAATAAATTTCCCAATAATCATCGCGGCTAGACTGAAAGGCGACATGAGGCTTGTTCATCTGATCCACATGTAAATCAGGGTTACGGTTCTGATGGTTATCAGATAACGTTATAGGAACTTGAGACATAATCTCGTTATCTAATGAAAAATTGAAATTGAACTCTTCTACCGAAAGTTGCAAAGCATCCCAAGCAGTATCAGAAGATAATTCATCAAGAATATCATCAACTCCATAAACCCTTATGTCATCAAGGAGCCCGCCCAATACATGAACAGTTGTGCTTCCGTCACTGTTATATGAAGTCGGAGTTGTATTTTCAAACCTGATTGTACTTGTTGTACTAGAAGCGGTGAACTTCATAAAATGGTCTTCATAGATAGTAACACCGCTATTTGCTGCCTTAGATGTTAGAGTAAAGGTCTTAGTGGTTGCTGCGGCAGATATTTCGATTCTTCTTCTAGTGCCTGCCCCGAAAATAGTATTGATTGATGGGTGAGGAGCAGCCCTTAAAAGAACAATGTAATCTTTGCCTATGACGGTTTGAATATCTTGTTCAATATAAGCAAGGGTGGAAGAGCTAGTACCAGAAAGCTCAATAAACCGGCTACCCTTTGCAGGATTGATAAATTGAGCATCTCCGCCTGGATCAAACCAATAAAGTACGCCCTGATTAGCAGTCCAGTTTTGAACTACTGTTTCTTCATTATCGATACGAATAAATGTGTCATTCGGAGCAAGAGTTAGTTCAAAATCTCCATTATTTAGAATATTGTTTGCAGCAGTACCTATAATAGACATCGCCGTAGTATCTCTGTCGTTGAAACTTAATCTAGAATATCTCTCATTAGGAAAAATTGTTACAGGGCCAATACTAATATCATTAAATTCCAATGAAACAATAGCATTGTCATATTTGTTTCCATTATAGGGTAAGAACTCATTTGTAAAGAACTGAGAATCTGCAGGGAATCCAAAACCAATATCATACTGACGATACTGATCGCTAAAATCTGCAACGAACGACTGAGCAATTGCTGGCTCGTTATCTACAATAACAGTAATATCACCGTGGAATCGATAGTCTTGCTCAGATCCGTATTTATCTATTTCTAACAAATTATCTATATGAGTCGAGTTTGCCTTAGAATAATGAACAACTATCTTGAAGTTATGACTTATGTCTACACCAACATCTGTCTTGAAGGTCATAAAATCGCCGAACTGTCGTACTATATGGTGGCGTTTTCTAGAGACTTGGCCTGTTGATTCATCTTCGCTCGTTGCGACAATAAGAACCATCTTATATCGCCCTGTATAATGAACCTCTTCAATCTCTTTAAGATAACCCTCACAAGAGCCTAGACTAATTTCATTGCGTTCGCAATATTCAAAAAGAGGTTCCTGATTAGATGCCTTGAAACGAATTTTTTCAGGCATAAGAGCTAGCATAAAGTGTCTAACATTGGCCGGGTGGGCTAAGTCAGCAGGATCCATAAAAGGAACATATTCGACATCGACTCCATGAGAAAAACCAGGAGCATCAGTTCCGCCCGAGATAAGAGAAGTTCTAAGATTTTCAAATTTGTAACACCCATTTATAGGTATTAGAGTGTCAAAGAACGGATCAAACTTATCGATACTCATTCTGTTTCCTTGGAATTCATATCTATTATCATCAGTTGGGGTAAATTGCGCCTTCCATTCAGAATAAGTCTTGTTCTGCTCTCTCTCAGATAGAGGTACATTTTGCAGTCCAGATAGATTCATATCAAAATTTATCTGGTAACTTTGCTGTGTATGCAATCCGTCAAAAGCTTCAGCATCCTCATTCGCCGTCAGTGGAAATACAGCCAATGCCCCATCATCGCTTGGGTTGCCATGGCACGCTACATGCTGGCTGTTGACAATAGAGACGCCGCCATTGTTATCAAGAGCCCTTGTCCAGTCAACGCCAGTAATATGTATAGGATCTTCTCTAAGCGTCAGAATAGATTCAGAGATATCCGATTCTATTTCTTTCTCTATAGCAGACATTAGGACTTGATTCATGATAATATTAGAGCTAGGCCCTAATACGCCGTAGTAAACTTGCGATGGGCCTGCCCTGTCAGACTCCCAGGCGATATGAAGATTACCAACATAATCGACTTGAATACGGGCGTTCTTATTTTCTCCATCAAATGTTAATTGACGCCAATCAATATTTCCCTTTTCGGTATCATCTCCAAGTTTAAACGAGTAATAGAATAATTGATATGATCCGTTATCGATAGGAGCCTGGCATACAACATAGACATATGTCTCATCATCGATATAATCTTTACGAGAGGCAACTACGGGATAAACAGATGGTATCTCTCGCTGAAAAATATCCCTAACATGAGGCAACGGTAAAACTTCTGGTAGATTCTCGTTCGAAGGATCTGTTCCTGAAGCAATAACAACAAACTTTTGGCAGTATTGATTTGCTGTGATCGTTGGGCCGAAATTATTATTGACGCCCTCTGGCACAGTAAATCGAATCAGCCTATCGCTTCTTGACAAAATATCGTAAGTTCTTGCGCCGAGAGTCGGTTCCAAGAAAACTACTTTATTACCTGAGTCAGAAGTAGCCTGAGTAGTTGTTAGTATTTCAATTGTTCTATTGCTATCTAAGCATGTTTCAAAATCGCTTGTTCCATCAACCTTATTTAGAGTTCTAATAGAAAAACGATTCTCAGAGAACACATCAACTTCATTAGTTCTTTGTATTGCTTTAATACTCGCCGCTTGAGCATCTGCATTATCATTAATGGCAATAACAAACAATGCAGCAGTAGCAGGAGAATCTGATGTAGCCGTAACCTGTATTTCAAATAGCGCTCCACCCTCAAGACGGAACTCAATGCCAAGAAGCTCTCCTGCTGTAGCAGATTCGAGAATCGCCGTATGGTAAAAATCAGAAGGCTTGAGCAGAGTTCCGTTGCGAGTTGGATTTCCTTCTGACTTGAGAGACGTAGGAACATGCGAAAGAAAAACCCTGCTAGCAAGGGTTAGTTCTTTATTGACTTCTACCTGCGTAAGCTCTTCGACAGAAGGATCGTACTGAGACGAAAACGCAATAAGGGCCGTGCCGTTTGGGAGGACGGTTGAAGATGTTGAATTATAGATACGGCATACGCCTTCTATCTTCGACGGAGATATACTGGCCTCATTGATAGGCCCGCAAAAGCCTGCTCTTGAATTGAAATAATCGCTCTCGCTATCATCTTTATCAAAAATACTCTCAGGCCCTACAACCGATCCATCAAAACAAAAATCATCTAATTTGCGTAGTCGAAGACCTGGCCCTGGCTCTAAGTCAAAGATAGCGCAATCAGGAGCATCAGGCAGATCGCTTGTAGCGGCTGATTGTAAGACTTTCATCTCTGCAGGTAAGTAATGGATAAAACTTCCTGAGTCATAGATTTCCTCATAGTTTTCTTGCTTGCGCGAAAAACTAATGGGGAACTGTTGCATAGCAGAGCCGCCCATGGTTGAACCGCTAAGGACATCAATTCCTCGGAAAGTAAATGTGGCTTGGCCGTTGAAATTTGCCTTGGCTATAAATCGTCTACCGTTTATAAAGACATGAAAGACATTATAGGGTTCAGTTTCAATCTGAATACGAGCCTTCTCTTCAGGACCAATGAACGGAGGATAGACGCCAAGCCTGTCAGTTGTTGTCTTTCCAACTGGGTTCTCAATCTGAAACGCAAAGGCCGAAATATCGGAAAGACGCCATTCTCCGCCGATCTCCTCTTCAACATTAGCAAAAATAGTTATGACGCTGCTCTCGACCTCTTCTGTGACGTTCAAATCGAGAACACCTCTCAAAGGGCCTCTGTCAGCGGGGGATGTAAGAGGAACGTCTATCCTCTCACAAGGAAACTCATTGTCCAGCGGATCTTCGGTATCAATCGATAGAATTTGAGCGTTGACGCCAAGTGTGGCGTTTTCGAAGCGGACTCTCTGCTTTGTTCCCCACTTGATACCGTGGAGTTCAAACTCAACCTTGCGTGTTTGGTTAAGCGTTCCGCTGAAGGGTTTTATTTTGAGCGTTACGGGCACCGTAGACGTTCTCCATCATCTCTGTAAACTTGGAAGCAAATACTTCGTAACCATAATTATTCTGAACTAACTCATATGCTTTATCGGATTTATTCTGTGCTTCTTGATAGTTCTGCGAAACTTGCCTCATTGCCTTCTGTATGTCTGAGACTTTGACTCTCGGCCATTTTTTAAGCTTAAATTGAGGGGAAGGATCCAGACAATCATGAACCATATATCCGGATGGCTCAAGAAGCATGCAGTTACCGCTATCGGCATAGTCTTTGCATCCTGCAAAGTTTGTTACTATGACAGGTACTTTGATTGCCATTGCCTGTATAGGCGGCAATCCAAAGCCTTCGCCAAGAGTAGGGGAAATGAGACAGTCCGCTGACTTCATAAAGCGGGCCATATCCTGTTCTTTGAATACTTCTCTTTCGAAAGAAACATGGGCTGTTTCCTTCTTTCCCCAGTTCTTCTTAATTTGCTCATACGATTGACGAGCTTTATCCGCTGAATCAGTTTTGATAATAAGACGAACATTCTCATCTGAGTCAAATTCCCTGATCCATGATTCTAAAAGAAGTTGACCTCCTTTTCGGGGCCTCCAAGTTCCTATAAACAAAAATGTAAACTGGGGCTGATCATGCATGGGAGTTACTTTGTCATTCCAAATACCGAGATCCAAAACGTGCGGAATATGAAACATCGGACGCTTTACGCCTGCACGGGAAAAAGTACGAAAATTGAACTCTGATGGGACAAAGACGCAATCGCATCTATTTAACAAAGTTACCCATTCAGACGGCGGATTGAATGTCTCAAAAGTCGCAAAGGCTATTTTCTTCTTTAGACTCTGTACTCTTCTATGCTGAGAAGGTATAAGATGAAGAACCTGATATGCGTCAGTATTGATTGGCTTTTCTCTCATCTCCATGAGAATATCGAACTGTTCTTTAGTATATGCTTCTTTAGAAGGCCTACTATTAACCGCTTGAATACGGATATCAAATAATCCTGTTTGGTGTAGCGCAAAAACATTCGACGATGCAGCCTGTCCATAACCAGTCTGATTGAAAAAACCGCAATAATCTATTGGTATTTTAGGTAGAGATGACGACATGCCCATTGTTCAATGCCCTAACATCATTAATCTTGCTGAACAGTCCGCCGCCAATCTGGAATACAACGTTTCCGAATGAGTCAAGCTTGACAACTCTTCCTGAATTAGAAACAAAACTCGTCTCCGCAACAACGTAATTACCGTTATCATCAACAACCGCATCGGAAGCATATGACCCATCTGGCGTATCGTACTGAAAGCTAATCGCCTTTGTAGTCCTATCGACCACAATGACCTTCCCTCTAAACTGCCGCAATTTACGAGCCGCCTGCTCTTCAAACGTCTCTTCGCCTTCGCCGCCTTCGGGCTCTGTAAGCGTATCATCATTCTGTATAATACCTGCAATCAATAAATTGTCATCATCGATTTCGTAAACAGAACCGAGACTGAAATCAGAAAATTTGATAGCATCGTAATTGAATCCAATTTCCTCGGTCTCATGATTGACCTCAATAATACTCGCTTGTTCGGTGCTATCATCGCCCTCGCCAGTATCTCCTTCAGCCAAAATAACCAAAAGTAATTGATTTTGAGTGCTAGAAATAACTTCTTGAGTATTGATATCTCTGTATTCTGCAATAAATGTCAGAATCCATTCTCCAACAACATCTTCTGCTGGTGAAGAAATATTGATTGTTGCCTGGTTGCCTGGCGGTGGAGCAGAAAAAGAAACATACTGCTGAACTTGCGTAGGAACCTGAGATTGCCATTGAACAAAGAAGCCATCATCAGGAGCGTCTACTTCAACTTGGATGCTCGCATCAGAACCAACATTGACTTCTAGTCTTGTTTGTGATCCCGTCTCGCTTCCTTCATCTAAGAAAATACTAGAGTTGCCAATAATCCAATTGCCATTATCAAGGAAGTTTCCAAAAACTGGTCTCTGTATACCATCAATGAAAACAAAATCTCCTATAAAGACTTCTAGCCCCTGTATCCCTGTAAGCTCTTGGGCGCTCTGCGTAAGACTGAACTCCGCAGGGAATGAACCAGGACGATACTGAATAGTCACATCGCTCTGCGTATCTCTTAATTGAGCAATCTTATCCGTCGAAAGCTTGATTTCAAGAATTCTCTTAGTCTTCGTTGGCTCAAGAACTTCATCATTCGCTCCTAAATCAACTGCGGAACCGCCGATCCATAAACGAACATTCCCTATCTGTAAATCATCGCCATCAACTTCTTGAGAGAATGTTGTAGAAAGAATACCTGTTCTAGGATTATAAACAGAAGTTAAAGGATAGAAGAAGTTCTCATCTGATATATTGTGGCTTCCTATTCCCTTGATCAATGTTCCATCTGGATTGACTTCAAACAATCTATCATTGTCTAAATCTGCGATAACAAAACTGCGATCTTCCTGCCTGTAGGCTGAGAATGCAAATTTGAATCCCCTCTGTCCTTGGTTAGGAAAGAAATTGAATGCCTGCTTTGGAGATAAAAGGAAGCTTGGCCCCTGAAAGCCGACCACTGCAACGTTGTCAGTATCAATCTCGGTTATAACATTCTTGAATGAGTAATAGATATTGCCAACTGGTACCGGATCTGATATAGAAAGAAATGATGTCAAAGCATTGTCATCGAACTTGCGAGTTGTATTTATATAGCTGCCTCTATCAAATGTTTCTGCATCAGATATCGTAAATCCAACTTCTTCAGAGTCTATGATAAGTTGAAGCTCTAAAAAATCCAAAACAGGAGTCGCATTTCTTGCCTCATTAGAAAAGAACATAACATCTATTTCAATGTCCGAACCGTCTATCGAGAAAACATCCCCCGAGTTAAGAGGTGAACTGAAAACAGATCTATTCAATAGACCAGGAGAATTTGCTATTCTTGTACGAATTCTGAGATCGGTACCGTCCGGTATCTCAGCATCAAATATAATAGAATTGAAATTGACATTTACCGCGCTAGAATATCTAAAACGTATAAAACCTTCCGGAGGATACAATGCCTGACTACGAAGAAAAATATTATCAATAAAGAATGTATGCTTAGTAACAACGTCATCCGTATAAAAAACAAGCGTCTTTATATTATTTCTTGCTGCGCCATCAATCGAAAAAGCTCTTCGCTCAAATCCATTAACATCTGGATCCGGGTTGGTCGTAATCTCATCAGGACCAAGCAGTAAAAAATCCTGAGACTTTGTTTCTGTTCCATCTTCTTCCTCATTAATAAAGTACATGAAGACCGAACCATGCGAGATCGAAAGGCTCTTAACATCAACTATCAATTCATCGAATAAAGACCAATCTCTGTTGACATTGATTGTTTTTGTATAGACAGCCCTAAAACTTCTATCTGTTAGAAACTCTCCGCCATAAAAACCTTCGGTTCGAAAAGAATCAGCATCATTGGAGATTACTTTAAGATTATCAGAAATAACTTGCGTTTCAGTAACGAAGCCAGGAATGTTTTGACCGCCCGCTGTCACTGACTCAAAGTTTTCAATAAACTGACTATCAGCGCCGCCTCTTGCAAGAGTAACCTGATCATTAGCAATAGTTACAAGATTTCTATCATAGGCTGTCAGGAAAGCTGTTGTTGTTTCCCAGATGATGGAGCGAATTTTTCCAATACTGGTTGGCTTTCCAGAGATACACTTGCTAACAAGATCTATATGAGACGTAGACGCATCAAAATCAATGAAGCGATTATCTGTTATTCCTGGTATAATAGTTACACCGTTAATAAATCCGTCTTCAACTAATGGATTCTCATACTTCCATGCAGTTGTCAACTTCATAAGGTTGACAGATCCGATTTCTCCGAGAAGCTCTCTGTTGCCTGCTGTGATCGTTCTAACAAACGAATCAAGGGCAGCATGGGTTAACAGACCGTTATTGCCCAGATCGTTATGATCGAGCTTAGGAATACGTTCTGTATCAAATCGACCGCTGATAATCTTTGCCGCATCAAAGTCTTCCATGCGAGCGCCGGGAAGCTGATTGCGAGTTTCTTTTTGAAGATCAATCTTAGTAGGCGAACCTCTGTGCTTATGTTTGGCAATCTCTTCTTTGATAAGTTCAATAAAACCAATCTCATCTCGGAATGAACTATCGATATTAACTATTTCATTAGAGCCAGTAGAAACTCGTCCTAATCTGACAGACCCTTCGCCAGGATTAGTTCTACTCCAAATAAATTCAACGTCTCTATCGTTTGCTGTTCCGCCTGTGAGAATAGCATAAATATCGACAGTATCATTTGAAGGAATATCCTGAACAAGTTCGGGAAGATCTGTCTCGGTTGCAAGAAGACTAATAATACCCAATCCAGGTTCTACTGTAATTGATATAGAACTTAGAGAAATGGAATCATTTGGTTCTGTTAGATTCCATCCTCTAACAACTCCGTTTCCAAATATTGTATAAAGACCGTATAGCTGCTTGTCAATAAGCAGAAATCTCTCGATCTCTTTGCGCACGTTAATAGGGAGATCCAGACGATCCCTAAAATCGAAGAAAGCCATACCGAAAAATGGTGTCTGTCCAGCCATACCTTACCTTATCGACCTGCTACAGGAGGACCGCCAATATCAATAACATGGACACCCTGAGCGCTATATAGTTTTTTCATTTGAAAAGCGCCAAAACCTCGAAAGCCCTGTCTGCTCTCTCGAATGCTTGAACTTACTTCGACAACGGACATAGTTTGCTTAACTTTATCCTGTATTTTTACACCGGCCCCATGAGCCTTCTGTCTGTTATTAGCAATACCCATAATATCTCCTTATGATAAAACTTATAAAATCCTCTATGTTCCGCCAAGGGTATCAGGCCCAATCCCGATTTCCGTTGGTGAACCCCAATCAATATTCTGTGAAGGGAAGATCCAATAGCAAGAGAATGTCTGCCACCACTGATTTGTGGCTGGATCAATTTCATTCTCTATCTCTCCTATAATCAAAACCTGCTTATCCCTCCATCCGAGACCTTGAAAAGTAACGATATCTAATGCCTTAAGAAGGTTGTGGCCAATAGCTTTGAATTGTATTTTGACAGGAGGCAAGAATAGTTTAGTATAGTGCTTGACTATCCATTTGACATTTAACTCATCCCCATATATACCGTCCATAAGCAACAGCGTTTTAGGGTACCCAATAAAACCAGGCTTCTCATTATCAAACAACGAATCAAAGTTCGTATGTCCAGCTAAAAGCAAAGTACCATCAGGAGTGTTTGAGATAACCCTGATTTGGTTAATAACACTATCCATATCTCTAGTAACTGTATAGTCTCCAAAGACCTGTCTATGAATTTCAGAACCCTCACTACGGCTAAAGTCTTTTGGCGATGCAAAAAAATCAACCTTACTCAAAGCTTCCCATTTTCTGATATTCAAATCGGGGCCAGAACCTTCTTGTCCTCCAAACAACTCTTGATCATAAGGAAGCTTCTCGTAATGAAAAACCCCCAAACGATCGAAGTAAATAATCTTACCTGCTATCTGCGCTATTTTGCGAACACCGCTCCACATATTTTCGCCATCCTTGAAACGGAACATAGGCTCATGTAGTATGTTGTAGGATCCTGGCAAAGCATATTCTGAGTTATATATGTTGTCTCCATTATGGGGAATATGAAACCATCCTGACTTGTCCGAAGAAGCCAATCTAGCAATCAATGAAGCAGGCTGAGAATTATCTACAGAGCTAATATCTCCGTTGAGTCCTCCAATATCTTTTTCTCGGTCTACACCGTCTCTAAGACCAGACATTTGAATAATTTCATTGATCGCATTAAAATCTCTCATCTTGTCAAAAAACGGAGAATTCAAAAATACTTGTTCTTCAAGAACCTTAGTGTAATCATTGAGATCGCAAGTCATCGTATGCTTGTTGTTCTCAATATTGATAGATGTATTAGTACATATTCCAGTGAATATAATACGATCTCGTTCGAGAGAAGGAGTTGGCATAATAGGCCTGCCCTCAACATTCGTATATCTGCTATTTTCAAATCCTATTTCGCCAGTTCTAGTAGAAGCAGGAGGACCATCTACGTTCTCACCCCACCAAACAGCTATCTGTATAAAGAAGTTTTTATCAGCCAAGCTTCTCAAATAATTAGAATGATTAGGTCTTCCATCTTTAAAGCGACTGTCCATTCCGTCATTTACAAGAAACGTAATTCTCCCGCCATGAGAGATATTAAGCATGTCATTTTCAGACCAACTTGTCTGTAACTTCATTATATGATGACCAACCTCAATGGCATTTGTATCAAATGCCGGTAGTTTTGGCGGGACGAATAAGCGAAAGCCCGTCATGATTGGAGTTATGCAATCATTTAATTTCCATTGTAATTGATCATCTTCAGAACCCTCTGCATCAGGAGAAACAAACGTGTAATCACCAGGAATCATAGATATGCTGGTTTCAATGACTTTGGCAAATGGCGCGCTAGATCCTAGTCGTTTAGAACAATCTTTAGCCGCAATAGTTATAGCAGATGCACCGTCTTTGATTTTTCTTCTTCGACGATGCTGATCCGGCGCTTTTCCAAAATCAAGAACCTGCTGAGGCATAACCTCGATCGCATGAGTCGTTTCAAACTTATCTTCTATCCATTCTTTATATAGTTCTGCCTCTTGTGTAAATTGAACTTTTTTGCGACGAGTTCCTATCAGAGGGTTCTTTGATACTCCTTTGTCTCGAAGAAGAAGCTGTATTTCTTCCATATCAACAGGCCCTTCAATGCTGAGCCTCTGAGGTAATGAAACACTCTCAATAGTTTTATACTGCAAAGGAGCCATATGTAATGCGACCTTAACATTCCCGCCCATAATAGCTATAGACTTAGCAGGGATTACCATAGGAACCTGCTCTTGAATAAAATTCTCTTCGCTTTCAGGCTCGTCTGTTGGTTCAGGAACTTCAGTTAGATCAGTACGAGAAATTACCCATGGAAAATCTTCATAACCACTAAAAGTAACAATAAAGCGGCCCAAGTGTTGGCGAACAGTAACTCGTAAAAATCCAGGTTCCATAAGTTTTTGAGATGAAACAAATGGATAGGTACTTAGGCGACGAAGGATCTTGCTTTTAGACTGAACAATACGAGATGAACTACCGCCGGACTTATCTCCGCTATCATCATTATCATTGCCTCCGCCTGCAGATTCAGAAACACAATCTTCTTCACCATCATCTGTTATAGCCGTAGCAGTTGTCTCGCTCTCGTCTTCGCCGCCCTGCTGCGATTCTTCTTGCTGATTAGGTTCTCTAATAAAAACTTTGCCAGCATGACAAAAAATAGGATTGTTTCTTTCAGAAAGAATAATATAGTAATTATGAAAGGCATCTTCTACGCCTATCTCTATCATGTAATAAGCCTGATCGCTAAAATCAAACTGCTTCTTTGACTCTTCGATTTTTTCGGCATCTTTACCAACTTCTACAATAGCAGTATTCTGAACCTCTCCATCTATAGTAGATTGAGAATTGGTATCAAGAAACTCAAACCCAGTTCTCATACGAAACTTAGAACCTTTAGTAATAGAAATATCAGTTTCTAAAGCCATCTTCCTGAATTCAATCCAGAAATCTTCGCCCTGAAAAAGATTTGTTCTTTTCTTGACTCTCCAATGTATACCTGGATTTACATTCTTGTAGCTATTATCAGAACCAACGTTAAACTCTTCATCGCTATCCAGTCCCTTTAGTTCAAGGAACTTAACAGGATCTCCTGGCGATGTTTTATTTTGCAAAAGAAAATGTCGGAAATTATCATTTGTTCTTGTAGAAACAGTTCCTTCGCCAGGAACTCCCTCGGGACGAACGTTTGGAAATGCATATTCCCAACGAGGGTAGAACAATCGTTTGAAATCTTCTTTACTATCAGCAGGAGCTTCTTTGAGTCTGGTCTGAGAGAATGTCTCGCTAATATACAGACTGCCATCATCAATCCACATATGCTGAGCAGCCTCAGCCGAAGCAAAAGCATTAGGAATAGGGTCTCCGTTGGCATCTTTGCGAAGAAAAGCTGCAACTGCATTTTCGTTATATAAATCAATAAACTCAAGACGACTAAGCGGAATAACTCCAGTTTCTTCTTCCAACAATCTGGCTGTATTCTTTTCTTCTTCATCATTAGACTCAGGCTTAACAGTAGCAAGAAAATTGTGACGATACTTGTATTCTGTCTTCAAGTACAAACCATCATGCCTTTGTATAGACTCAACCTTGTCGCTATAATCGCTGGGTAAAGTAGCAACTGTTTCTGGCGCAAAGACAAATGTCTCATCCTGAAGCTTTCGCTTATAGATAGGAGCATTGTGCCAAATAGTAGCTTCGCAGTTGAGTACCCCAGGAAATCCAGGAGAACCCTTTTGAAACTTACCAGTTGTAGTTACTTTTGTTCCCTTACTACCCATTATCTAATCCTCGCCTTGGCATCTAACAAAGGCTCATTGGTTGAATAAGAAAACCCTCTAAGATCACCGTTGCTGTCCTGATAAAACATCCTCGCTAAACCGCTCGCTCCGACATACCCTCTAGCTGCAACCTGCGAAATAGACATTGTATCATCAAAAAGAGGCAAAGAATCAGAAACATATGGAAATACTATTTGAGATGTTTTGGATAATATTGAACTTTGTATCTCTGAAGGAATAGATCCAACAATAAATACTGGTCTAGTTGTGTCATCGTCAGGATCTACTTTTTTATGTATAATATCCTGTCCCTCCGAAAACAAAGTTGCATTGAAACTTCTAATAAACATCATTCCATCTACTATATAGCTAAGATTCAATCTATCATTTTCATCATCTAAAGCAAAACCAAGATTGGCTATGAAACGAGGTTCTTGCACATCTATGTTTCTGTGGAAAAATACACCATCTTCAAAGACATCTCTCCAACCCTTACCAGTTGAATCACTAACTCTTGCGAACAGCTTACCATTCTCAACATAAAGAATCCTAATAGCTCGTTTTCGATCAAAGAAAGCAATAAAATCAGTTAGAGGAAATCCTTCAGAAAAGCTCTTGAAATCGCCCGAAACGGCAAACCTAGTTGCTTTTGGCATTGAAGAGCTACTAAGATCCTGATTCTCTCTCCTAATATCGCTAGCTATTTTAAGCTGCTGTGAAAGAAAACCGCTCTCATCTTCTAAATTACCAATAATAACATCGTTTTCCTTCTTTCTAAGCTGCCTTCCTTCAATCGAGAAATGCGATAATCCGAAGTTTGCTGGCGTATCTTTTGAATATACCGCCGGACGACGCCACGCTTTATATGCATCCTCTGATCTAAATAACTGAGGATTAATAGTTTTGTGCATCAAGCTATCATTAAGAACATAAAATAAATGAATCGTATTAGACAAATGATCTGAAATAGCAAACGGATTACGAATGGTCTCGTCGCCAGTAGTATAAACTACACCTTTATGATCAAACCATGTATCCCCCATGTCATTCGATATCATACAGGAAATCTCAGTCATACTGCTATCAAGAGTTTCTCCACCGGACTCTGCTTGGTCCCCATAGATTCCTACATTGGCAGAACTATCTTCATAAAAAACAAAAGATTCTCCCGCAGAAGAAAAACAAATCGCTGGCGTTCCTGTATCTATTCTATTTTCTTCATACTTCTCTTCAATAATGGATGTAAATTCAATTTTTGTAACAGAAGTATATTTCAAAATATCACCAGATATTCTTATCGTATCATCAAAATAATAACGACAATCAATACCGACATACTGCTCTTGATCAACAGGCCCTCCAAAATAAGGAAGAGTTATGTTGTCAATAATAAATCTACTACTAGGAAATATAAACGAAACGTATCTTGAAGGTTGAGAAGAAAAACCAGATTTTACCTTAAAAAACAATTTGATAAACTTGAGCTTCTTACCCTGAAGACCATTGATTGTTACTTCGCCTGTCTCTTCATTTTGAACGAATGTTGTCGAACCGAGCCCGACAGATGTAAATGTTTCGTATATGTCTTCTGCGTTTTCAATGTTAAGAGCTATCTTGCCGCTCTCTTTTGTTATTTCAAGGCCCTTACTATAGCCCGGCTGATTGCCAATAATTTTATCAAATCCAATTACATCAATGTCAGACTGAGATATGGTATCTAGTTGCTGAGTGCTATGATTAAGATCAGCGTTCGAATTATCATAAGCAAGCTTGCCTTTCTGTATATTAGATGACCAATCTTTTAGTCTATGAAAGTTTAGAGTTTCATCTTTATTGAATACCAAAAATGATTCATGGCTTAGAGGATGGCTCTCGCAAGCAATGCCCGCTCCGAACGTAGGACGAGTCGTAACCCATACCCCCCCGTCCCTCTCAAGAGGAAGCTGAGGACTAAATCTCTCAACATAAACCCTGGTCTTTCTCCCTAAGTCCTCAAAGAAAATAGGTGTTCTAATAAACATGTCTGCCTGCAAGGTTCCAAAAGTACAAAAACCCTGATCATAAGTAAATATTTTATTACAATCTCTAACAAAATATGCTCCTCCCTCAATAGACGACATACGATATGGCTCAAACTTAGCGCTGCTAAGATCAAAGTTATTCCTTTTAGGTAATCCTCGTCTTTCAAGATCAAGATTAGGAACGCCTACTCCTGTTCCTTCTATATCAGGATTAAATGGGCTAACGCTTTGTAATGCAATAGCTAGATCTCTCTGATATCCATATTTATCATTATCATAACAAGTAGAATTGACATGATCGCTAACATCAAAAACAAAGCCTCTCAATTTACGATTGGCTCTTACAAGATCAGTTGTGTCAAGATGGCCTTCATCAGTAAAACCTGGTCCATTTTCAACAAACGTTGCTATGAAATTCTGCCACCACACCTGATCCCTAATATCATCAGCAGCTATCAATAACTCTTCAGGAATTAAAATATCCGTTGTATCGAGCGATAATATCCCTCTTGTATCTGCGAAATATATTCCTCTTATATAAGGAACGGACGCTTGAGTATCATTGATACACTCAACAATTCTCTGTCCTTCTATTAGCTCTAATCGTTGTTTATCTTTTCGTTCCTCCGGCGTTAGCTCTGGGTTACTAAGAACAGAAACGTCATTAAGCCAATCATTGATATCTGCTTGATCTTCTATATCTGGAAAATTGGATACCCCCTGGCTCTTCTTGACCTTGAAAGTATAGGGACGGAAACTCCAGGCCCTTATTCGTTCTCCGCTAATTCTTTCAACCTGGAAACCTGGAAACAAAAAGAAAAAACTTCTAATTTCAATTGCATGTCTAATATTTCTTTTTGTCGCAGGCACATAGCTAATGTACAGGGGGTCGCCAACGGCAAGCGGCAAAATTTCGTCATCTCCCGTAGGAGGAGGATCAGTACCGTCAGTTAACTCAAAACCTGGTAATGTAAACATAATCTTGTTGTCTACAAGATCGTCTTCGCCAGCATTTAGAAAAGCATTATCTGCTCCGCTTTGACTGATATTTCTATCAGCGCGATAAAGCATTTTGCGTTTATCTCTGAATATCTTGATAAACACATTTTCTTCATCCTCGTATTTGAAGCCTTCAAATTCTGCCTCAATTTGCCCGTCGCTTGAAATTCTCCAACCTCGTTGAGTCGATCGACTATCAGCCCCTATTGATTCAAGCTCTTCATCTGTAATAATAATTGGATCTCTTGATACAGAAAGAACCCCCAACGGATACTCTCTAAAAAACGTATGACTAGCAATCCCTTCGTTCGCAGTTGCCTCGTCAATCATCGACTGAGTAACAGTTATTACTCTATTGATACGAGTTTCTGATTCGCAAACATTGATAATAAAACGAGATGTTGTTGGCTCGATGTCACCTAGAAGACTACATCCGAGCGCTGCTCCGATTCTAAAACCAGCGCCGCCACCCAAACCTCCAAGGAGAAACCCACAGTTGCCGCCAGGGCAAAGATCATTCAGGCTAGTGCCTGTAACCCCTGATTGAATACTATACTGTAATTCAACAGTAATGCGACTTGAGGGCAATTGTTGGACTTCGCTACCAGAACGATCTTCATCAAGCTCATTGATAAATCCATTTGGTACGAGGTCAATGTTGTTATACGCTAGAATACCCTGCGTAGAGCTTGAACATCTGCTCACACTTAGGCTCCCTTATGGATATCTGATATGACTTTTGTCATTGCGGCCTCAGCAACGCCCTTCATTGCGGCTGTCATTTCTTTGACAAGACCATCTTTGAGATTAGACATCTGTCTTTGACTAAGCTCAATCTGTATCTTCTGCGGGCCGCCTGATGCTGCACCTAACCCGTCAACAGTTCTATTGACGTTTCCTACAACGCCTCCCATTGCATCAATCACGCCCTGCCTTGTACCGTCTCGAACAGGAACAGTAATTGTTTTCATTGCGCCATTCTTGATTTCGCTCGTAAGACCGCTTGCTCCAAACGGAGTCCCTCCGGCTGCCGCCGCTGCCGTACTGGCATTCTGCCCAACAAGCTCTTGCCACAGGCTAAAACCGCGAGACATGCCGCCAACGCCGCCTTGGGCAAATGGATTCATGCCGCCGGATACTCCAAGAGGCATTCTTCTATCAATAGCCGCAGCCCATTCGTCGCTTCCTGCTCCAAACGCTCTACCAGCATTATCTGAATTTGTAAGCATACCTGGCCCCAAAGCCGAGTATCTTACAGAACCTTCCTGCCCTCTACCTGCAAAACCTGTACGAAGCCCAACAACAGGATTCGGCGCATTAGACATCAATGTCCCGACTCTTGTATCCTGATCAATTTTTATTTTAGTGAACATGCCAACGCCATTATTCATAGCATTGATCGCTCCTACCCAACCGTCTCTAAGAACTCTTGTCATCTGAGCTTGCTTGTTGATATTTTGCAAAATATCAGTTTGCGTTTTATTACGATCAATTTCAAGCATATTCAATTTTGCCGCTTGGTCTCGTTGACCCTGCAAAGAAGAATGCTCTTCAGCAGCTATTTTTGATATCTGATCGTTTATGAGAGTTATCTTGCCCCTTTGTTCTACAATAACATCGCCCAAAGCTCGAACAGACTGCATTCTCATTTCTGCAGAAGCAGCAACACCCATAGCAAAATTATCAGCTAACTGAATATGAGCCTCAAGAAGGCTTGATTCAGTTTGTTGTTTCTGTATTCGTGTATCAGAAAGAGCAGAAAAGCCAGTTTCAAGAGCTATTATTTCCTTAGATTTCGATAAAATCTGATCTTTTATAGACAGTATCGCTGTATCTGCCTCTAAGCTGCCCCGAACATCTGCTCCTGCATTTTCTAGAATATCTCGTCTAGCTTCTTCTGTAGGAGCATTCTCTAAATCAATTCTAAGTTTCGTCATTCTATTTCGCTGCTCTTCAGCAGTCATTTGTAGACCTGATAATTCGTAGTTTCGCTCTTGTATAGCCAGCGAATTTTCAAGTAATGAAACCTGCGATCTAATACTACCAGTCATTTGATTTAGCTGATCAACTGATTGAACATATGAACCAGAAAGACTGGCTCCACCCATTTTTATAATATCAAAAGTCGTAGAATAAATAGACATCTGAGATTGTAGCAACTTACTTCTTGATTCGACAATACTATTCAAAACAAGATTTTGCTGATGTAGTGCCAGAATTCTATTCGTGGCCTCTTCTTGTAGCTTTTTCTGCTTTTCAAGTTCTGCTGTCTTCTTCTCTTCTTCTTGTCTAGCTTTTTCTAGCTGTCCAAAATGGCCGCTGTCAGCAGCCGATGATCTTGTTGTTTCAAGCTTCTTTCTCGCTTCTTCAGCTTTCTTTTCTAGCTCCTTAATATCTCCACCGCCAGCGCCAACAAGTCTATACCAAAAACCAGATTTAGCTTTAATAACATCCTCATCTAGTTTCATCATTTCTTGACGAGCAGTCTCTATTTCTACTTTCCACTTGCTTCCAGATTCCGTTGCAAGAGACATGCTCTCTTTCATTAAAACATTAGTATGCTCAAGAACTTTGTCCATTTCTTTGACGACTTTTTGACCTTCAGCAAATACGTCATAAGATTCTTTGGCTCCGCCAGCAGCCGCGCCTATTCCTGCGCCAACAGCAGTTCCTATAACCGGAACAAAAGAGCCAATAGCAGCGCCAGCAAGAGCGCCTCCTACAACCGCTCCGACTCCTCGACCAGCCATACCAGCAGTAGTATTTTGTGCGCCTTTGCCAAATACAGCATCAGTACCCATCCCAACGCCGCCTGCGCCGAGATCGCCGCCAGCGGCACCCGCAAGGACGACTTGGCCTAGAGCTAATGTTCCGCCAAGAGCAAGCCCCCCTATGCCTGCTGCTCGACCGCCCATCGCCAACGCTCTACCGCCGCTGCCGAGGCCTCGACCGCCAGGAGCGCCGGGTGCGAGAAGACCGCCTCGGCCTGCTCCTTTAATTGCACCAATTCTTGCGCCTCGGCCTGCTCCTCTTCCAAGAGCCCTTCCGCCTGCTCCCCTTCCGCCTGCTCCCCTTCCGCCGCCCATACCTCCGCCAAAGCCAGGATTCATTACCCAAACCTTTTGGATACCGCCCATAGCTTCTACTGCTCGACCGGATCCGCCAGCGCCACGTCCTCGTCCCATACCTCCGAGTTTTCCAACCATGCCGACTTTGCTTATTGAAGTAACAAGCCTAAGCATATGTCCCAGATTCATAACAGCAGAACCAAGAATAGCTAGTCCGCCAAGAGCAGCAATCGTAGGAACAGCAACCTTAGAAATCGAAATAATCAAATCTTTATGCTTGCCAAGCCATCCGCCAGCATCCGCTAGCCACGGTACAAGTTTTTCGCCTACTGCGATTTGTATATCATCAAACAGAATTTTTACTTTTTGCTGAGCAAGTACAAGAGCGCGAGCTTTATCAGCAGCAGCTTCTTGTTCTTTGGTAAGTCCCTTAGCAAGACTTCTCATACCAGCAAGAGCAGCAGAAGCTTCTTTAAACTGATCAGTAGACATTCTCCCGGTTATAAGGGAAATATCTAGAGTTTTCTGATATTTTATAGCCGCCGCTGCTGCTGCTTCGGTTCCGCCTGCAAAATCGTTACGAGAAAACTTCTCAAACTCAGGAAATACTTGAGAAATCCCTTTGAGGGTTCCCATGTACTTTTGCATCTCAGTCGTATTTACACCAGTAATTTTAGCTATGTTACTAAACAAGCCCTCCATCTTAGAAAAATCAGGGCCGACAAGAGATGAAGCAAAAATCTTTCTTAGCTCAAGCGATTCGTTACGAGTAACGCTTATCGCTTTTCCAAAACTTATAACATCTTTACTGGTAGATGAAAAACTTTTTCCGTATATAAGGAACGTTCTATGACTCGCAAGAAGTTCTTTATTCCAATTTACGGTGTGTCTAATAGCTGCAACAAGACCTATATTGGCTCCAACTCCAAGAGTGGAACCAAACACGCCAATCGCATGAGTAGCAGCGCCAACAACGCCAGTAAAACCTCTAAAAGACTGAGTAGCTTGTCTTATGCTACTTGAGCCAGCGCCAGTAGTTTTAGCTACTTTTCTATTGGCATCAGCATATTTGCCCATCCCGCGAGTACCATCAGCAGCAACCTTCGCCGCTCTAGTGATAGCTTGCTTGAGATTTTGTATTTCGCGTCCAGCAGCGGCAGCGCCTTCAGACGTTGCACGGATTACTACATTTCTTACAATGGGATCTGACATAAATTACCTGTATAGAATTAGACATATCTCATCAATTTGGATAAGATTGTTACTACTACAAGTATTTCGGCTATTTTAGGTTATAAACCTTTGCAGGTATTTCGGCTTTTACCACATCAGAATCAGGACGTTACCCAGGGCCGTATATCGAAGTGGGAAAATTTGTCCAAAGGAAGATATTTTCTGCGATATAGGCTATGATGAAAAACAAACAAAACGCAGACTGGTTTCCAAATGAAATAAGACCAGCTACGATGCCAGCAATACCAACTCCAACAATATACACAGGAAGTGTAAAAATCGTAGCAACCATAACTGCCATCAGTCCAAATTGCGTTTCTGGATTTGATGGATCAAGAACAAGGCCTAAAGCCCATATAAAATGACTGACCAAGCCTGCTAGACAGGCAAATATAAATAGAAAACCAAGAGTAGGTTCGTCATCCATAGCAAATCATCCTTTACCACAGTTTTAGCGAGTCAACCGTCAGTGGGAAATTGCTGAAATTAGTAGCTATCGAACATGTGAAATCGTTCGTCAGTGGGAAATGTGCAGGAAAATCATCCGTCAGTGGAAATACTGATACTTCACAGTAAAAATCACAGAATAACTACAGGTATTTACTCAGGAGTATTTTCAGCATCTTCACCATCGTCAATCCCCTCAAGAATTCCAAGTGCATTCTCAAGAGCCGTAGCGATGGTAAAAGCAACAACCGGATTTAGACTATCGATTTCGTCAGAACCAGTAATAACAGCCTTATCGCTATCGTCCTTCAGATCCCATCTCTTCAACAGCCGCTTTACTCGACCCATCCTTACCTTTGCGATCCCAACGGCATACTCGCCGTCCTGTGTCAACGTCATGGCCTTATCAGCAAGTTCTGAAACATCTCGGTAGTTTGGTTCTCGGAAAGCGATGTTATACTCCGAATATTCAACGTCGTCAATCCTTCCCTCTTCATCGATTGCGCCAACGAGTTCATCTTTATTGACGCCAATCCATATTTTAACTTTGATTTCATCTTTTGGGTTTACAAATAAGCTAGTTTTTGACATCTACTATCCTCCTGCTTTCGTCTTTAAGCTCTGCCTCATAGCGAGTTCTGTTGCTTTCTTCTCTTGAATCGACTTTTCTATACGTTGCTTGACCATGCACATGCTTATATGGGCTTTGAACTTTGCAATTGGTATTTTATCGATGTATTCTATCGACCAACCATAATTTGTTGCCAAAATATGTTCTAATACTTCAATGGGAATTTTTTCTTCATCGACGACTGCACCAGAATAAAAGTCTGCCGCAGCCTTTAGGATTTTCCCTGCTCTTCCTCATCTAACTGCATAATGCCATCGTATCTACGAATTAGCTCATTTACGATGTTTGCTGGTAGAAGACCGACTGTCTTAGGATTAACAGGAATCGGAGCCCCTTTATCATCAACCATATCCCAATCTGTCATGCATTCCGAAATGATATTATCGCGATACTTCGTGAAATCAATATCCTGACTTCCAGTAGCTTGATTGTATGAAGTTGAATGTTTGAGTAAATGGTTATTCATTTGCCAGGTTTGTGGCTTCCATTTAGTATTAAGAACATCTACACCAGAATTTTCAACAGTCTGTTTTTTCTTACCTTCATCCTCATCAAGGATAGCATAGTAGCGATGTCCATGCTTGTTTTTCTTCTCTTTGAAATAAATTGGTATATGGATAAGCGAATTTTCGCCGTCTAACAACATCGATTTTGGCATCGTGATTTCCTTCCGGTACTTATAGTAACAGTGGCATAACTCCTAACTTAGGCAGCAAGGAGATATGTACTTGAACTTATTTGAGATATCGTCATATTAGACTGGTTACAACCAATCTGCGAGAATATTACTCGGGACGGAAGTTTGGGAACAGAGGAGAAGTCGCTCCGCCAAATGTGTTGCAAGACGGCGTGGTAGCTGGAAGATCTACGCCCGCTGCTCCAATCTCAGTTGCCTCATAGGAACATTCGCAGTCCGCAAGGGCATACCAAGGAATTCTGGTCTCAACAAGATCATTGGTAATAGCAATTTCTTCAATTTCGAAGATAACGCCATTTACTACTGTAGCAAAAACAGGAGTGCCAGAAGATCCAAGCTTGTAACCAAAAGCAATTTTTGAGTTCGATGTAAATCTCTGTTGGTTATTATATGCGAGTTCAGAAAGGTTCTTATTTCTACCCATCATAACGAGATTGCCTTCAATAGTTCTCTTACGAGCAGCAATATCCTGTGGGGCCAAACGGTTATTCAAAGTGTAGAATCGTTCAGCGTTGTTGTTAACTGTTGCCTCGAAAGATCTAATCCAATCGCCAGAAACATCAGTCTGTTCATCTCCATAGATGCGAATAGCAAAGTCATTCCATGTAACGATACGAGCAGGGGCCAAGAAATCTAGATCTCCGCCGCCTGCCCATGGAGTACGAACATCATCTGTTGAGTTTGCTCCTGCAAGAATATCAACGCTCATATCAACTGAGCCTTCTTGGGCAACGGACATTGTTAGAGAGTTTACAAGGCCAGCAGGATAGATAAATGCCGTGTCATCTGTGTAACGTATTCGAACTTCCATAGCGTCATTTGTCAATCGACCGAACTGATCACGCTGAGTAGCCAAGGCCCAAAAAAGCTGACCATGGTTGATTGTAGTTCCGCAATCTTTCGTTGTAACAACGTTCGAGCCTTCATGAACGAGAGGGAATGAGACATTCCCTTCAACGATACGAGGGCCAAGCTGATAGATAGTTCTGTCTAGGCGGCCATCAACGACATCTGGGAAACTAACTTCCTGAGACGCCCGAATATCTGCAGATGTAGCTCTAACAGTAACGTCTCCGTTAAAGTTAACTCCACCTGTGTTGACGACAATGTTACCAAAAGTAACAGAGCCTACAAAACCCATTGATGCACGTGGGACTGGCATTGAAATCTCTCCTCGCTCTAAGCGCTATAAACTAAATTTGGACAGCCTAAATTAGTTCATAGCAAAGCGAACCGTATAGACTGATTTATTCGATATTACCACTTTCAATCACAAAGCCTGCTGCAAGAGATAGCGTAGCCCATTGCTGAGGAACCAAAATGCCCTCATCAGTGATCCATGCATCTAGGCTTACAGCCGTTGATCGACTCAGAACGTGGTTATTCAGAGAACGAACTGCCGGCAAAAAGTTAACCGGCGACTTCAGGATATCGTTGTTGATAAGATAACTATTGTAAAACTCAGTCAACAAGTCAACTTCAGGAATAAGCTCCTGAAGCAAAACAATTTGGTACACAGCCTCGAATAGATATGAGACTGCGGAAACAACGCTAGTACGCGCAGTTGAGTAGTTCGTTGCAACCGAGAGGTAGTCAGTTCCACTAATAACGTCCGCCATTCCAGAATCTCCTAGCTGTTTCCTGATCTAAACTATATTAGATCGAAAAATTCTTCTTTATTAGTCCCACAAGCCTTCTGCGAGATACCTGATTACTCTACAAGATTCATTCTTAGAGTCCTTCTCTTTTTTCAGAATGACTCTAATGCTATTACCGTCTCTGAAGCAGCAGTTGTCTCAATGATCTGTGACAGCCTTTTAACGAAGGCTGTATTCGAGAAACGAAACGCTACTTTTCGGGCTGCTTCAGATGCCATCTTCATACGTTCAGACTCTTCAAACATCCCATTTCTTACTTCTATGACCTTGTTTGCAAATCCTTCTACTGACACTACTGAATATTCTTCTTCTTTTCCTCCCACAAAGGCTTCGTGCGGCAGGAAAAATTGAAACTCTTCTGGCATTTGCGATATTATCTCTCCAACCCTTCCCGCATTTGGCCCCATAGGTATTAGTCCAACCGCCATTCCCTCCAATAAACTAAGCGCTGTTGCAGACTTGACAGAAGTATCTACGATGAAATCTCCCTGAGCATATTCTTCAAGCATTTCCTCATCCGAGATGCTGTCCTTAATGGAAACAAAATGTTCAGGAAGATCAACATTCGAAGCATTATAGCGATCGATTAATAGAGGAAGCTCATAATCACCTGGGTCATACAGGTTTGTATGAAGCTTGCAACGGACATCTGAGCCAGAATCAGCAACCAACCCCATCCCCTTTATAAGAGCCCCTAAATTACTTGCCTGAGCATTCTTGGCACTACAAAAGATAGTGCAGCAATCGCCAGTTTTTTCCGTAGGATGGAACTTAGAATGATCTGGACCATATGACAAAAACTCTCCATCTATATTACATAGCTCATTAAGGTTGTTCCATCCAAACTCGCTCGTCGAGATAACATAATCTGCATATTCAATACGATCCTTAAACTCTTCATTAACAGGCCAACAATCAACTGTCAAAACAGATATCCATTTGAAGAGATTGGGATACATGGCCTTGATCGCATAAATAAAGCTGATCTCCTTGTAATCGCCTATAGAAATAACTATATCTGGTTGAACCTTCTTCATCATCTCATACAGCAAAGCCTCGGCCTGTTCGCTTTGAGGAAAAAATGGATATAATTCGCATATTTGATTGCCATCATCATCTTCAAAGTAATGAAGGCCTCCTTCATCAGGAAGGAAAAACCCTTCATCATGATGCCATACAGCGCTAGTTACATGGTGGCCCTGTCCCTTTAGCTGTTTTATAACATCGCCATTGATGCGGCCATTTCTAACCAATAAATAAGGCGAAGCGCCAACTGTTAAAATTCTCATCTTCTTCTCCATCAAACGTAGTTTATTGCTTCAAATGATACTTCTACTCTGTCTAATCCATTCTTTATTTCTCTATGAGTTAACTTGAGATTAGTATTGTCTATAAATAACAAGTCTTCGTAAAAATCAGAGATCTTGAATCCAAAACGAATTGAAAAGGCAATCTCGGCCTCTGTTGATTCTAAAAATGTCGGTCCCTCTTGATTTAAAGTTTTGTTATATGCCGAAATCGAGCCTGTCATAGCAGATTGTTTATATTTGCGATGAAACTCTGTCTTATAAATACTTCTAGGTAATCTAACGCCAGTTGTTGAAACAATATCAATTTTGCAATCAGGACTTATTACAACTCTTGGAACAGGATCATCAGAACTAAATAATAGAGGATCGCATGTGTCCTCAAAATTACCTTCAATAATTACTTCTATATCAAAAGTATCTTGAACTTGTAACTGAAAACCAAGATCTTTAATGTAACATTTGGTATAACTCTCGCCAACGCCATCATCATGATAGAGTTTTATACCGAAGTAATCGCCATTGTCTATCGAGTGCAATAAAGCTTTGGCTATATTTTCATATTTTCCTGGTATACATTGCATAGCGAAAATGAGTTTCATCTCATCTTCTTTGCTATAAAACTCAGAAATTTGTATAGGATAGTCAGGAAGAAAATCGAAACATACTACAGTTATCATGCTAGACCTACGTTAGTTGCGGGTCGTCCCAACCGCCTCTTGTCTGCTGTTCGGTTTCCTTACCAAACCAGGAGATTGTAGAAGCATGTAGCAACGATCCTTTGTGAATGTATCCATAGTCTATATCGGCAGGCCACGAGTTATAAACGAATCTATTCAGCCCAATGATTTTAGAATCTTCAGATACAAAGTAAGGGTTCGCTGGAGGAACGCAGACCTCGATAGTCTGCCCATCAATAATATTTAGTATTTCCAATTCTTCTGCTCGATGGATATTTTCAATAACAATCTTTTGCTCAGAAAACATATTGGTAGTGTCTGTGACTCTCAAAAAATTGTCGCCAATGACTACATCAGCCGCAACTGTATGAGTCGTATATGGACCAATCAAAGGAAATATATTCTTTTTCAAACCCTCCTGAATAGCCTTAGTTACTTTTAACAAGAAACGATAACTGTCTTCTTGATTGTCTGCCTGGACGTAAGTTACGATCTTGATATTATAGGTTTCAGTTGTAACGCCAAGGGTCAACCATTCTGAAGTTCTGTTACCTGGCATAATAGCGATCGATGGATAAACAGGTATAACCGCAGGATCTCCTAGATAAATAGCCTGAATAAAATTACCATTCCATGCCTTGATAAGAAGAGAATCTTGACCAGGGCCGAATCCGTCAGTGGAACTAATAGGATTCAAAAGCTTCACAGTTTCACTGTCAATAATTTTTTCGATAGTAAGGTGAGGCTCGCCGAGGCCGGTACCAGGATCGAATAAAACTACTTCATCGCCTGCTCGGAATCGATGAGAAGTAGTAACGCTAATGATATCTTGACCCAAGCTAATATCAGCCGTCAATGGCGCTGATGTATTAGCCCAGCGATAAACAGTTCTACGAATACTTTCAAGAATCTCTTCCATTTAGAATAGCTTCTCTTTCAAAACATCATCAATATATCTATCGATACTATCTTCTAATTCTTCATCGGTAGGTTCGCCGTCTGGCTCATTAAAAGGACGATTCTGTTTAATAGCTTCTGCCCTACCTTGGGATACCGCATCTTCTGGCGTGCTGCTCAATTTAGAATCATTGCCAAAAATAATACCAGAATTCATGCTATCGATAACTTCTCCATCAATCTTATCGATATTTTTGAATAGCTCGTTTAATTCATCCATTATTTTATTTTCCCAATGTCTCTTGAAGTATCCTGATCAGCCTTCGTGCCTGGCAAACGATAGCGATCTCTAAGATATGGGTTAAGAAATCTATGACCGATTCTCTTCTGTCCCTGCAAGACAGTTCTGCCGTTTAGTATGTTATTAAGGTCTCTAATAGCCATTCCTCGAAGAGTCTCTCCGTAGTCTGACATATTAGGAGCAACCTGAGCCGCAAAATACTTGTCGTAGATATTTGCTGCTGCTAATCTCGCAGAAGCCATAGGAATAGGCGGCGGGAACTTTACTCTTATTACTCTTGTTTCTGAAGAATCATATGAACCAACGATTGTTTCGATCAAATCAACTGTTGTATTATTGGTTATAACATCGACAGTATGACGTTCTTCCTGTAGATCATCAAAAATTACTATAGTATCTCCAGGAACCAAGTTGACTGCTTTTGTTACCTGTAATTCATTATTGTACTCATTAATGTCAAATAACAGAATCATTTCAAAGTCGGCCTTTTCGCACAGAGGAGTGCGATACATCTCGCTCAACGCACCGTCAAGCTCTTCGTCAGACCATTGTATATATTGATTTACTATTTCATCAGAAATCTGGTTTTGATTCCTTACATTACCAAATGATACTAATGGAACTTTTGCACCATTAACAACGCTATTGGTAGCCGAGGTCAATGCTTGAGCGAGAATATTATCTACGAGTTGAGGAGTTGCATAGCCCATTAGTCAGTTTTATCCGCCTTCTTCTTGGCAAGTTGCGATTGAATATACAGACCCTCGACAACTGCTGTACGAGGATTCTTAGCGTGACGAACTTCCTTGATATTGAAAGGCAAATCTAAACTTCTGACAATTTTTTCAAGCTTCTTACAGAAACCCTTTGGCATAGAAGTTCCGCCTGCCACAACAATATCCATTGGCGCATCAAACTGACTTTTCTCCTTCTGGAACTTTTTAGCAAAGTGCCCGAAGACATATTTAATCATCTGCTCATAATAAGCATCTAGAGCAAAAATAACATCATCATCAAAGTCTATATTGTCGAAATCTAACTTCTTTTCCTTTATTGAAATAACCTGAGATATAGGCGTTCCGGTCTGCTCTGAGACCAACTGGTCAATCCAGTCTCCGCTACGAGAGACAGACATTCCGATAACTTGAAGGCCTCGATATGACAATACGCAGTTGGCCCTGCCTGCCCCAAAGCTGACGCCAATACCGCTATAAGGAATTTCTCCTTCTTCCTCATACATAACAGGTTTAGCAGCAGTAACAACCGCATGTCCTTCCTCGATCACCTTTACGTTCCATCCTAGTCTTGAAACTAATGCCTCAAGGCGATTGCGATGAAATACAGAATCCTGAGAACCATCCACTGATTCAGAAGATACGCAGAGACAGCACCATGACTTATCGTCAGGAGCCTCGCCAATTGCTGAATTCATCATCTCAGCAAGAACGACAAGCTTTTTATCTTCTTCTTTATTAAGAACTCCGCCTGCCATCGGGCGACGAACCTCAACTTTGCCAGGAAAAATGTTAGCAACCTTCATTGCATCATCTCCTATGACAAAGTATTCTCCATCATCCTGAATATACTGCCATCCATTTCGCTTTAATGTTTCTTCAATATCATCTGTTTCATTTAGCTCAACGAAGCAATTACGGATGGTTTTGAATGATATCTCTTCGCCTTCTTTTTCGGCGGAGTGAAAAAACATAGTTCCTGGGTCTAGTCCTACAACTCTAGACATGAGATATCTCCTTACCTGTCTTTCCGTCGAAGAACTTACTCCACGAACAGTTGCACCAATTTCCGTCTATTAATCTTTTTCCAAAATGAGTTTCTATTGTCATGTTGGGATTATCCTTACAAAACTTTGTGAGTTGCCTAGCTACATCTTGTATTTCTTCTTCAGTTGCTTGTACTTTAGATTTTGACATGTGGTCTTTTCTCCTTATCCGAGCAAGTCTTCAAGCTCGTCAATATTGCTATCGACATTTGTTTTGCTTTTAGTTTTTTTGTGCTCAATGCTTCCCTTAGTATTTTTCGTTATTCGATCAACTGTTCTCTTTTGAATATCAACAGCCGTATCGTCTGGCATCACAAATTCATCATCGACAGGAGCAGAAGCCCCTCCTCCGGTTGTTATACCCTGTAGCGCCTGTATGGCCTCCTGAAGCTGTCCCATAGCATTAGGGTCTAACGACCCCTGAGACTGTTGATCCTTTATAGCAGCTTGCTGAGCCCTTCCCATTTCTTGTTGACGATCAATAAGCTCTTTTCTCATATCCTTAAGCTCTTTCATGACATCTACGCTGCTATCTTTTTCAATAATCGTCGTAATATCCTGGGACTGAGTACCAGGAGGAACTCCTGCGGTATCCTTGCGAACAATCTTGACTAGATTTCGCTTAATAGCAATCTTCAGGCTTTTAGATCCTTCAGCAACATATCTAGAACATATCATATCAAGGTCTTGTTTCTGTCCCGGATTCAGCGATAACCGAAGATCTCCAAGGACCAGTTCTTGCGAACTTCTGTTCTTTATCAGAAACATCTTTATCTCCGTGTTCTGCTTTTTGGATATGGATCTGGTCCCGCAGTAGCAAGCGATAGTTCATTCATCTTTTTACATTCCGGACAATGCCAGTATACTTTTTGTTCTCTAAAATTGAATTCAACTCCAGTATCGTTTTCATGATGACCGCAGTGATTACAAACGCATATAATTTTAGTGTTCATTACTTATTCAGCTTATCAAGATTTATATCTACATATTTTGAAATTACCAATGCCATCCCATCAAGATGAGAAACAGATGTATAACGCATAAGTTTACTCTTGACATCTAGTATTTCAGCAATCTGGCTAGCAGCCTTAACGAGTATGTTGTAACGGGCCATAGCAAGCGAGTGACGCTTCTCATAATCCTCAATGTTTGTCCAGCCAGTTCCTTCTTCTGCATCTATATCTCGCATTTGACCCAAATAGTCAGCCATGCGTTTTCTGAAATCTCCATACGTCCTCAACTGCTTATATAAAGCAGCTAGAACTTCAGGATCGCTCAATGTATCTACTTCATCTACAGTAAATTCAGGTTTTTTGATAAGTTTTACAGGCTTTTTTGTTTTCTTGTTAATTTTATTCTCAACATCAATAAGACCTTCGTTGATCATCTCTTGTTGTTTATTATAACCTCTAGAAGACTTATCGTACCTACTCTTAAGCATCTCTCTTCTCTTTTCAGGAGGAACTTTAGAAGAAAGCAAATTGCCTATGGTTCTTGATTCAGGATGGGGTTTTAGCATATTGAAGAAGCCTAGAGCAGTCTCTTTATCGACATCACCAGCGCGCATCATTTCCAAAACTTCAGGTCCAACTATATCAAGAAGTTCCTGCGTTTTCATATGCAAGTTTTGAGCCTGCAGCCTTCTGTACGATGGATCTGTTTCTAGCTTCTCTCTGTCTAATGGTTCTTTGTTCTTTCCTAGATATTTATTTGTTTTTTCTTTATCGTTACCAAACTCATCGTCAAGACGAAGTATCATCCTGTCTAGCATAGAATAATTATTTGAAACAAGGGCTCCGAAATCAAGATCCATCGCGCCAGTTTCTTGATTTGGCCTATATATTGAACTTCCAGAAGGAGTTACATCTTTGATGTATCCAAGATTTTTAATCGTTTTATCAATATCTTTTGATGACATTTTGCCGGAAGCAGCATTCTCCATAGTCAGTTCAAGAGCATTTCTCATAGAGGCTGTAAACTCATCAATAAAGAAACTATGCATCTTCATCTTTTCTTGTTTTGCTCTTTCTCGATCTGTTCTTGGTTCCATATCAACAACCTTACCCTGAAGAACTTCCCTAATCTTATCTCCTAGGGTTTCAATTTTTTCAGGTATGACGAGAAGACCTTTTCTCATAACATCGTATTCTTCTTTAGAAATGCCTTCTCCTGCACCCTCGTCGAATTCATTGATACGGCCTGCAAGACCGGCGTCATCTGCAAAATCTATATTCTCGCCTTCATTGCCGACCATGCCGCCGCCGCGATTAGTATTAATGGCCTGATCAAATTTAGGATTAAGAGCCTTTCTAACGTAGTCGAATATATCTGGATCCTGAGACATCATACGACCTGTGAAATCAGATTCGAGTTCCGATACTATATCTGGGTTCTGAGCTATCCAACGAGCGCGTTCAGACGCCCCTCTTCCCTGAACGTCAATTCCTAGTTCTTCAAGAGCAGCAGCGCCGCCCGTTTTAAATGATGCGTAGTAGCCTATGATGGGATCGTAACTTTGCCCCTCAGTATCACCGGCGCTTCGAAAGCCTTCTGGGATGCGATTAAACACGGAGTCAAGACGCTCGATCTGAGAGGCTCCTCGAAAGCCTTCTTCAGATAAGCTTTCAAAATACCCATCTCTTCCTTCTGCTTGCGGACCAAGAAATGATTGATAAAACATTTCGGCATATGGTTGCTGAAGGTTGACTGCATCGCCAACTGGCAACTCAGTAGTTTCTGTTGCCGCCGCAGGATGAACAAGCAGTTCAGAAAGTATCTGGTAAAATGTCTCTCTATTGTTTTCGTTATTCTTAATTTCTGGCGGAAGAGCTTCAAATTCAGGATACTCAGTGTATCCTGCAGCCATCTGTTGAAGCTGTTCATAAGGAAGATCAGGCTGTTCTGCTGGCTCTACTGAAGTTGGAGCTTGTAACTCTGAATGAAATCTCTTCATAGCCTCAGACCAAAGATCTGGCATATCTCTCGCCCATTCTGGCGGTTGAATAATTTGCTGCATTATGGCAAGGTCCATACCCGGCTCATACAAATTTTGAATATGTCGCACTAGCTTCATGATCCTAGCTTCGCTGCCAGCATCGTCCATTACAGGAGCAGTCTCAGGCTTTGGGGCGATTATGGGCTCAGGCATCTGTTGAGGCTGAAGCCTGAGCGGCTGAGGTGTAGGCGGGCCAACAACTGTCGGCTGTAGCTGCGGCAAGGCGCTCTTCCTAGTAAGGCGAGACGTTCTTTCAATGATTGCTAATAGCTTTTTCAGCATAGCTGATAACTCCTAATTCTAGTCCTCCCTATATCTTCGTATAAGAATGGAGAAAACCTCTCTCTATGTAGATAGAGAGGATACTCGCTTTTCGGCTTTTTTACAAGATTCCTCGCTGATATCGCAGGCAAGAAATCTGCAACCCAGTTTTTTAGCAGCAACGATTGTCGTACCAGATCCCACAAATGGGTCAAGAACAATTCCGTCTTTTGGGCAGCCTCCCATAATAGGGATGCTTGCTAAATCTTCCGGATATGGAGCCTTATGTCCTGTTTTGCCATGGTGATCTGAATCAAGCTCCCAAACCGCTCTTCGTTCTTTTTTGTCAATCTCCGCAAAAATATCAGTCCCATTGTCTTCTACAATCCACTTAACCTGTTCAATATCAAAATCATATCTCGGAGATTGCGTAAATAAGAATACAGGTTCAAAATCTATCGTAAACCTATTTTTGGCTGCTGTTGGTTGAACAATTCTTTTTTTCCAAATAATAAGGTTACGGCAATGCCAATCGCCATCATCAATCATCTTGATCGCTAAACGGTAAGGAATCATAAGAAGAGATCTTCGAGGATATGTCTTATCATATTTAGTTGTTTTGAGACGATGTTTACCTATATTAGGAGCATCATTATTGTCGTGCGCGAAATATCCACCTGAGTTCTCGTTATAACAATCGCCTACATTAATCCAAAGCGTACCTTTCTTTTTAAGTACACGTTTGACTTCTATAAAAAAGTTAAACATACGATCGATATACTGAGGCATTGTCTCTTCTAATCCGTACTGTCCGCTGACGCCATAATCTCTCTGTTGCCAATACGGAGGAGAAGTCACAACTATGTCAACCGAATCATTTGGTAATTTGCGCAAAAACTCTATAGCATCTCCACAAACTATTTGATCGATAGCATCATCAATATTTTGCATGTCTTCTAATAGAAGCATACAATTATATCGTCATATTAGTCCCAATCAATCTCATTTTCATAAGCATCAATCTCTACTTTTTTGTCCCAGCTAGGAAGGCTTACATCTGTTGAGCGATAACAAGCATCAATATCATTTACGATACTTTCTCTAACACATGAATTATACCCGAGTTCTACGAACCCAACACCCTCTACTTCTTTAAGTCGAGTAAGAGCATCCGCAAGACCATTATCGTCATGAGACCTAGACTTATGATAAACAAGATCAGACTGTTCAGTATCGCCTGTACAAACAACCTTAGATCCTTCTCCTATACGAGTTAGAAGAAGATGCATTTGTTCAACGCTTGCATTCTGCATTTCATCGCAAACAACATAAGCATTTTTAAATGTAACGCCTCTCATATAAGCAAGAGGAAGAACAACTATTTTCTTCTCGTCTACAAATTTAGCAAGCTCTGCGTTACTAAGATAATCGCTGACTACATCATACATGGGCATCATGTAAGGTGCAACTTTTGCCTCGGCAGAACCAGGCAGATAACCTAGCGATTCACCGGCCTCAACGACAGGTCTAGTAAATATTATTTGTTCATATTTTTTCTTCATAACCATCTGTTGCAAACCCCATCCAACAGCGATATGAGTTTTACCTGTTCCTGGAACTCCAGAAAGTATAGTTACTTTGTTTTCGCTAATAGTGCGAAGCGCATCTTTTTGCCCTTTGTTTCTAGCTGAAACTGCTACAACTAATTTAGTTTCGCCTGTCTTAGTTGTTAGTGTATATCCGTCATTTACAGTCTTCTTATCCGTCTTTGTTCTTTTTGCCATGTTCTCTCCGTTTTGATGGAACTAGTAAATACCAGTCTTCGTTATGTTCTTTTGCGATTACTCCTTCGAATACATGCCACTTATGTCTTATGGAACAATCCGAGAATAAATCGGTAACATAATCCCAAAATGTTCGACGTATTTTAGTAATACGTCCTGACAATACTTGAATGCGAATAAGAACAAGGTCTTCATCAAAATCCTCCTTTACCTGGTCTAGTAAACTATCTATATGATTTCGTATCATAAGGTCATCCCAACCTTCTGCTTGCCGAGCACGAGATAAACGCCTCCGTTCCGAAGAACTGAGGCTTTGCATTAACGTCTCACGTTGTATCTCACTGAGAGGTCTTGTCAACGAGTAGAACTCTTGATATGATTCAAATATGCGTTCGCCGCGCATCGGGTGGTCCTTGATACAAGGATACAAGCTCACCTATAATACCGAAACAATGAATTAGAATCCTTCTTATAAAGTTAGTCTAACTCAAGGAAGTTTCTTCTCGTTGTTTCGTCTGGTCGTATAACCAGGTCGTTCATACCCGCAACTCTTATCTCTCCCATACTAAGTATATAAGAATTACGATTATCTAAATTTCCTTCTAATTTTTTCAGAACAATCTTAGGATCTAGCCAGATGCCCTGCCCGTCCCCGCACATCAAGATAGCTTCTTTCATAAAATCAGGAAGAGCAATAACAAGGGGGTGTTCTCCCCTTGCAACAATATCTTTTAACCCGGCAAATGGTCTAAAGAAAAACGTTGCTCCGTCTTGAATTGCTTTATCAAACTTTTGCTTCTGCTCAATTGTAAGATTTGATTCCATTTCTTCCCGTTCTGAATATTCAATGCTAAACTCTTGTCCGGTCTCTAAAGGATTAGTAATCCGCAAAGCAGAAAAATCATCAGCATCCTCTGTCCATCCTCTCTGTATAGCAAGTTTTCTAGACATAGATTTCTATCGACCAGATAAAATAATTTCAGTACGAAGATCTTCTTGACCGCTGTACTCTACCTTCTTGATAATATGATCATCGCCTTCGAAATGACTGTTTCCAATCAAATCCTTACAACGCCCTTTCTTGACATAAGCAAGCGTCAAATGAGGATTGTAATCCTTATGAGTCATTGTATGGGGAAGGTTCCTTAGAAGGTCATTGGCTTCAGACATGTCATCGCTCTTCACCTCTACTTTGATTACATCATATTCAGAATGAGTATCAAATGCAGATACTAATCCTAGCGTGATATTAAAAGGCGAAAGATTGCTCAAAATTTCTTCTGCTTCTTGAGGCTCATTTGAATGCAATCCATATAAAACAGTGATATGAGGTTCGTCTTCTCTACCATCATCTGCTAAATCATCTTCAGATATATTTGAACGACCAAACGCTAGAATTTCACTGCTAAGTTTATCATCCAAAACAGCCATAACACATGCATATTTGTGCGATTCTGCTATTACTAATTTTGTATACCAGTTTAAAGACATGATTATGAAAGGTTGAAGCCGCCGAGCATATAACGGAACCAACGAGAACGACCACCTGGAAGAGTAAACTCTGGCGTGCTGACGACCTTTGTGAGACCCTTGTATGGACCATACTTCTTTTGCTCAAGAAGATTCTCAAAACTCTTCTCATAGTTTTGTTTCAGCGTATCAAAAGCGCTTGCTGCATCTTTTGCAGCCTCGCTACCGCCAAAGACTTCCTTTGGCTCCTGGAACTGTAGACACAAAATCAACTGTCTTAGAGCGTCAATAGAAGCCCCATACAGTATATGGGGAATAAAACGATCCTCAATAGTGACAAGAGATCTTCCTCCGACAGGCGGATAATTATTTACAATATGTAAAGCGTTGCTCAAAAATCTGTCAAGCTCTTCATCCTGGAACCAACGGAAATTATAATCCGCATTTATAGTATCATACTCTTCATGCAACGGCTCGTCAAAAACAACCGTTCCTTTGAAGTAGTTTATGCTAACTCCCCCAGTTACAAGTTTCTGATTACGATAAATACGTGTCAAGTGATTCTGATTCCATCTTGGAAAATTGAACTTTACCGAACGATTGTCTTCGCAAATACGGCCTTGCTCATCATAGACTGGTATGCTTTGAGCACAGCTAATATGGTACTCAAGCGATTTTCTCATCAAACTTATTCGTTCAGAATAAGGAGAGTCCGCCCTGGTAGCAGTGCTATCTTCAATAACCATAACACCTTGTAGATTTTGGCAAGCTTCGCCATCAATTGTATATGACCACACAACCGAATGCGGTCCCGGATCAAATGTGTCATCAAAAACAAGCCAGTCATAGATGAAGAAACCATCAACTATTTTTTCAGGAGTCCCTGTCTCTAATTCGACATTGTTCTCATCAAAAATAGCAATTGACACAGCCCCAGCCGCCAAAGAATCGCCCTTGAAATCAGAAAGCATCAACTGAAGAGTTGTTCGTTGATTCTGTTCGAACGTTCCTCTATAATCTGCAACTACTTGTATATTACTAGAACTGCCAGTCATTATATTCTCTCAACTCCATCGACAATTTTTGCTCAAACCGTCTTATTGTATTTCGAATTCCTGTAGGTTTTATCCTTTAGTATCTTATGTGTTGGTTCCGCCGAATGTAGGAGTATTTCCATCAGCACTAGAACCAGATTTCCCAAAACGAGGCGTCTGTGTATTAGGAAGACTTTTATCGCTAAATGATGTGTTTAGCTTATCTAAAATTTCCTGAAGAGTCTTTTCAATTGTGTCCAACTGTTCTGAATCATCAGGACACCCAAATTCTTGCGTCAAAATCCTCTCTTCTCTCGTCCAGACTGCATCCGCAATAGAGCCCTCATCTACATCAACATTACCAGTAAGAGTCCTAGAAGCATTGTCCCAAATAACCTGAGTAATCTCTGTTAAATCATCAGAAGATATATCAATTTCTTTTTCGCCATTCCAATAAAATGCTTTACTTCCATAAAAAGAATCTGTTGAACGATCATATAAGTCAGAGTCATTTTCAACCGCCGTACTATCAGAATTGGCTTCAAGCGACTGAAATATTTCAACTAAATAAAACTGTCCAGTGGTAGTCGCTATAAGATCACTGACATTTGAAATTTCAGTAGAGTAATACCCCAGCCTCTCGTCGCTCTCTGGAAGCAATATGACAAAATCCGACTGATCCGTAAGAGAAAAGGCCTCAAAGAGATTGGTTGATGGATTAAAAGCTTTCGTTTTATCAGAAGCATTAAATAAAAACGCATAAAACGCTAAGCCAGTATTACCATTAAAATCAATTGACAGAGGCATAATTGCTCCTACAGGGACTATCTAGATTACGAATAAAATTTGAAAAATCCTCTCATTCAAAGTATATGAAATACTCTTCTGCTAACAGCGACAGAAACATTGCTCCAAGTTCCCCAAAAAGTCGATTGGCTATTTCCTTGCTCATATTCAAGATCGATTGCTTCTCTAGGGATAACTTCATCAGAGATAAAAACTTCACACATTCGCCCGTCAAAGAGTTTAGACGCTGATACACCGCCGCCTAACCCGTGGTTCTCCGACGTAACTGCTATGTCAGCAAGATTAGGAACCGCCCAATCACTCGGCGTGAGGCTATCGATGTGAAGATACATATGAGGGTCAGCAAACTCAGCTTGATTAAACCGACAACAGACGTGGTGCCAAGTTCCTCGGGTTAGATTAGTATTGCTGTATTTTGGCGTGGAATACGTGCCGTCTGAGCCTGTTATAAGAAAAGCAAGCCTATCAGTAGCTCCGTTGTCATCGAACCACATACCCCAGGGCTTCTTTGAAGCGTGCTGCCCTGTCCACAGTAATCCACCGTCGCCCTCGCCACTATCAGCATTGATCCACATCATAACCGTAGCTTTTGTTAAGCCACTCAGCACCTTCGGAATATTGATATAATCGTTTGAACCATCCCATTCTGTAGCAGCGCCAGTTTTGCCTGTCGCTCCGCCCGCCGTTATGCCCCCAGCTAAAAGAACAGCATCATTTCCATTTGAAGTCCTATCAATTCCGCCTGCATCTGGATAGTAAATTATAAAATCAGAACTATAAGCATTGTCTGATCCGTATGTGGCAGCAGCAGCATTAGATGAATTAGCTGCAACTGGAGGATATATTCGTATCGTTTGAGTTCCAGAAGTAGCCAGAGTTCCTGACCACTTGACTCTTAGCCAACCAGTTTCTCCTGAATCATCAAAATCAATCCAGTCTGTAGCCAATTCTGTTTCATCGCTATCTTTAGCGGCCCGGCCTTTTGTCCCATCTGAAGTATCAACCGCAGCCCACCATGCGGCAGTCATACGAGAGAGATCAATAAGCAAAGTAAAATCTGTAAGAGCCGCATCGGGATTTGTTGTATTCGCCGTATCGTATGTTGTAGCAGGTAATGCCATATATTAGTCTCTTGTATATTCTGTTGTTATGTTGATTTCAAGCACTGTTCCGCTTTGAGCAGTCGTTTCCATCCAAACCCATGATCCAGCAGGTATGGTCTCGTCATTAAACGAAGTTACTTCTGAACCAGTTGTTATACTTGTTGTTGTCGTTCCGCTTGTTACAACCTCTGTTCCAGCAGCGCTTCTATCAGAGCCATGACGAATAGTCCATGTTACTGAAGGAGTAGAAGATCCTCTTAGAACTGCATTTATTTGAGTTACGGTAATAGCATCTTCTGTGAAGAACAACGTTATGTCTTCAGAAGAAGTAGGGCTTTCAATTCCAACAGCCTTAATAAACGGACCATTTCCAAATTGCCAACTCATAAAACCATTGCCATCAGTGGTCAATACCTGGCCTATCGATCCTACATTATCTGGTAAAACAAGATCAACTGCTCCAATACTACCATCTAGGGGAGAAGCTGGTGACCGCAGGGACACATACGAATCATCATTAGTATTCCATAACTGAATCTCATTTCCAAGACGAACACGTAAAGTCCCCCGAACAACTTCTACAGTTTTATCTGCATACACAGATAAAGCAGGTTGAGGGAAGCTTTCGTTAAGACCATTGCATGTGGAGAATATCCATTTACCAGGCAAAGATGTGCCTACAACATCGCCCAGAAGACCAAAGTCTTTATCGTAAAAAGCACCAAGCACGCATGAGTTTCGATAAGCAGAACCATCATATCCTTGCGCTTGAAAATACCCATAAGCCTGAGCCTGTCCTTTTCCATCTGAATCCTTATAGATATCAACAATTCCAGCAGCGTCCGCAATAGCGACTGGCGAATCAATCGAACCAGCGAAGCCATATGACTGCCACCCAATAAATCCTCCAGATAATTCCTGAAGAAATGCGGAACCTAAATTAGTTCCTATTAAATTCCATCCTGCAACAGTCTCAGTGGCACCTAGTGTCCCTGAACCGCCTTGAGCGGTAGAAGGATCTCCAAAATGAGCTATACTAAGAGTTGTCGCAACATTTGAAGATTGCAATACGCCTGTTGTATCGTTGAAAGTAGCTATCGGGTTCTGATTAGAAACAGGGGTGACAGGAGATAAAATTTGAGCTATGTCAATAAAATCGGTAGTTGTACTAGTCCAGTCTATATGTTCATTAGCAACGAAGTTAGTAAGAGCATCGTGATCAATAGCAGCTTCATGCTGTGTCACATTACCTTCAGCAATTCTTGCGTTGTCAAATGTTCCTGAAGAAACATCGGAAGCAGCATGAGTATGAGACACCGCTGCTATACCTGCTTCTGATAAAGTTCTGTTTTGATATGCTAGCCCATTCCACATTATAATCTCGCCAGAAGCAATAGAAGATATAGACGTATCAGTTAGGTTATTAAGCGTTGTTGAAGTAATGAATGAAGAAGTAGAATTATCATAATTAGAAAGGTCATTGTCTACAACAAAATCTATAGTTCCATCCGAGTCTTCATACGTTACAGTTATCAATGTTTCAGTATTGCCAGTAACCATCGCTCCGGCAATGTCTTGAACTTGCTCATTAGTAAGCGTTGCTGTTATATAATTAGAGTCATTAGTCCACTGGCTTATGTTCGCAGAAGCAAATTCCGTTACAGTCAAACCAGTAACATTGAATGTTCTAGTTGCAGCAATTGTGCCTCCGCCAGAGAGACCAGTACCAGCAGTCATAGTTACTGAACTATGATCAATATGTTCATTTGTTACAAAATTAGTAAGGGCATCGTGATCAATAATACCTTCGAAATTTGCAAATGTTATCTTACCAGAACCACTATCAGTTATGTCCACCATAGCGATGAAATCACCAGCGGCGATAGATGTTTCTGTTGTTAACTCATTTAGATCTACAGTTAATGTTCTGTTAGTAGAAATGTCTCCACCGCCAGACAATCCGACGCCCGCAGTAAGAGTTACTGATGTATGGTCTATATGTTCATTAGCAACGAAGTTAGTAAGAGCATCGTGATCAATAGCAGCTTCATGCTGAGTAACGCTACCTTCTGATATAAACCCATTCGGGACTATATCCCAGGTTACTATATCAGAAAGATCATTTATCTCTCCTGAAGAAGAAGGCACCTGGCTTACCCATGAATCTACAGAACCTCCAACATAAACAAGAATATCTCCATCCGTAGGATTTGTTGCAGATATATCGGCTATGTCATCAAGAGTTGGCGTTCTCCATTCTGCTCCGCCCTCGGTTCCTGTTGAAAACAAAATCTGCTCATCAATAGCAGTTATAGATGTTGCTAGAACGATATTACCAGTTGTGTCAGGGAATGATGCCGTATTAGTTCCTGCTGACAAAGATAAAATACGAGTATATGCAGATCCATCAGCATTATTACCAATTCTTATGCTTCCATCAGTTCTTAGATGAATAACGCCGTTACCGCCAGTGTCTTCAATAACCAAAGCAGCATTTGTTGAAGATGATTCTACAATCGTTATACCTGCAAAATTGCCTGTAGGAGAGATAATATTTCTAGCTGCATTTGTAGGAGCATTATGAATATACTGAGAATGGTCATCGTCGCTTAATCCGGTAAGGGCTCCATGATCAGCAACGCCGCCAATCGAATCGGAAGAAACTGCATGCCATTCATCTATAGAACCGCCAACATACTGAAGTATGTAGCCGTCCTGTGCCCCCGTCGTGTCTACATCTCCCAAAAGACTAATCTCTAAAAATGATGCGACAGGATCCTGAGAAGAGCCAGCGCCTATCGCTATCTCTCCTGCTTCAAGAACAAGTTCGCTTAGAGTAGTTGTGTCTCCAAGAACAATACTTCCGTTAGTAAATGAAGTTCTATTAGTTCCCCCTCTAGAAACGTTAAGCTCTCCTGTCCACCCCATTGAAAAAGTATGAGTTGAACCCGATGAAGATATACCAAGAGTAACATTACTGTCATTTGAATTACCAAATAACTGAGTAGCAGTAGATAGTCCATTTAGACTTGCAATTCCTGTTCCAGACAACGCCATTGCTTGCCATTCATTTACAGAACCTCCGACAAAAACAAGAACATCTCCGTCTACAGCAGAAACAGAGTTTACATCCAAAATATCATTAATAAATAAACTGTGAGGATTGTTTGTGTCGCTTATGTGTAATTGAGCAACGCTTCTAAAATCAGCTAATTCATCAAGAGCATTATCAACATTTCCTGGATCTCCTGGAGAATCCCAATTTAGACCTGTTACTGGCGTATATGTAACGTCAGAGGCATCAATAGGGCCACTAGCTCCATCTGAAGATTGTTTATTATTAGGTACATAAGGCATAGTTTTGTTCCAAGCGTCTATTTCTTTTCACGCAAATAAACTATTTTTCCTCTACTTGCCTCGGCAGAGAGATATCAACTTGTCATAAATTTGTTGAGGGTTCAAAGGGCGACCCTGCTCGGATGAATTTTGCAAAAGAATTGCTCCTATTCCCGCTACCACAGGAGCCGCAATACTTGTCCCAGACATTTTAATAAATCGATCATCAGTATAAGCGGTATGAAGACTTTGAATCGGCAAATCTATATGAGGAGCACCGTTACTTCCGGCTTTTGGTAGTTTACCTGATATACATCCTACTGACATAACTTCAGGAAATCTTGCAGGATAATCTGAGTCCGCAGTTGATCGACGAGACTGTCCCGCCGCAGCAAACATAGCAATTCCTTCTCGGTATGCTTTCTTTACTACATCGTGCAAAACCGGGTGCCTGTTTTCTGCTCCAAACGACATAACGATTATATCTGCTCTCTTTACTATCGCATAGAGTAGGGCAGCTTGCACAGAGCCGTGAGAGCCTTCTCCGCTATCTCCAATCCCTTTAGCATAGTAGATATCTGCATTAGGGACGATGCCTGTTACATTGGATCCAGTGGCCTTAAGGATACCTCCAACACCTGTTGCATGACCATGCGTATCCAGGGCGGCATTCTTACTTTCTGAAAAATCAATAACATTACCTGGTCGAAACTGTATATTCTTATGTTTCGGGTAGCCAGTATCAATGATACAAATTTTTACGCCAGAACCATCCCCGCTTATACTTTTGAAGCCGAAGTAAGCAGGTGTGTAATTCGCCTTGGTGTTAACTCTAGAAACGGCATATCTAGGGTTTGTCTTATTACATTTAAATGCGCCAGGAGTCATTTTTTATCACGTGATGATGGCCTTTACCAAAAAATTCTATTGACATATTAAACTCATTCGTATCAAGAAACTCGACATGCTTTCTCATAGCTATTCCAGCATGAGCGCAAAATAAATCATCTGTTATTATGTGTTTGACTCTGTTGATTTCATCTACTCTCTTGAGCAGATCATGACGCATAGGAACATGCCAAGGGGCTGAGTAATTCAAAACAAGATTGTTTTTTACAAAAGTTCTCAACCTGGGATCTGTAACTGCTACGCCAGTCTTCTTTTTCTTCATCTTGTTTCGAGGGTAATACGACAAATCATAACCGTCCCCTCTCCATGCCAGTTCGGCAACCCGATAAAGCAATTGAAAATAATGCTTCTTGCTAATTTTTCTACCTGCCAAGATATCGATAACGCTTTCTGCTCCTTGGCTAACTGCTTCGGTAGATGATAGAAATCCAAGCTTCTGTTCAGCGTCAACAGATTTAAGTATATCTCCTGCCTCATCGGTCGGCGTAAGATTTATTGCAAGATCAAATTTTTGATAAAGCTTAGTTTCTCCATCATATAATTCATCTATCCGATTGTTATACTGAAAAATACAACGGCTAACAGGTTTTGTTACCCAACTTAGCTTCATATCATCATGCTGACGATGAAGTCGTCTAATAAGAGAACTCGAAGCAAGAGCTTCCCAAGATTCGCCATATGATATTACAAGTATTTGCATTAGTCCAACTCTATACCTAAATCTTCTATATTACGAAAAACTTCCTGCTCAGATGATTTTATTTGATCCGTTGAAGAAATTGCAATTTCAGGAGCAAAATCATTATCTCCATCCGTACTTCCTTCGGCAATCTTCTCCGCAGCACCCGGTTTTGAATCATTTACTAAAATTCCACTTTGGGCTTTCAGTTTATCAATAGTCTTTCGTCTGTTTTTTACCTCAGCAATAACTATTAATCGTTTAGCATCATCAATAATTTCAACAAAACCAGCCTTCATGTATTGCCTCATTTGCTCGCCTTCCATAATATCGACAGGAATACTACCGAGCGGTCGAAAGTCATCAGCGCCCTTGAGAGTTAGCGGTTTACTATCGTCTCCATGAATAATGATGTCAGACATTTTTGTTGCATGAACATACTTAGCTGTTGAAGCAATCGAGACAGGTTTCGAAGCCATCTCTGTAGGAAATACTCCAGTAGACTGAGAAACTAAAGCGACAACATCATTTCCTAAAACGCTTTCTGCTGATGTAACATAATATACTTCTCTACCTCCTATAGCAGCAGCTATACCATTTATATCTAACATCTGATATTTTGTTACAGATTTGTCGCAAACTGTTACTGATCCTTCTTCTGCATCAATTAGAACAATCATCATTTTTTCTTACTCCTTATCGTCTTCCATATCTCATCGATACGGTCTTTCATTTTCTTTGCTGAAGCCTTAACGCTGTAATTATTTTGCAAATCAGCTTGCAGCAATTTATTTCTTTCAAGTGCTTCATCATAAAAATCAACGGAATCTCTCATCGCCTCGCCAAAATCTTTGCAAAAACCATCCGACTTCAGTGAGGGAAATAATTGTTCATCCCAGTAATGGATATTAGTTGTACCTCGTGGAATCTTTTCGATTCTATCAACATCTACTAATATGGAATTTTCTTCCTTGAGAAACATTGTGTGGCCGCTATGATTTGTAGCTATGCAAGGCAATCCGCAAAGAGATGCTTCGCAATACGGTAAACCAAAACCTTCACCGCGAGAAGGCAGCACAAAAACATTACAAGCCCTATAGACTTTTGGAAGTTCATGTTCAGGTATAACTCTGCTACAGCGAACGATGTGAGCGGGATTATCTCCGCCATATTTTTTGATAGCAGCATCGACTTCTTTTTTGATTTTCTCGCCTCCATTGCCAGAAAATTGATGACGAGCAATCAATAATAAAGATACATCATCATCTCCGCTAAACTCAGTTAGATAGGATTTCAATAAAGCATCCCATCCTTTACGATATTGCCACTGTCCTAGAGAGCAGAACACAAAATTTTTGAGAGAAGGCCTAAATTCATGAGGCTCATGGTCTTCTTTGAACAATTTTGTATTTATACCAGGAGGCATAACTAATACATTGGGACGAACTCCAGCTTTATCTAATATATCTTTGCAAAAATCAGACGTAACCCATATCTCATGATATTGATTGCAGACATCCACAACTTGTTTTCTAATTGACGCCGCTTCAATAGTCGTATAAAGAATTCTATGAGATGTAGAACTACTTACTTCGGAAAAACTAGGAATAATACTATCTATTCTGATAGCATCTCTGCCAAGCCTGTTTTTGAAGTTAGCAAGAGCCCTTACCTCTAGTTCGTTGAGGTCATTTCTTCTTATAGATAAGGGATTTATTTCGACATTGGCACCGAGACTTGCAAGGCCATACGCTAGGTTTCGATTTACCTTAGCATATCCGCCAGCCTCATAGAAATGTCCCTTAATAACTACTTCAGGCGTATCGCTGCTTGGCATTCTTGGTTCCTCTTCTTCAGACTTCTCTGCTGCGTTTAATCGTTCTTTGGTAAAATGAACAAGATTCTTCTCAAGACGGCTATCGCCATAATCTATAACATCAAGTGCTCCAAGAACAACAAGGTTTTGAAACGACTGACTTTTCTTTATTAGCTCAAGATCGATATCATATATTTCTTCTTCATCAAATGAAATGTAATGATCGATGTCTTCAATATAAATTGAATTGGCAGTTGTGTTTTTGAACTTCATATATTCTCTATCGACCACAGTTGCAAAAACCCCTGCCGAAACAGGGGTTGGGATTAGAAAATTGGAATCATTAGAAGATTAAGCTACTATTTGCTCAGTCATCTGTTTTCTTGTCTTTCTTGTCTTTTTCTCGATTGATATCAAAGATTTGAGTAAACGATTTAGGTTCATCATCCTTATCTTTAGTTTTCGATGCATTAATTGGAGGGCGAGGATTTTGCATTATTTGTAATTCATCATCTTCAACATACATATCTCGACTAGGATCGTAATACTTACCTTGTTTTGTGTCATAATAAAGAACATGACCGCTTTGCTGCCGAAATGGACCTTCAAGGCCTTGATTTTCCCTGTTAGGGTACTTCTCTTTATCGATCATATCAAGCGTTCTATGTCCCGCCGTTTTAATTATCCGCATCTTATGCTCCTGCTATTACAGTCTCTACCTGTGTCTCCTCTTCAGCAGCAGCATCATCTGTTCCTTCTTCATCTTCACTCAGGTCATCGACAAAGAACTTGTCTAACCAAGCCATATCAGCTATAGTAACTGTCGAGTCATTTAGTAATGAAATAGGCATGGGTTCAAAGCTTAGATCAATCTTTTCAGAAAGAAGATCCTCAACTTCTTTATAAAAGTTTTGTAGATTCTCGGGTTTAACCTGAATATTCCCGTCCTCTTGAGTTTCTCCATGTTTTGTGTACAACGCATTTCTATGGGTTCGAAGGTCGGCTAGTTCGCTTTGTAGCTGTTTGGCAACTTTTCCAAAACGGAAAGCGTACTTTGCTGGCATGGGAACTTTCACCAAATTATTTAGAGATTCTACTACGCTATTGAGTTCAGCGAGTGTTACTTCGATTTTCATTCTTAACTCCTTTTTGCATACAGGTCTATCGTTCATACGAGACAACTGCTGTAATCTTTCACTATCTTTATCGACTATATGCCATTAAATAAAGAGGGCGGCCCTCGAAAGGACCGCCCTTATAAAGCTTATTAGCTTATGCTATATAAGATTAGCTAGTTTCGGAAACAGTTATCTTAGCGATGGCATAATCATTTATGATTGCAATGCCGACCTCTTCGTAGATAACCCAACCGAGACGAAGCTTCTTAGGATCATCCGCTGGAAGAACCGTAATATCCTGACGGATAGGGAAGGCTCCAACGGTGTCTGGGGAAGCGACAACGAGGATGGTGTTCTGAGGCATACGGGACGAGACATGGATGTCTGCGGTCCAGAGGTGCCCATAAAGACCTGTCGTGAGGATCTCACGAGTGGTGGCTTCATCATAGAAATCCTTACCAAAGGTACGGATATCTGCGTAACGCCAAGCGTTAAGAACAATCTTCGTAGCAACGAGGTCATGCTTCTCGATGTGACGGAAGGCGCTGTTCAACGATGTAGTGCTGAGCGAGCCCATGTCAACAACGATCTGCGAATCGCCAGCCGCGTCGCGAGCGTCAGCAGCAGCAATAAGAGCGTTGAAAATCTGAGTGTCCTCTTCCTTCTGAATCGCTTCCTTAGCCTTGATCTGCGCACGGTCTACAATGTAGAAACGGCGAGCCTTGATTTCGGAAAGACGAATCGTCGGGTTAGCGGCGATTTCCCAGGTTGGGACGAGAATTTCTTCGCCTTCCTGGATCTGGTCGGGGACTGCGCCTCGACGGGAAACAACGTGGGCGATGGCTGCAACATCTCGCTCATATCGAGCAAGCGCGCCCTGGGGAAGCTCGTCAACCATGAGGAGCTTGCGACCAACAGCTTGATACTCAAGACTTCTACGAATGGGCTCGACCATAGCTTGCGCTAGTGCGGTGCGACCTTCATCAGTTTCTAGAGCCTGAGCAATGACAGCTTCTTTCATATCGTCTGTCAAGTTTTTTGTAAAAGACATAATTACTCTCCTTCGAGTATGATCTGTGTTCTGTACCCTTCATTAGGCCAGAAATACAAACCTTAGTTTCTTTTTAACTCTTGCCTTAACTCGGGCTATTAGAGTTCGAGCTTGAATCGAGCGAACGATCCCAAGCTAAGGCTCTGATCAACAGAACCGCTTCCTACGCTAGGAACGCCACTTGGATAGTTCTTCGGACCCTCAAGCAAACGACCAACTACTCTTGATGAGCCAGCATCCTGCTCATCAAGAAGACCTGCAGCATTGCAGAAAAGATTACGACCGACAGTTGCGTTGAATCCAACAGCATACTGATCAGTCCAAAACTCGCCACCGGAGTGGTAAACAGTCATCGTACCGGATCCTGAAGTCTCGTTAAAGAAGTCAGAAACACGGTTGGAAGTCGAACGAGTGACGCCTGCGCCGCTGATCACAAGATCAGACGCATATGGTGTGTACCCTGAAGCGTTTGCCAACGAGTCTCCAGCAATGCCAAGTGCATCGGTAGCGGCTGCTGCGCCGTTTGCGATGGCAACAAAGCCATTGGAGTCAAGTGTAACAAACATACCCATCTTGATTTCGCCGCTGACAGAAATGTCATAATCGGGATCAACTGAGTAGAACGAGGGGACAACGTGGTAAACAGGAATAAGTGCCATAGTTAATTCTCCTAAACTATATTTTAGTGCCTGTGCTTACGAAGTTGCGCATCTTCGCTATCATCTGCGAGGCGATTTCGCTGGTCCAAACTAAACATCTGCTGTAGCTGACTTTGTAGTTCGGTTGCTGGATCGCGCTCGTTGCTAGAAGCATTGATAACGAGTGGGGTTTGCGCACCCTGTGCTACGGTGTTGAGCCCTTTCCTAGTAGCCTCGCTAAAGATACTCTTCTCTAAGTCAGAAATCTGTTCAACCTGGTATCGTTCAAGTTCTGAAGACTTGACGAACAAGTCTTCTGCCTGAATGAGACCAGCCTGCAACATTTTGCCTGCTAGAGTTTGAGCAGCTTTTTTGCGTGCTACAAGGGACTCCTCATCGCCACTAGCGATGACCGTGCCTTTATCTTTCTCCTGTTTCTCAGGAGCAAATCTTTCATTCTTATCATATTTCGGGTTCTGTCCGCCGCCTGCGGGGAACTCGGGATGATGTTCTGGGCTCTTAGGAACGTCGCCAATCGACTCTTCCTCATGACCCATGAAACTTGCGTTGCCTTGTTCAGGAACATCAGGTCCGTCTTCGCCGTCGCGAGGGGTAATAGTCGAGCCCTCTGGCGTATCTGGGTGATCCTTGTTGTCTTGAACTGGTTTGATATCCTCGTCATCTTCGTGCGGTGCTGGGGGAGCAAGCTTCTTCTCTTCAGCAGTACGAACGATTGACTCTACAAGGTTATCAACCATGTCGGATGTAGTTATGCTCTGATGAGCATTGGCCGTAGCCTTTGATGAACCAGCGCCGTCTTCGCCGCCGGTATGCTGATCACCCTTCTCAGCGGTATAGCCTTGATCGGACTCATGCCCCATCTCGCCGCCGCCGTTAGGAACGTCAATAGATTCTTTGCCTATAGTTGCGCCAGTTCCAGCGCAAGGAACATCAGGATCTTCAAGAGCTAGTTTTTCTTCATGCCCCATCTGCGATTTTGCAGTATCAGATGTTGGCTGAATATCAGAATCATCTTGAACATTCTTCTGAACAAGATTACTCTGAGCTTCCTTACTCAAGGTTGAGAACATGCCATCTAGGTCAAGACTAATCTTACCAGTTGGCGTAATACGCCCTCTCTTAAGGTTGTTGCCCAAATCAGAAGCCTCTCGCATGATTAATTCCTCTTCAGAATCCGCTTCTACAGTATTTGAATTTTGCGAAGCATTTTCCTTCTTATTTTCCTGACTTTCTGCAAAGATTGGAGCATCATGCTTCTTATGTTCTCTATGCTTGTCATGATTATGCTCTGTTTCATCGCCGGCGTCCGAGTCGTCATCGATGTTGATCTCGCCGCCAATATCATCAACTGCATCTACTGCAGTATCAAGAACATCGCCAGCCGCATCGCCAAGCTCGTCGCCAAGCTCTCCTCCGAGGTCGCCGCCAAGCTCAATCTCAACTTCGCCGCCGTCGTCGCCGAGACCCATGTCATCGCCAGCCATTGGATCGCCTTCTAGACCCATTTCATCGCCAATAGCGACATCAAGAGCTTGGCTAACCTGTTCTAGAACATCAATAGGAAGTTCAACTGAAACAAATCCAGCCTCGCCCGCAGAGTCATCAAATGGACTTATATCCTCATCAAAAATGCTTCCGTCGTCATCGAAACCATCGTCAAGACCAGTATCAAGACCCCCGTCATCTCCTCCGAATGGATCGTTGCCGTCTTCGGCTCCTACATCCAACTCATCAGAGAACAGATCAACTGCTTGAGCAAATATCTGCTTCATACCTTCGCATACAAGCGAAGAGTCTTCGGCGGAGAAACCTGCTCGAATATGATCTTCAAGGCAATCAATGCATCCGTCTCGCTCGGCCCAAAGACCAGCAACCTTGATAGCAAGGTTATTACTGTAGACGCCAGCATTCTTAAGACTGTTGCAAACGCAATCAGCCAAATTGCTACCGTGACATGGACCGCTGAGAGCAATCGCATCATCGCCAAAGCGACGAGCCAGCTTTTCTCTGCAAGATTCTGTTGGGAACTTGTCTCCAGGACCGAAAGCATAAATTTCTTTGAACGCTTCAGTAACAGACGCACTCTTAGATGCAGTCTTAACTCTCTTGAAGAGACCGTTATCATTCATAGCAAGAATCAGCTTGCCTCGATCCTTACGACTCAGGGCCATAAATTTATTGAGATCAAGGCCATTATTATCTAGTGATTTAGCAAAGAGCTTGCGAACTCTGCTGCAGGATGGACATGGTTCGCTAAAGCGAGGAGCCCATTCCCAACGAGCAAAAACAGCCTTCTTATCATTTTGAGCGCTTCTTACAAGGTATCGCTGACCGCTATCATGGCAAAGGAACTCACTAGCTCCATCATTAGTCTTGCCAACATAACGAGTATCAGTTCCGCCGCTGTAAGGGCTTACGCTACCAAGCTGAATATTTGCTTCGGACATCTTCTTCAAAGCAAATTCAGTCAAACGAGTTTCAGCAGCAACGGGGACGCTCTCTTCAAGGCCTTCGCCTTCAGGTAGAGCAAAGCCTTCGCCTTCTTCTCCAGCTTCGCCGCCGAGCATTTCATCATCCATGCCCATTGGTCCCATATCCTCGCCGCCCTGATCATCATTCAAGCCAGACCATTTTGTTACTTCAAGAGCAACCTTGATGAGGAATTCGGAACCGCAGTTCGAACATTTTGCTTTACCAGAAACGACATCAACGTCATCAGAGGTACAAACGGGGCAATGAGAACCAGGAGGCTTAGGAAGAAGATCTTCATCAAAACCGCCGTCCATACCATCGCCAGGTCCGCCATCATCGAATGATTGAACAGGGCCAGCATCCATACCAGGAGCAGGTGGCAGAGAGGCTCCGCCGCCTCCGCCATCGCCTAAGTCTGTTGGCATCTGACCGCCCATCATCTGTGCTTCTCTAATCATTTGCTGACGATTGCTAGAACGTGCTTCTTTTTCTTCAGAATGAAGAATTGCATCAGTATCTTTGTCATCATCTTTGTCATCATCTTTATCTTTATCTTTATCTTTATCTTTATCGTCAGAATCGTCATCAGATTTACCGAATGGCTTGGCCTTGTTGTCTCCAAAGTTACCAATATTAGCTGCTTTGAAGTTGGAAATTTCTTTTTCAGTAGCGGCCTCTGTGTCCTTTAGAACCGCTTCGAATGTTCCTTGCTCAGGATCAATTTCAATAGAATAAAGAATCGCATCGCTATCTACATGAGTCTGTGCGAAAGTAAAAATCTTCTTAGTGATCTCAGCATGACTAGCTTCCTTCGTAGTTCCGGCCTCTTCAAGAGAACCGCAAACCTTTGTAAGAGCTTCATCGCTGAGGAACTTGTTTAGTGCATTTGAGAAATCGTCATTAACGTTTTCTTGCGATGCTGTCTTTGTCTCAGATTGCTTGATTGCCAAACGAGCACTTCGCTCAGCCCTGGCGAAGGCAGTCTTGTCAGAAACGATACGACGAACCGTATCAAGAAGCTTATCTGCATTCAAATCTGTTATGTTATCAGCCATAGACGAAAGAAGGCCATCAATCTTATCGAAACCGCTAGCTCTTCGCTCAGCAACTCGTTCGAAGTAATTACGACGCGCTCTTTCTGCTGATCTAGCCTCGATCTTACGAGGAGCAGCATTAATAAGAGTTAGACGAGCAGCCTTCATTTGAGAATGAGGATTCGCAGAGATGGCGTTTACTGCGTTAGAAACATCTACTGGCGATAGTCCATAATTAGAGATCGCATTAGAAACAGAAGAGGTTGCTGCCTTAATGAGGGACATAGCATCATCTTGCGATGCGCCCTTCCAACGAGCAGTCTGATCGCCATGCGGCATAGTTGCTCCTTGCTCATCAAGCTGTCCCTGCGTAACAACGCCAGGATATTCCCAACGGTGGTTGTCTCTTAAATTAAGCAATTGAGCCTGTCCAATCTCCTCTGTCCAGTCATCTGGTAGGACAGCATCAACTGTTCGACTCATTTCATCCCATTGCTTCTCGGTAATAACTTCTGGGAAGCTCTTCCAACGAGCAAGATAACCATTGTTAATCTCATCAAGCTGGGCTTGAGTAATAACATCATAGGAACCGCTTCGAGTCTGCGGGCTATCAGTCGTTACATCATTATGACGGTCTGAGCCGCCAAGTTGTTCATTGCCTTCGGTGACTGTTTCATAAAAACCGCCATCCCAACGCTTTGTATATTCAGGAAGGGTAGCTTTGTCAAGCTGCTTCTGAGTAATGACTTCGTTTTGATCTTCAGAAACGCCTGTACCTGCAGCCGTTTTCTGACTCTCATTCTTATTACTGTTACTACCATCTGTTTTCATGGCAAGAATCCTCCGAGCAGCTTCAGCAGGCTGTTCCGCAATTAAAGTTCTCAATTCATTGTCCAAAGCCTCAACAGCAACCATTCTTACTAGTTGATCGCCTTTGAATTCCGCGACGTGCGATTCACCATTCTCGTTTTGAGCAATGATAATTTTACTATCGCCATTTTGAGCCGAATAAGTTTCGTCTGACTTGAACACGGATTCTCTCCTGGAAGCTAAATGTTGACGATCGGTGTCTACGCCGCTATGTAATCGGCATAGATCTTCCTTCATTTTCTCTGCAACCTTTAGAAATTCCTTCTCAGAATTTGAAAAAGTCGGCTTTGTTACTGTTGCAATGCCATCTCCTGCAGGAGAAGTTGATATGCCGCTAGGCATTCCGCCTCCCATTTGCTGCTGTCCACCCTGCATTGCGTTTGGATCTGAAACCTGTTCTGCTCCGCCTTCTGTAGGGGAAGCTTGAGCATCGTTTCCGAAAATTACTTCTGCATCTGGCGGCGATTGGAGTTGAGCGTATCCCATCTCAACAAGTTCATCGGTTGTTCCCTGAAGGGAGGCCATTTGTTCAACAATATCAGAAACGTACTCCATCGATACCATTTGTTTTTGAGCCATCATTGATCGAGTAACGCCTTCCATGAGGGTCATAGCCTCATTTAGAGCGTTTACTTCTTTCAAACCTGAACTCTTCTCAATCTTCCCGCTAGAAATGGCATCAGTAATAACTGAAGCTGCCTTACGAAGTTTTTCTATACTTTCGCTTGATGTTTTCTCAATAGCAGGTACATTTAAAACTTCGCATACAAGACAATTATGACAAGCAGGGTTTACTACAAAGCTATCTTCAATAAATTTGATATCATAGTTCCACTCGAATGTCTGCGCCTCTTTATGCTCAATATCATTAGACTCGCCCTGCTTGCATCTACAAACGGGACAATTTTCGCTAGGAGTGCCAGAACTCTTATGAAAATTGCACTTATGAGAGCCGCTAAACTTCTTTCCCTTACGTTCTTTGATATGACTGCAGAACTCGTCAGCTACCGAAGCCTTGTTATGACAGACCGAACAAACCGAGTAGCCGACCTGAGCGCCCATCGAAGTTCCAATGATATAACCTTCTTCAATACCTCTGGCTAATTGAGGATATGCATCTCTATCAACCATATTGATAACATAGATACCCTGCTCGTCATCGTCCCACCATGAATGAGCGACCTTGCCTCTAGCTTTTTCAATATCATCATTCTGATGATTTACGAAAACAGGAACGCCAATAAACGTTTCAGCAGCCTTTTTTAGTTCTTTAGCAGAAAAGGCATCGCCGTTATCATTAACTTCAGCAGCCTTGATAGCGAATGCCTTAACAAACAAATGATCCGGATGCTCATCAACTGCCGCTTCAAGATCGAAGCCGCCTAAATCAGTATCGATACTTTTATTAAGTCCTGCAGTTTTAAGATACTGCCATCCACCGTCCTTGGGGACGTGCAAGACTTCGGCCCTCATAGAACCAGATGCTCTTTTTGTAAAAGCCATAGATATTACTCCGCGCGCACAAACGCTGTTATTACAAGTTTACTATAAATACCTGAAAATCCTTCTTTTTTTATCAATTGATACGACGAAGCATGCTTCTAAGAGCGTCTGATGATGTTCTATCAAAATTACCAACACCTTGTTGAGGCTGATTTGTTATCGGCGCAGGCGGTTGCAAAGCTACAGGAGGAAGCTGTACTTGCGGTTCCGCTTTTTGAGGTTGAGTCATTTGACCAGAAGGCATTTGAGATGATTGTTGTAATGCAAGCTCTGCTTGTCTCATTGATTCTGCTGTAGAACTTAGAACAGAACTATTGCCAGGAACATTGGAATCGACATAGTTGCCCATAACATATTCAACAGCTTCTTGAGGAGTGCTGAATGTTCGGCTTCTATCGCTCTTTCCTTGAACCCTTGTCCAAGGATTCATCTTATCCTGCATGTTGGGTCTAATTTCATTTGCTAAAACAGTCCATTGAACATCTCTTGTTACATCAACTGTATCTGTTTCTGAAAGTTCTTCGCCAGGAGAAGTTAAGTGAGTGGCAAATCCAGGCAAGCTAGTTGTCATTCCTTCACCCTGGTTATTGGGATTTGAGAAGACAGGCCCTATCATAATAATCTTAAAGCCTTCATACGGAGCGTGCATGCTTCCTCCATACTTGTCGTCATGAGACTGGTCAGCATGGTCTCTTAGGGATCTAAGTGCCTGAAAACCTATAGGACCGTCAGTGGTTTCGAGATGCTGTTGCAACTCATCGGTCATTCGCCACTGACCCTCTCGAATGCTATCAACTGGTTCGCCTTTTTGAGGCTTAACAAGAAATGGCTGCCCAATTTGAGCAGGATTGACAATACTTGTTACCTGTTGTTCGCTAAGATAAATATTTTCGTCAGTGGTAACATTTGTAGCATAGATACCGCCTTCAGTATCAAAGTCTAATCTGTAAGCAGTTTCGTTTGCAACCGCATTATTATAGATTTCAAGACGACGTTGCTGTTCTTCGACCATCTGCGGATTATTTCTATCAGAACGACGAAGATTAATTCTACGAGCAGACTCTATTCTTCCTTGCGGTCCTTCTGGCATAGAAACTAAAGAAGCGCCCATTCGTAAGTTGTCTACAAAAAACTTCTCCATATTAGAAGAAGCTTGTCCTCTAAGAACAGGCTCCATACCTTGCTCTGCATCCAAAAATAAGCCATATCCATTTGCGGTCTGACTAATAGCGAGATTTCCCCAAGGCATTTTTAGCTGATCTGCTTTTCCTCGCTGTCCCTTCGATCGAATAGGAACGATCGATTCGGGACTCATCTTGCCAGCGTCGGTAATTTGACCAGGGAATAACTCATTATAAGCATGGGCATTATAAGAAATCCAAAAAGGCGTACCGATTGATTTGTCTGTACCGTTAGGAATCATACGAACATGATTGTTTTGAACAAATTCAACTGTATCCGCCAACTCTGGCGGTAGCGATTCTGTAACATGAGATGCAGCGATGGAATCTTGAGCATAAATAGCAAAGATCATTCCTCGAAACTTCGTAAGAACTTCATTGGTTTTAGGATTCATACGAAACTGCGAAAAGTTTTCTTTGAATCCAGACATCATGTTTTCTATAGTGCCAGCAGCTTCAGGAGGAAGACTACCTTCGCCCTGAAATTGTCCGGGAGTAAAACGATGCCAGCGAAGACCTTCTCGGCTACCGTAATCAACCTCACCGGGATTGAGAGCCATGTCCGCTGATCTCATTAGGCCAGCGTTTTTACTAAGTCTTTGTATTAGTTGTTTCATTTCTCTCATAATTATGCCTTAACGTGCTTTGGAATATCAACATTTACTAATTGCTCTTTGGTATACTGTTGCTGCCCTTTGGGGAAAATTATTGCCCACTTATCATTAGCATGAGCCAACGCAGCTTTCATATTCGGAAAATACTCGCCATAGGGACTGTAAGATTTCTTTTTACCGCGCTCTACTTCGGGCGGTAACTTCTTTACCCCTGCAAAAAACATCTTACCAACATCTTTTTGTATAGAAGGACCAACAACGACATAGTAATCAGAGTTAGTTGTTACATCATGTCCTTCCCAACGGTAATAAGCGCCAGGACCAACCTGCTGATCAAATCTCTTCTTCAAAGGAGCAGAACGCTCTTCATATCTTTCTTCCCACTTGATACCTCTCTCCTTGATAGGAGTTCTTCCGCCATGACGTGCGACTTTGGTTAGATCAAAAATGCGTTCCATTTAGCCCTCTTTGATATTATCAACTATTTTGGGAATAGAGATAGATGTAAATCCGTTTGCAATATCGTTTGCTGATGTTTCGTTACAATCGTATACAATTTTTGTCTTGACATTTCCTTGAACCGAAGCTGTCTTCATTTTTTTAGAATGCTTAACGATGTCTTGAATATTCTGAATCAAAACGCTTTCAACCTGATCAATGTTTTCATTCAATGCCGATTCAGAGAATCTAAGAACAGACCATCCCATATGAGCAAGGGTCATATCTCGTTCTTGGTCACTTTTCTTATCCTCATCCTCAGAATGCCATTTTTCTCCATCTGCTTCAATATCTAAACGAAGTTCTGGAATAGCAAAATCCATAACATACGGTTGCTGAGATCCTGGTTTGAACTGCTTAAATTGAGCATAAGTGGGATACGGAAGCCTCATAGACTTTATCATTCTCCACAATTTAGCTTCTGGGCCAGTTAATTGAACCGTTACAGATTGCATAGCTGCCATCTCTTTATCAGATGGTCCTTCCGCAGCCTTCGGAGCCTTGCCCTTCTTATAAACTTTGCCAGGAGCCTCTGGTTCTGCTCCTGCTGCCGCTCCCATACCGCCGCCCATCGGTGCTCCGCCTGGCATAGCTGCCCCAGGAGGGGCTCCCATTCCGCCTCCCATTGGGTCTGCTCCCCCCATGCCTCCGCCCATCGGATCACCCATACCACCAGCGGCTCCTCCGCCAGGCGCACCCATGCCGCCCATACCTCCAGGTGCTCCGCCCATGCCGCCAGCCATTGGGTCGCCGCCGCCCATCAACTGTCCATCCTGCATAGCCATAGCTTGTTCTTCTCTAATTCTTTCTATCTCTTGGTCATAGTTAAGATCAAACTGCTCAAGCAAAGTACGATCAGAAATTTTTCCGTTCTGATTCAACTGAATATACATCTGCTGCAAGTTCGTATTGTCTCGCAGTCGCATATCCTCCCATTTCAGTCGAGGATACAGATATACAACTTCTCCGCTTTCTTTTGTCTCAGATTCATCTATAAAGCCCTGCATTTGAGCAATAGGCAAAAAGATTCTCTTCTCAACCCATTCCTTTAGCTCGCTACGCCAGGTTTCAAGACGAACAATAAGCGACTCAGCGCCAATCTGGCCGCTGGCATAGCTTGTACCTTCACCATTCAAAAGCGCCTGGTTGAGCATAAGGCCGTCAAGGATTTCCTTGCCGATATACTCAAGTTCAGCATTGATGTTATGGATTTTACCAGTATTCCCTTGAACAGTAATGCGACCGTTACGGCGGGTTATGATCCACTTGTTAGGAACTTTTACGCAATAAACTTTACCATTATATTCTCCGCGAGAAATATGTTGTTTGCGAACTTCAAACGGAGTTTCTTTGCTATGCTCTGACCAATAAATTCTATAAAGGTCTCTGCATCTGTCATTCTTCGCTTTTTCAATCGAAGTCGAAGAGAAATAGCCAAGCTTCAACGCTAATTCTGAAAAAGCATCAGACAAACTATTCGAAGTTGTTGTGTATTTGTATCTAGGATGCAAAGTATCTTGTCTAACATAACCGTCGCCAGCCATCATTGCATTATAAACAATCTGCAATTTATTTTTAGGTAAATCCCTAATCCATCTAGGAATCTTTTTCTCATTAGACCTTGATCCAAATTCTTCTGCCAAATATCGAGCTATTTTAACATTATTAATTGTAAAATTACAGAATGTATCATTATATCTGTTGTCTTCTGTTTCTGAAAAATTA